GCGGTCAGGTCCCGCGCGGGGTGGGCCCGGACGGGTTGTCCGGGCGGGTGGCGAGCCCGGCCGCCACGAACAGGTCCCCGAGGTCGAAGGTGCCCTCGGGGGCTTCCGGCGCGGACGGGGTGAAGCGACGCTCGCCGCGCAAGATGCTGTCCTTGTCGATCTGGAGCAGGGTGACGAACACGTCCGCCACGATGTGCCCGCCGACCGGGCCCAGCGTCTTGCCGTCGGTGGTGCGGCTGGCCTCGGCGAGGACGTAGTACCAGAGCGGGGTGCCGTTATCGAACGGTGCGGCCAGGCCCAGCTGATCCGGGGTGATCGGGTCGACGCCCATGGCGGTCGAGACGTCTTGCCCGTCGGCGAGGTTGTAGAACTTCGCGCGCACCATGTTCCGGAACGCCAACACGTTGCTGCCGGTGGCTTCGGCGCCGGGGATGGGCAGCACGAACAGGCTGCTGGAGATCAGGGTGTCCATCTTGCGGGACTTGTTGACGTGCACAACGTTCTCCGGGCGCTCCAGCTCGGAAACGAAGTTTCCCCAGTCGATCTGCCGCCCGGCGGGCAACGCCCGGCCGCCGCGCAGGTCCGGCAGGGTCGCGGAAAACACCTGGATCTTGCCGGTGGTGTTGGTGAGCTCGTAAGCCCTGCGAACCATGGAGTGGCCGAAGCGGTACGCCGCGACGCTGAACTCGACCGGGGTCATGGGCGCGTTGGGGTTGCCGGGCTGGTAGAAGTGCTGGAACCGGCCGGACAGGGCCTTGGCGGCGAGGTCCTCGCCCACGAAGTGCGGCAGGATCTCCTTGGTCACCAGCCACTGGTAGAGGTCGAGCACGCGGCGCTGCGCGTCCGCGAACGACAGCCCCCGGTCGATCTCCTTGTTGTGCAGCAGCAGGAACGACGTGTGAATCTGCGAGATCACCTCGTTCTCGTCGTTGCGGGGCTCGACGAGGATCGCGGATCCGTCCGGGTTGCGGGGCAGGTCGACGACGCCGTTGGCGTTGGGGTTCTGCACGCGGAAATGCTGCCCGTCGGCTTCGTAGAGCTGGGGGGACACGTCCGGCCCGCCGCCGTACACGCTGTCCAGGTCGAACCGGAAGGTGCGCCCGTTGGTCAGGGTGGTCGGGTCGACGGGGCCGGTCGGCGGCGGGGAGCTGTCGGACGTCAGGTCGTGATCGATGAACTGCCCGAAGTACGTGTACACCGACGTCATCTCGGGGTCTTGGTTGTTCTCGCTGTCGGCGTTCGGGTCGAGCTGGGTCTGCGCGAGGTCGGCCAGGTCCTGGTTGGACGGGGAGGTGAACCCGGGTAGCTCCGGAAACATGAACCCGAAGTGCGAGCTGCGGGCATCGTCTTGGCGTTGGTCGGGGGCGGCGCCTGCGGAGGTGGGGGCGGCCACGGCGAGGGACAGAGCCGCAAGGAGTACGGCGACTGTAGACAGTGCGCGACGCATCGGCACAGCCTCCGCGTGTAAAGCGCAGGTATGGGGAGGCGCGCCGCAGCAACCCCCACATTGCCCCGTGCGCGCCCGGCGCGCATAATAGGCGGCATGTATCGGACCAGCCCTTGCCCCCACTGCGGGGTCATCCCCGACGAGACCCCCGATCCGCTCGCGCAGGTCGAGAAGTGCCTGCGTGACCGCGTCGCCGAAATCATCCGAGACGAGGGGCGGACGGCATGAGCGTCGTCACCACCCGGCTATGGGCGACACCGATCCCGGACGGCGACGCGAACGGCCCCGCCGAGCCGGGCATGGTGCCGGTGGAGCTGCCGCCCCGCTACGACATGTTCGTGCAGGCGAGCTTCCGGTTCATCCGGGCGTGCCGCAGCGGCGCGGAAGGTGAGCGGGCCGCGTGCTATCTGGAGATGGAGGCCGCGGCCCGGCAGCTGGAGCGGACCGGAGAGGCAGCGTGGTCCCGATGAGCGCCCGGGGTGGGATCAGCGCCCGCACGCTGCGCATCGCGTGGTGGATCGTGCTCGCGCTGACCGTGGTGCTGTTGGTGTCCGCGTTCGGGCTCGCCCTCACGCAGTGGCACGGGTTCATGTACACCGGGCCGTGGTCGATGGCGCTGCTGTTCCTGGCGCTGCCCATCGCGGTGATCCTGACCGGGGTGCGGGGGGTGCAGGTGTCGGCGCGGCAACGGGCGGCCAAGCGTGAGGCGGAGCAGCTGCGGGCGCGCGCCGACGCCGCCATGGACCCGCAGATCGCGGAGATGCGGCAGGACTACCGGCCGCCGCGGTGGACCCGGAGGCCCCGATGAACGACCAGACCGATCACCCGAATCTGGTGCCGGATGGCGAGTACCTCGAACACGTCGGACAGTTCCGGCAGAGCCACGTCGACGCCGTCCAGGCCCCGGTGATGCTGACCGCCACGTTCACCGTCACGATCGCCGTCGAGCGCGACAAGTGGGCAGCCGCGAACGACCGCGACTGCCCATCCGCCGACGACTTCTGGGCCTATCTCGGCGACGGGTCGGATCTGGCCGAAGCCCTCCGCGACGACATGGGCAGCCTGCGCGACGCCGACGGCACCGTGACGATGACCCCGCAGGCGCGCAGCGTGGCCCGGGACGTCACGGACGCGGAGCCGCCGGTCGGCAGCACGTTCTACCAAGGCGACCGGCTGGTGTGGGCGCGCCGCGACGACGGCTGGCACTGCGCCCGCCCGATCGGTGCGTGCCGCAACTGCCCGTGCGGCTGGGACGAGGTGCGCGACATCGGCGGCATCCAGCGGCCGGACGTCGAGCTGCGGTGGCCGACGTGATGGACCTGCACACCGCCGTCTGGATCATCCGAGCCGCCGCCGGGGTCGGCATCACCGTCATCTGGTTCCTGAGCTGGCGCGGCTCCCGGAACGGCCGCTGATGGCCGAGCCGAACCCGGAGCCGCTGGTGTTCCTGCCGTGGTGCGACCGCTGCGAGCGGCCGATCGCGCGGGTGTCCGTCGATGACGCGCTGGGCCCGCACCCGTGGCAGGAGGCGGCGGCGTGGTGCTATCTGGCGCAGCTCGAACACGACCGCGCCGAACACCCGGAGGTGACCTGATGGGCTACTCGTGGGCGACCGGCGCCGCCCCCGACGGCCAGTGGCGGTGGCCGGTCGGCACGGCCACCGTGCCGATCCCGGTGGCCGCGGTGCAGGTGTACGCGCAGGCCATCGGTGATCACGCCGAAACGCTCGTCACCCACGACGACGGCTGCGCGGTGTGCGCCGAAGCCGCCGCGCATCTGCGCGCCATCGCGTCCGACATGGACTCCTGGACTCGATGATGAAGGATGCGCGCCCGGACGGTATCTTGGGCACCATGACCACGATCGCCGCCGATGAGGCACCCGTCGCCGATTCACCCGAGCCCGATCTCGACGCGGGCAAGGTGCGGTGCGAGTGCGGGGCGATCGTCGAGCCGACCAAGAAGGGTGGGCACCGGCCCCGCCCGCACCTGAACCCGAACACCCGCGTCAAGTGCCGCATCCAGCACCCCGCGGAAACCCTGTGCAAGCGGTGCGGGGGCAAGCCCCACGAACCGCAGCTCACCCCCGCGGGCAAGGTGTGCCGCAGCGCGATGTTCCACCCCGAGACGTGGATGGCGGAGGTCAACGGGCGCCGGGTGCGGGTCGGCAACGCGGCGGCGGCCGGGGAGCTGGCGGGCAACATCTCCGGCGAGTACTTCGGCTACATCCGCCGCCGCTATCCCGGCCGCAGCGACTCCCCGTCGCGGGCCCCGTTCCCCGCCGGCTACGACCTGCAACGCCGGTGCAGCTTCTGGATCCTGGACGAGGTGCGCAAGTTCGAGCGCGGACGCCCCGGCAAGAACCGGCCCGAGTGACCCCGGAGCCGCCGCGCAACGTCAGGCTGCACATTCGCGGCGAGACCGTGCCGGTGGAATTGCGCTATGACGGGCTGCGCTGGGATCCGCAGGCCGCGACGATGCTGCACCAGTGGACCGCGGTGACCCGCTACCGGCTGCCCGACGAGGCCACCGACATGCAGCTGTCCGCGGACGAGATCCCCGCCCTCACCACGATCAACATCGAGTTTCTCGAGTAGCCTCCGGTCGGTCCCCCGGGACGCCGGGTGCGCAGCGGGACCGGACGCTCGCGTCAGTGCACCGAACCGGCCGTGATGACCGTGCCCCGTCCCGGGCGGGCCGCCACCGCTTCGGCGAGCAGCGTGGCGAACCGGCCGGGGATGTCACGGGGCGCCCACCACGACGCCGGGAACGGTGCGTGCATGCCGGTCGGCTCCAGCACCTCCAGGTCTGGGGACACGTCCGTGCAGGCCCGCATCATCACCTCGATCAGCTGCGGCTGCGGCTGCCACATCGACCACGGCGCCCGCACCAGCACCCACCACTCCCGGTACAGGTCCATGCCGGGCACGCACGGATGCGCGACGCGCAGCGACCACAGCCGCGGCAGGTACAGCTCTTCGGGCGGGCCGAAGTAGCTCGCCGGGCGGGGCGGGTTGGGCAGCCACACGCCGCGGCGGGAGGACCAGTCGTCGACGTCGATGGCCTGCCCGGTGCGGGCGCCGCCGACCAGCAGCCGCCACGTCATGGCCGCTCCGCGTGTTCGGCGTAGTCGAGGTGTTCGACCCCGGCGATCACCATCTCGCCGCAGAATCGGCAGTGGTACTGGCCCAGCGGCACCCCGACGAGCTGCTGCGGCTCCCACGGCCACGGGCACCGCTCGCCCTCCATGGTGAGCGGCGCGGTGATCGTCAGGTCGGCGCGCAGATCGATGTCGAGCGCGTCCGCGGGGGCGATGTCCTGCCAGCGGCGCGGCGCGGTCACGGCACCTGCGCGAGCGGGGAGACGGAGATGGTGCCGCCCATGACCCCGCCGTGGCCGCCGTCGCGGGTGGCCTCGGCGATGGCGCGGGCGTGCTGGGCGCCCAGGGTTTCGGCGCAGTCCACGCACAGCTGCCCGGTGGCGGTGACCGGTCCGGCGACGGTGAACGACACCATCGCGCGGGGGCGCTCACCGGCGGTGTGGCGGGGGCCGTCGCACCACGCGCGGCCTTGCGGGTCGATCACGGCAGCTCCAGGAGTTGTGGGTCGTCGGGGGCCGGGCGGGGGGTGCGGTGCCGCACGGGCGGGCGGAACCCGTCCCACTGGCCGGGCTGCGGCCGGGCCGGGCGCATGATGATCTCGCAGCCGGTTTCCTCGCCGGGGCGGGCGAACCGCTTGGAGGTGTCCGGGGTGCCCAGGTAGCCGACCACATACCGATCATCCTTGATCACCCCGGCGGTCTTCAGCGCGTCCTCCACCGCGCGCACCAGATGGGACAGGTCGCCGATGCGGTTGTTGGTCGGCCAGTCCCCGGTGCGGGTGGCCTGCCACACCGGCATGAGGAACCGGCAGCCCAGGTCGAACGGCCCGCCGTACGGATCGGTCGTCCACGCCTTTCGGGCGGCGGCGTCGACGGTGGCCCGCCATTTCTTGAGCGCCACGTTCGACGATTCCCGCAGCACGATTCGCACCAACCGCCGGTTCGGGCCTTTCCCTGCGTAGATCGGGAGTGGTTCTTTGGAGCCCTGCGGGGCGGGAATCCCGGGCACCCACAGCCGCCATTGCCAGGACAGGATCGAGGTGTCGGCGAGGTCGGCGCCGGTCACCGGGGTCAGCGCGAGCGCGTCCAGGTCCAGCGGCAGCTGTGCGGTCACGCCCGGCTCCGGCGCGGGGCGGCGGCCTTGCGGGCGGCGGGCTTGCGGGCGAGCTTGCCCGACCACTGCTCCGCGTGCGGGCAGGACAGCCGGTGGTGCTGGTAGAGCTGCCAGCCCGCGGACTGGTAGGCGCCCCGGGCGCTCTTGGTGCCGATCACGTGCGCGATCAGGCCCTTGACGTCGTCGTGGACGAGCAGCACGTTGCCGGTGGTTACCGGCGGGTAGTCCACCGGCAGGTGGGCGCGCTCCGTCTTCCCCCACACGATCAACATCTTGCAGAAGTTGCACCGTTTCTTGTTCGTTTCCACAAACCGGTTCGTGCGGTCGGAATGCGGATTACCGGTTTCCTGAACGGTTTCTGTCATTGCTTCACGTCCCTTTTCGTGGTGGGTTTTCCGTGCTCCCGGGAGGATATGTCGGAGTCGCTTGTGGACGTGTCCGGGGAGGTCTGTTCCGGCGACGCCGACGAGCTGTGCGTGTCCGGCGACGCCGACGAGCTGTGCGTGTCCGGCGGCGGCGGCGGGTCGGCGTGGCTGCTCGCGGTGTGCGGGGTGGTGTCCGGGTGATCCGGGGCGGGCGGGTCCACCGGTGCCGCCGCGACCACGGCCGGGTGCGGCGCCGCCGCCGGGGCCGGGGCAACCGCCGGGGCGACCGGGCCCGGGACGGTGGCCGGCCGCGGCGGCAGCGAGGACTCGATCGGGGTCACGTACACGCTGGCCAGCACGGCGAGCGAGTCGACCACCCCCGGAGCCAGCGACATCATCGGGGTATCCGCTGCCGCCGCGGCCGGGGGCGGGTCGGGGGTGGACGGCTGCGCCGGGTGCCGGCGGGACGTGCGCGTGGCCGTCGAGCTCGACGGCGGCGGGGTCGTCGAGCTGCTCGGCACGAGCACCCGCACCCGCGGCCCGGCAGGCTCCGGGCCCGCCGCGGCGATCACCGGCAGCGGCGGGCCGGGCCGCTGCGCGAGCAGCCCGGCGATCAGCAGCACCGTCAGCACGGCCAGCGCGATCCCGGTCCCGGCCAACACCGGCCCGACCTGCCGCTTCCGCCGGTGGCGGCCCCGGTAGCGGCGGCGGCTCACTGCGCGGCGGCTCACCGTTTGACGGGCCAGCCGCGGCGCGCCCGGTCCTCGTCGGTCATCTCCGGGCCGCGCCACATCCCCTCCCGCCAGAACATGATCCGTTTGCCGCCGCGGGTGATCGTGACCGGGTTCCGGCAGCTGCCATGCTCGCGCGGGCCGACCATCGAGCGGTGGTCGTCGAACAGCCGGGCCGCGGCGAACGTGCGGTGACACGCCGAGCAGTGCGCCGCCGCCAGCCCCGTCCACGACGCCCCACACCCGCCACACGTGAAGTTCAGCACTGCACCAGCGTCCCCCCGCATCGCGTTTGGCGCGCACGGTGAGCCCGTAGAGCGACGAACGCGTGTTGGGCGAGGGGTAGTGCCCGCCGTTTCGGTTGCGGCGGTCTCAGGCGGTTTCAGGGCTTGATTCACTTCCGTAACCTCGCGATCTCGGGACGGCGCCGGGCCAGGATGTACTCACGCTTGTCGGCGAGGCCGGTGAACGTCGCTGGACCCGTCGCGAAGCTCCGGCACCGCTCGCACACGGCGACGAGGTTGCCGTCCGCGTCGGAGCCGCCGCCCCGAAACGGCACCACCGGATCGACCCCGACGGCGGGGAACTCGCAGTAAGCGCACGTGTAGTGATCCCGCAGCAGCACCCGGAACACCTGGCTCGTGGTGAGCCGCGGCTTGGTCACGCCGCCGCCTTCGCCGCTCGCGCCAGATGCGCCTTGATCAGCAGCAGCAGCACCGCCGGGCTGTCCGCCAGCCGGTCGGCCAGCATGAGCGCGGCCTCATCCAGCGCCCCGCAGCGGGCCACCACCTCGCACAGCGGGTCCCGCAGCAGCGACGCGGGCTCCGCCAGCTGCGGACTGGCCAGCGCCGCCCGCTCGGCCTGCGTGGTCGCGGTCATGATCCGTCCCTCATCTCGATCGGGCCCGGGACCTGCGGCAAGACCAGCGTCGCGCCCGCCACGGGCTCGGAGTGCGCCAGCTTCTCGAACTCGGCGTCCCGGGTGGCAGCGCCGTCCAGGTGCCCCCGCCGGTAGCCGTGCGCGTAGCCGGAGTGAAACCCCTCCTCGAACAGCCCGACCAGCTCCAGCCGGCGCGCACCGTCGACGATCTCCAACGTCGCCATCAGCGACCGCAGGTAGCTGGCCAGGTCGTCGGGCAGGTAGCGGGGCGGCTCGTCGAACAGCGGCGCCCCGCCCGCGCTGTCCCCGTTCACCGGGTATCCCCCAGCCACGCCTGCGCCGCGGACCCGTCGGCCAGCTTCGCGTCCGCGACCACCCGCTCCGCCACGTGCACCGCGTGCGCCACCACCGGCGACCAGCGCAACGCCTCGGCCATGTCCCGCTCGACCACCGGGTCGGGGATGCCCCACCGGCCCGGGTTCGGGATCTCGCCCAGCGACTCGGCCACCGCGTCGAACAGGTCAGCCAACACCGCCCACCCCCGGGTCCGGGCCTGCGCCGCCGCCGTGCGCAGCAGCTCCGCGCTCGCCGTCCCCGGCTGCGGCCGGTGCTTCCGCTCCCACTCCGTGCTCACCATGATCGTCAGCTCCTTCGGTCGTGCCCTCGTGGTGGGTATGCGCGCCCGACTGTACGACTGCCCCCCGACGTTCCTGCGGCGGGTGGGTGCACACCAGGTCCGGCGCGTCCCGGCGCATGCCCCCCTCGTCGCACTCGGAGCAGGCGTCGACGGCCGACCAGTCGATGCCGCGGTAGTCGCCCCGGGCCTGCTTGGACAGCACCGTCTCCAGGGTTTCGCCCGGCTCGAACACCGCCGCATCGATCGACATCCGGGCCACCTGCCCCTGCACGAACGCCGCCATCGCGGTGCGCCGCTGCTCCACGGTCGCCTCGTCCACGACCGGCCGCTCCGCCTCCAGCTCCGCCCACGCCCGCGGCTGCTGCCGGTTGGCCCGGATGACCTCGTCCACGCTGCCGGGCAAGATCTGGATCCGCCGGGTGTCCGAGCGGCCCCACCGCCCGGCCAGCTGCACCACCGCCTGCACGGCCTCCGCGTGCCGCCATCGGTTCGTGGTCGCGACGCCCATCCACATCGCGAAGTCGGCATCGGCGCGCGGTTCCCCGTCGGCCGCCGACACCATCGCGCACAGTTCCTTGATCGCCTTCGGCGACCACGGCACAAACGGTTCAGTCATTTCCGGGTCCCAGCTGTCGTGGTGGAGTTGCCGTGCCGCGCAATGATGCACCCGGCAGATACGCAGCGAGCCCCGGCCCGTCATCCGGGCCGACATGCGACAGCGTCGCTTTTACGGCGCGCCCAGCCCGGGAATCCGGCGTGCCCCGGTTGGCCAGATTGAAAACGAATGTGGCCAATGCCCGCGGCCCGTAGCCCTTGTCGACGCATTCCGCCAGTCCGGCCGCGATGGCGTCCTCGGGGATGGCGTCTTTGAGCAACGTGCTCACCTCGACCCGCCACTGGTCGCGGACCTTGCCGGTGGGCGGCACCGGCCAGTCGGCGGTCAGCCGGTCGACGAGCGCCGTGGCACCGGCGTGCAGCCACGGCTGGTTGAGCAGCCGGTTGGCCTTGCGCGCCTCGCTGCGGGCCATGGCGATCACTTGCGCGTCTTCGGGGTCGACGCTGCCGCAGCCCGGAGGGAACAGCGGGGGCACGTCGATGATCGTTTCTTCTCGCGCGTCTTGAGAGATAACCCCGCTGGTACAGCTACCTAACTGCCCTTCTGTACCACCAACTACGTAGTTCTTATGTTCACCCAAGGCTTGGGGCAAGCCTTGCCCCAAGCCTTGCGGTAAGAACGGAGTAGCCGCAGCCGCCGTCCGGCGTACACCGGGTGCATCGCCAGGGGGTGCGCCGACGGTACGGCCGTTCGGCGGAGGTGTAACGGACTGCGGGCCGTCCGGCTGCCCGCCGAACGCCTCAGCGTCGAGGGTCAGCTGGCCGATGTCCGGGTTGTCGATGAAGGGTCCGTTCGGCCCTTCACCGCGGAGCATGGCCATCGTCTCGACGTACACCAGCCACGGCCGCCGCTGCCCGTTGCGGGCCGGACGCAACCGCTGTATGTGATCTTGCGGGAGGCGGTGCAGCTCCCGCAGCAGCGCCGCCCGGACCCCCGGACCGCGGGCGCTGTGGCACGCCAGACACGCCGCCTTGAGCATGTTGTTGTTGCGCCACACCTCGCGCGTCCGCATGAACGAGCGGTACAGCACCTCCTCGGATTCCTCATCCACCACCCAGAACCGGGTATCGACCAGGAGTTTCCGCGCGGACTGTATCTCGTCAATATCAAGATACGCGGCGAGCCCCGCCCACCGCGATTCCCGCAGCGGCAGCAGGCCACATTTCGTGATTTCGTGTTGTGACAGCCCGGACTGGTATAGCCATTGCGCTGTTACTGACAGCGCCCGCCATTCCGGGTCTTCCCAGATGCGCGCCGTAATCTGCGCCTGCGCACCGTCCATCACCGGACCCGCGTGGCGTCGTGGACGGATGCACGTGCATTGCTGCTAACCTGTCGCCAGGACATGGAGATCGTCCTCTCCGACGGCCACCCCGGCTCCCAACCCAGGGGTGGCCGTCGTTTATGGTTTACCAAGCAATAACTCAGCCAGTACGCCCGTGGAGTCCCCCTCGGCTACTCCCCGGCTGGTACACGTGAGGCTGATGATGCTTGTGGTGCGTGTGTGAGGTATGCCCACCCGTTACGAGTAGGCATCCTGGACCCGAACGTGTGGTGTTGGGAACCTCCACTACGCGGTCGGGCGCGCCGATGCCGTGAGCGGTACAGCCCATCGGGGGACGGCCTCCTCAATCTGCCTGCGCGGCCCGCCGTTGCGGATCGTCGCCGTCGCCATCGCCGAGGGTGCGGATCTCGCCGTCCTCGACCGCGAACAGCATCCCGGCCGTCTCCTGCCGGGTGTGCAGGGTGCCGTTCTTGCCCGTGTACAGCACGTGGCCGCGGTCCTCCGGGTAGCGGTGCGCCACCTTCTCGTTCACCAGCACCGTCCCGGACCCGCCGTCGGGGTCCGGGCAGACTTCGAGGGTCAGCGTCACGGTGCCCTTCGGGCCCTTCACGTTGCCGTTGTCGTCGGTGTAGCTCATGTCGACCACGTGATCGACGACGACGCCCAGCTTCTCCGCGGCCTCCCGCAGCGTCTTGCCGCTGCGCAGCCCGACCAGCATCACAGCCAGCGCCTTGCCCTCCGGGGTCAGCCGCTCCCAGTCCCGCTCGCGGATCTCCTCGATGTCAGCCATCGGTGCCCTCCTTCTCGGTGGTGCTCTTGCGGCTCCGGCGTGCGCTCGGGGCCTTGGTCTTCTCGTGCTCGCGGCGGGCCGCGGTGACCCGGTCCCACACCGGGTGGTCCGGGTCCGGCCGGTGCTCCAGCAGCAGGCTGCACATCTGCGCCTCGTCGCCGTCGGCGCGCCACTGGTTGAGCAGCCGCATGGCGTGCGTCAGCTGCTCGGCGGAGATGTCGTCGAGCGACCCCGGGAGCGCGTGGTCCGCGTCGTCGAAGTCCCACCCGTTCAGCGCGCACACCAGCACGATCACGGCCTCGACATCGGAGATCCCGCACGGCTTCATCGTCGCGAACAGGGCCCGGATCATCGCCTGCCGGTTGCCCGCGGCGGGCTCGTCGGCGGGCGGCATCGGCGGCTGCTCGTCGGGCTCCGGGTCGGCGGCGGGCGGGCGCTCGTCGGCGGGCGGCTCCGACTTGCGCACGTCGATCGTCTCCCGCTCCGGCTCCGGCTCCGCGGCGGCGGCCTCGGACTCGACGATGTCCCCGTCCAGCACCGTGTCCCCCAGCCGGTCACCGGTAGCCGCGGCGTCCCGGTTGTTCGGGGACACGTCGAGCCGGGCGGTGCCGTCGGCGAACGTGGCCAGCTCCAGATCCGCCGACATCGGCACGAACCGCGCGATCGTCAGCCACTCGGTCTTCCAGGCCATCTCCTCGAAGTTGTCCCGCCACGGCCCGGTGATGATCGGCCGCCCGTCGTCGTGGTACTTCGGCTTGGGCTTGCCGGACGACCAGTCGAACTCGCGGGACATGGCGTAGCGGTCCCGGTGCAGCTCCATCTCCGGCTGGCTGCGGAAGTGGAAGATCTGCCCGCCGGGCTGGCCGGGCTGCCGCGCGTTCAGGTTGACCACGCAGTAGTAGCCGATCGGCTCGCCCCGGTCCGCGGTCATCGCCGGGCGGTGCAGCAGCCGCTCTTCGGTGCCGTATTCGATGGCGTACTCATCGGCGGCGTAGATCGTGCGGGAGCGGATGTCGCGCAGCGCGGCGGCGTTGTAGGCCAGCTTGGTGTAGCCCTTGTACCCGATGATCAGCGTGGCCATCTGCTCGCGCCGCTTGTCGTTCCACATCGGGATCAGCCAGCCGTGCCCGAGCACCCCGATCCGCAGCCCGAGCTGCGCCATCGTCATGAGCCCGCCGAGCACCGACGCCCGGTTGCACAGCGCCAGCTTGGGGTTGCGGCGGATCTCGGTGGTGGCGTCGCGGACCAGCTGCTCGGCGGCCTCCCCGCGGATCGGGCCCATCGCCTTGGCGAACTCGGTCTGCATCTTCCGCACGGCCTCGATCAACGCCTTGTCGTCGGGCTGGCGGGCGACCTCGCGTCCGTTGCCCGCCGCCGGATCGTCTCCGCGGCCGCGACGGGCGCTGTGCACCCGATCGGCCAGGTCCCTAGCCATCAGTGGTTCTCCTTCGTGGTCTTCAGGGTCTTGATCAGTAGCCGCCGGGCGCGGTACGCGGTGTACAGGTCGGGGTGCGCCTCGGCGAACGCGTCGGCGTCGAGCACCTCGACCTTGCGCAGGAACGGGGCGGTCTCGTCCGGGTGCTCGGCGAGCAGCTCGGCGGTCCGCAGCGGGCCGTTCTGCCGCCAGGTCGCGATGGTGCGGCCCTGGTCGTCGATCAGTTCGGTGAAGTCGCCGAGCTGGTCGCGGGCGACGTTCTTGCCCTCCCGGCCGCCGTCGACGTAGGTCTTGGCCGCACGCTCCTGCGCCCAGGCGGACAGGATGAAAGCGGCGGCGTCCGGGTCGGCCACCGCGGTCGGGCCGTGCGCGGCGTGCAGGTGCCGCCGGGTCAGGAATTCCTCACAGGCCAGCCCGCCGTCCGGCGGCGGCGGCGTGTCGGTGAGCACGTGGTCATACCAGAACTCGCGGGTCAGCTCGACGATGTCTTCGATCAGCCCGTCATCGCGGGCCACGTACCGGTCGGCGGACCACTGCCCGCCGATGCAGCAGCGCACGTGCATGCCGTCCAGGCCGAGCACCGCCATCATGGTTTGGCATTGGAGCTCGGCATGGTCGGGCATCTGCCCGCCCGCCCACTGCTCGGCCAGCCACATCGAGCAGGTCTTGCCTTCGTAGCCCTCGATCGGGCCCTCGCCGTCGGAGGCGGGCCAGCGCCCGGCCGGGCGCTGGATCAGCCCGTCCGGGTTCACCACCAGCCACGGCCACCGCACCGACCGGAACGTGCCCGGCTTGACGATGGTCAGCCCGTGCTTGGCCGCGTACAGGTCCCGCACCACCGGCTCGAACGCAACCCCGTATTCGGCGCCCTGCCACGTCGTGTACGCGTCGTCGTCGTCCCAGGCGGTCAGGTCGTCCGACACCCGGCCGGTCTTGATCTCCCAGGTTTCCATGGCGGCCTTGCGGCGGTGCAGCCCGAGCAGCGCGGAGATGTCCGACGAGCCGATGCCGGTCAGCCGCCAGGCCCGCCACAGCTCGGGGTCGGCGTCGTCGAGCCCGGGAGGCAACACCTCCAGGGCGTCGTCGGGGGACACGCCGGGGTGCTCGCGTGGCCAGCCGTCCGGGTAGTCCCAGCCGGTCGGCGCGGCCCAGTAGTCCGGGCCGATGTCCATCGTTGTGATCATGGGTCCTCCCTCGTGGTGGGTTGCGATCCGCGCTGCGAACGATCCCGCGACACACCGACAAACCGGGGGAGACACACCACGCGCACAGCTCCGACAGAGGGACACGCACGTGCAGGCGTGCGTGCGTGCGGTACCGTGGCGTCGCCCATTCAGGGACTCCTTTCCGAAGGTGTTTCGCCGTTGTGGGTGGTCTTCACTTCGTGGTGGGGCCGGGTCGGGACGGGCCCCCGGGGCCCGTCCCACCCTCTGCGTTCGCATTCGTGCACGAGTACCGTACCCCCGCCATGCGCGCCCGGCGCGCGGCGATACGGTGACATCCATGGACGACACCACCACGACGAACGACCGTTCCCCTGCCCCGCTGCCCGTGCTGCAACTGGCCGTAGCGGGCTGGCCCACCCGGGCGGGTTGGATAGTCACACCGGCCGGGCTGGAGGCGCTGGCCACCGATCCGGCCGGTGACCTCACTCGCGAACCCGAAGACGGCCCGCCGCCGCCCTGCACGATGTCCCCCATGGATGACCCAGACCTGGCCTCCGCGTTCGTGCGCGTCGATCTGCTGCTCGACGAGTGCCTGCTGACCCTGCACCGCTCCGGCTACCAGATCAGCCACGCCAACGACGAGCTGATCGACCGGCTGCGGCCGGCCACCGCCCGGGTGCAGCGCCGGGTCGCGCTCGCCGACGAGATCCGGCAGGCCGCCGACGCCGATGCGGAGGCGGGATCGTGACCGACCGGGACACCACCTTGGCCGCGTGGCGGCGGCACGTCCCCGACGTCCGCGGCGACGAGATGGACGCGCTGCTGCCGCTGATCGTCGAACGCTCCGCGCTGCTGCCGCTGGCCATCGACGCCTACCGGGTGGGGTACGCCGCCGCGCTCGCCGAACTCGAAGACAACGCGATCACCGCCTCGGCGATCGGCGCCGACGAAGACCCCGAGCTGCCGACCGTGCTGGAGGTCGGGGTGCGGTTCAACAAGGAGAACCGCGGCTACGTCACGCTGACCGTGGACGGGCACCTGTTCATCTCGGTGGCCGGGTGGGACACCGACGAGGCCGCGGAGGTGGCGCGGCAGCACACCGAAGAGACGCTGCGCGGGCTGCTCGGGTTGGCCGCCGCCGACCCGTCCGACGCCGCCATCCGGGACCGCGCCGACCAGGTCATCGCCGGGCTGTCGCAGCAGTCCCCACTGGACGCGCCCATGCTGGAGACGCTGCGGCTCGGGGTGAACATCGCGCTCGCCGAACGGTTCAACCTGCGGGCCGGGCGCGCGCTGCGGGCCGCGCCGTGGCCACCGCCGGAGGTGGACCCGGTACGGGCAGGCGTGGACGACATCCTCGCCAACCCGGTCGCGTCCGACCCGGCGGCCGGGTTCGAGTCGGAGATCGCGGAATGAGCGCCACCCACCGCTGCCCCGGCGGGTGCGGGCGGCAGGTCCCGGACCGCATGTTCGCCTGCCGTCCGCACTGGTACCAGCTACCCAAGAAGGTGCGCGACGACATCTGGGCGACCGTCGGGCTGCCGCTGTCCGACACGGACCGGCGGGAGGCAATCGGCGCCGCGATCGCCGTCTACGGTGACGCTGCACCGCCGGAGTGGCGTGGCTACCCGGCCGTGTCCGAGTGAGCAGCGGGGGGTGAGCGATGCGCCCGTGCGATCCGGACGCCCCGCCCTGCCGGTGCGGCTGCGACGCCGTGACGCACGTGCACTACCGGCCCGGCACCGACTGCGGGCACTGCGGGAACCGGGAGTGCGAGGTGTACCGGCCGCACGACGCGTCGCCGTGGCGGGAGCCGCCGACCACGCCGATCGAGGACGTGTGGCAGATCGAGGGTTGGGTGGCCTACGGCAGCCCGTTACCTGACGTGCGCCCCGGCTGAGCGGATGGCGGGACGGCACCGCAGGCCCCCGCCGCATCGCTGGTGGCATCGCTGGCGGCGGGGGGTGCGGGAGCGGCAGTGGTTGCGGCCGCTGCCCCCGCTGCCGCCCGGCTACCGGGCCCGCGCCGCCCACACCTACACCCAAGCGACCCGGGGACCGTGGGGCCGGTCCCGGCGCACCCGGGCCCGCTACAACCTGACCGCCGTGGCCGCGTTGCTGTTGCTCGCTGGCGCGCTCTGGCTGGGCTGGTGGGCGCTGCACTAGCCCGTCACCCCGGCCGCGGCCCGGACGGCGCCGGGGCGTCAACGCCGTCTTGACACCCGGGGGGCGGGGCGGGACCTACCGAGACGACCGGCCCGCCGGGCGGCGCGCCGGGGGGTGGGCGATTTGCCGCGTCGTCGGGCCGGTCACTTGCCAGGGCCACAAAGGGGGAGGTAAGCGGCCCGTCGCGGACGGTACCGCACTAGTCGGATCCGGGTCGGCAACTCGCGCAAGGACGCAGCCCCGCGCCCAGCGCCTCCGCGTAGGTGGCGAACTCCCGGTCCCGGCGGATCCGCGGATGGAAGCCGTGGAACACCCGGGAGCGGTTCGCCGCGAAGTACGGCGCCGCGGGTGGGGTGGGCGGCACCAGAAAGAAGTCCCGCATGATCACCGACTCGCCGGTCTGCTTGAGCAGATTCTCGAGGTCGCCGTCGCGGATGAACGCGCACCCGGTGGACAGGCCCAGCTGCGGCACCCCGACCCCCCATTTACCCCAGGACTGCACCATCCAGCAGCCGCGCCCGAACTGCGGATGGTTCCGCACCCGCGCGGCCAGCACGTAGAAGTGGCCGCCCGCGTCGTCGCCGACGCACCGCAGCAGCCCCTCCGGGGACGGGTCGAACATGCCGTCCCGCCAGGTGGTGCCCAGGCACACCGGGCCGATGTTGGTCAGCGCGTCCACGGTGTCGGTCAGGCCGCGGTTCCACACGTAGCCGGTGATGAGCCGGTCGGCTTTGGCGGCGCGCATGGTCGCGGCCACGGTGGCGCCGCCGCCGGAGAAGAACCGGCCCGCCGCGTTGTCGGTGGCCACGTTCCGCAGGTACCGGTCGTGCGCGTAGTCGGCGGTGATGCCTGCGACCTGGATCGGGCCCAACGCGAGCTCGTGCGCGGACCCGAACCCGGTGCACTCCGGGGTGTTGCCCTGGTCCAACGGCCGTGTCAGGTAGGACGGCATCGGCCAATACCGGTCGATGTCGCGCAGTTCGCGGCGCGCCAGCAGTGGCCGGGCCAAGTTCTCCTCCCGCAGGTTGCGCTCGTCGTGGCCGTCGAACACCCGGCCCAGCCCGGCGCGGCGTGGGCTGGTCACCCGGCCATCCTCCGGCCCTCGATGAACTCCAACGTGCTCGCCATCGGCGGCGGGGCCTCATCGACCACCGGCAACCCGGCGGTGTCTGACTCCGGCTCGTAGTCGGCGTCCGGGTCGGCGTCCGGGTGGTCGGGATCCGGTTCGCCCTCTTCGTAGAAGTCGTACGGCCATTCTCTGGTGTCCACGTTCCGCTCCGTTCGGTTGCCGGTGACCCTGTTGCCCGCCGCATCGACCGGGGCCGTGATCTGCGTGCGCAGAAACAACCCCGTCCCGAGGCTCACGAGCGACACGATCGCCGTCTGCTGTTCTGCGTCCAGGCCCCACCCGAACCACGCCGCCAACGCCAGCACCGCCGTGGCCAACCCGACGATCGCCGGGGCCAACCGGTCCGACGCCGACAGCGCCGCCACGACCACCCCGGCCAGCGCCGCCGCGACGGCGTTGACCACCGACTGCCCCTCCGCGGAGAACCCACCCCAGATGAGCAGCCCGGTCTGCACCGCAGGCGCCAACAGCGTCGCCACCAGCAGCGCGGGCTCCCGCAGCGGGTTGAGCGTGGGGCGCTGCGCGGGCTCAGATGGGGCGGTCACCGGGGGCCTCGTGGGCGCCGCGCGGCCCGGTCTGGGTGGGCACCAGCTGCCCGTGCAGCTCGAACCCGGCCGCCGCGACCGCCTCCCGCAGCACCTCCGCGACCGCCTGCGGGTCGAGCGCGGCGCCGCCGCCCACGTTGTGCAGCAGCGCGCCGAGCGCGGCCACCTCCGCGCGCAACGCCTGCACCTGCCTGCCCAGGTCCTCGACGCGCACGTTGTTGCGCCGCCAGTAGTCGACCGGGGTCAGCCGCTCGGGGTGCCCACCCGCGGTGGTGCCGCCTGCGAACGCCTCCCATCCCCACCCGGCCGGGCCGCCTTGACCGTCGCCGGTGACCAGCTGGAAGTACAGATTGCGGATCTTGTCGCGTAGCTCGATCTGCTCCGCGTCCGGCAGCGCCATGAACAATCCCTCCTCGCGCGGCACCACGCCGCCGCCCCCGCCGCCGACCAGATCGGCGAACTCCTGTCGACTGCCGCGGAACGCGTTGCAGTCGCATTTCTGCCCCGCGATCACCGCGGCGTCGCTGAACTGCAACAGCGCGGGCGCCATCCCCCCGTACGCGTCCCAGTAGTTCGCGGGCACCTGCGCGTACAGCGCCCGCGGCGTCCCGGAGGCCGTGGACGCGTACCGCGCCTTCCACAGCGGCGGCAGCCCGGCCAGCGACGGCTGCCCGATCTCCCGCCAGTAGAACGGCGGGATATAGCTGAGCACCACGCGCAGCCCGGCCCGCTGGAACGCCGCCAGCACCGCCCGGAATTGGTTGATGTTGCCGCCGCCGCGTTCGTGGTCGAGCGCGACCGGCACCCGGTTGTCCCCGATCCATCCCGCGCAGTTCGCGGCCTGCGCGGTCGGATCATCGGTGGTGATGTAGTGGTAGCCGGCGGTGATCAGCCCGGCGGCGCGGGCACCGTCGCGGTTCCGCGGCCACAGCGGATCCTGCAACGACCGACCCTGGCTGATCTTCGCGATGAGGAAGTCGTGGCCCTCGCTGCGTATGCGCTTGTGGTCGATGCTGCCCTGGTACCGCGACACATCCGGCCCAAAGATCACTCGGCTCCCCCCTCCCCGTCGGCGCCAGTTTCGCCGATCTCGACCGGCGGATCGGGGATGGGCGCGCCGTGGGCGCGAAGGTTCGCCATCAAGGCGTCCACCTGCGCGGCCAGCGCGGCGATCTGCTCCCGGCAGCGGGCCTCGTCTTCGGCGCGGTCCCGCCGCAACGTCTGGACGTCGGTGCGCCACGCCTCGATCTGGTTGTCGCGCGCGGTGAGCTGCATCTGCATCTGCTCGGTTTCGGCGGCCCGGGTCGCGGCCAGCCGGTGGGCGCGCGCCGACGCCCACGCCCCGACGAGCCCGAACACGGCGGTGATGACGACCCCGAGGAAGGTGATCCATCCGGCGAGGTTCACGACGGTCGCCGCGGTTCTTCCCACCCGGACACGATCACCAGGATCAGCGCGAGCGCGGTGTACACCACGACCGGTCCCCACACGTCGAACGGCCGGGTGGCGAACGAGTACACGGCCGCCTCGAACGCCCATCCGGCGGTCAGCCCCACCTCGACGGCGTACTGCGGCCAGTCGGTGCGCCGCCGCGATACCCCGGTGAGCACGAACACCCCGGCGACGATCCACACCACGCCCCACACGTGCAGCGGGACGCCGCCGAGCTGCCCGACCGATGCGGGCCACCACGACAGCTCCGGCGCTGCGGTGGGGCGGAGCAGCGCGATCCCGTAGACGATGTCGGCGACCCCGGCGGTGAGCAGCACCGTGCCGCGCCGCCCGATCCGGTCCGGGACGAGCATCGCGACACGACCGATCGCGGCCCCCCACCGCGTCATGTATCCCCCCGAGCTGTCAGGTCTTCAGCAGCCGCCCGCTGTGAACGACACGTGCACGTGATCGAGGTGATTCGCCGTGGGGGAGCCCCGGTCGGCCATCGGCGACCAGCCGCCGCCGAGGTTGATCCGCTGCTGCCAGATCACATACGAGACGTGCAGCTCGGCGCGGTGCGCGAGCACGTACGCGGCCAGCGCATCCCCCAGCGGCCGGTTGGTGCGCACCATGAAGTCCAACGCCAGCCCGGCCGGATGATCCGAACCGGCTGTGCCCCGCGCGGCCCGGCCGAGCACATTGGATTCCGCGATGCCGAACCGGGCCATCAGGTCCCGCCCGGCCGACGACACCTGCGGCTGCGTCCCGGCCAGCGCCGCCGCCCCGCACCGCACCGAGATCAGCGGCGCGGGCGGCGGCAGCGGCACGGCGCGCGGGATCAGCTTCGGCACCACGAGCGGTTTCACGGCCGGGCGCGGCGTGGGAGACGGCTTGCGGGCCAGGGTCGGGCCAGGGTGGACGGCGGTTGCGGCCGCAGGCCGGGGGTGCGGGGTGGGCGTGGGCGTGGGCTTGGCGACGGTCTTCGGGGCGGGCTTGGCGACCGTCTTCGGCGCGGCGGGGGTGGGCTGCGCGTGCCGGTGCTGCCGGTAGTGGTGACGGGTGTGGTGGCGGTGCACCGCCCGGGTCCGGGTGTGATGCGCCGCCGTCGCCCGGGTCGTCGTGCGTGTCGCCGGACGCTTGGCCGGACGCTTGGCCGGCTGCGTGTAGGCCACCGGCCGGATCGTCGCCGACGCGGTGACCAGCTTCGCGGCGGCCTCCCCGGTCCACCGCCCGGACGGGGACGGATGCTCCGCGGACAACACCAGCCGCGGCGCCGACCGGGGCGCCGGGGCGGGATCCGGGGGTGTCATGGTGTCCGGGCCCGGCCCCCACAGCCGGTCCCACACCCCGGCCGCGACGCACATGGTGAGCACCGCGGCCAACACCAGCGCCCCGCACAGGATCCGGCGCCACCGCCGGGCCCGGCAGTCCGCCAGCCACACGCGCAGCTGGCGGCGCCACCGCGTCATCGGCGTCGGCGCTCGATGCCTGCCGTGCCGCTGCCGCGGCGGCTTCCGCGGCGTCCCCACCTTCGGTGACTCGTACAGGACATCGATCATGTCCGTCTCCTCGGCCCCTGGTCACCCCCGCTCGGGACGGTAACCGCGGACCGGGCCAACCTCGGGGAGCCGCGCCCTAGTCGTCCAAATCGGGCAGGCCACCGGCCACAGTGGCCGGTTTCCGGTCCTCCAGTTCGGCCAACCGGGCAGTCAGCTCGTTGACGCGCTGCTGCGCACCCACGGCCGCCGTGCGCCACTTGGCGGCCTCCAGGTTCACCGTGGCGAGCTGCTGGGCGTGCAGGTCGGTCAGATAGGCCAACATCTGCTGCACATCCACCGGCAGCTGGTCGGGGCTGCTCCCGTTCGCGGCGGTCACTGCACACCGGTGAGCAGCTGCGCGAACGTGCCGAAGTCGTACGCGGTCGCCACCGTGTCCTTGCCGTGGTAGATGTCGCCGAGCAGGGCCAGGTCCGCGAACGCGCTCTTGAGCTGGGCCACTTCGGTGGGCGTGTAGTTGTACGGGGCGGCGGTCAGGTCGGCGTCCGGCATGGTGTCGAGGAACGCCTTGAAGCGGTCGATCTCGTCGAACATGTTCCGCACGGTCACCGCCAACATGCCCGCCCGCTGGTCGATGTCGACCCGGTTCCGTGGTAGTCCAGCAGCCACAGGAGTCTCCTTTAGACGATCTTCTTGCGTTGCCCGGTGGGGAACACCGCGAACACCTCGCCGCCGAACTCGTAGATCAGCGCCCCGGTGGTCGGCGGCGGCGGCGGCAGCGTCGTGGAGATCACCGGCAACGGGGAGGCGTCCCGCCGGTCGAACTCGTCCCACACGTCGCCCTGCCCTTGCCACAGCAGGGTCACGGTGGCGTCCACGTTGACGCCGAGCACATCCACCCCCGGCCGAACGTCGTGCACGGTCTGCACGACCTGATCCGGCATCTCCTCGGCGATCAGGCCGAGCTGCCGCGGCGCCGGGCGCGGCCCGCGCAGATGGATGACGTTGTCCGGGTCGTACTCCGAAGACGACGGGTCGGCCTCGACGTCCGGGGCGGTGACGTCGCCCTCGTCGAGGTAGGTCTTCTCGAACCGCTTCGCACGGGCGTTGCGGGTGTGCTGGCGCATGTCCAGGTCGGCGGCCGGGTCGATGTTGCGCTTCACCACGGCCGAGGACGGCTTGACCAGGTCGCCCTCATAGAGCACCGACCACAGGAACATGTCACGGCGCTGCGTCTGCGTGTTGCCGATGATGTAGATGCGGGAGTTGAGCCCGCTGCTCGGGGACGACGCGAAGGTCATCCCGATGTCCCGGTTGGAGCAGAACAGGTGCGGCTCGTTGGCGTTGGAGTCGTCGAACTGGAGCAGGTTGTTCGCGTCCACGCTCGGCCCGTTGGTGGCCGACATCCCGATGTGCGCGCTGCTGGACACGTTGCGGTCGGCGAACAGGTCCACCGCGCCGCCCCGACAGCGGGTGTTGGTCGGGTTGGCGAAGATATCGGTCTGAATAGTATTCAGGTCCGGGGTGGCGTAGATCAGCGACGCGTAGTTCTCGCGGGCGACCACGATGCCGCGCTTGCTGGCCTGGCTCGGGTCCACCGCGGCGTACATCTCGATCCCGGCCCCGTTCGTGGACGTGATCGAGTCGATGCAGGCGAACGCCGTGCCCGAGTCCGGGTAGAACCGGATCCGGTCCGGCTCGCCGCCGCCGTAGTTCAGCACGATCCGGGACCCGGCGAACGCCGTCGACAGTGACCCGGTCGCGGTGAACGCCCCGCTGTCGGCGCGCAGCCAGAACGTCTGCGTCGCCCCGTCGGAGCGGAACCCCTGGAGACCCTGCGTCGGGTGGATCTCCACCCGGGCCCCGGACAGCGTCCCGGCGATCATCCGCGACGCCAACACCAGGTTGGCCTCCAGCTTGTCGGCGGTGACGCACCCGGCGGCCAGCGCCCCCGCGGTGACGGAGTTGGCCTGCAACGCGTCCGCGGCGATCGCGAGCGCCCCGATGGTGCGCGCGTCCAGGGTGTCGGTGGCGATGTTGCCGCCCTGGATGGTCTGCGCGGCGATGTTCCCGGCCTGCACCGCCCCGGCCGCGAGCTGCGGGGTGCTGATCGCCCCGTCGGCGACCTTCGTGCCGTCGATGGCGGCGACCGCGACCTTGGCCGCCGTCACGGCCTGATCGGCCAGCGCGGTCGCGTCGATGATGCCCGCCAACACGGCCTGCGCCACCACCTGCTGCGGCGACGCCGGACCGGCGTACAGCGAGGCGGTCGCGGTGGCCCGGAACCCGGTCCCGACGTTCTCCGGCTTCTCGGTGATGTTCGTCGCGATGAGCACCGCGTAATACGCACCCGACGACGACAGCGGCCCGACCGGCACCGTCCCGGCCTCGCGCAGCACCCCGTAATAGTTCGACGGCCCCGGCACGAAACTCGAGGTCGTGCCCAGGTACACCTCGACGTTGCGGAAGTTGACCGGGCGGGTGGCGGTGGCGAAGTCCCCGTTCCAGCCGACGTAGATCCCGGCCGGGAACGGGGTCAGGTACGGCGCGGCGGGCGCCGGGGGCGGGCTGCCGTTCTGGTAGGTGATGCCGGTGGTGCCGTCGCCCTGCACCCCGATGATCCCGGTCAGCACCCCATCGGCGTCCCGGATGGCCATCGAGCCCTGGATCGTCGAGGTGCCCAGCTGGGCGGTGCGCAGCTGGTCGTAGAGCGCGTTGATGTCGCCGTCCATGCGGGCCAGCTGCTGGGCCAACCGGCGCTCGGACGGGGAGGGCAGCACCCGGGTATAGGTGAGCGCGGACGTCATCCCGGTGGGTGCACTCATGGCCGCAGGCTAGGTCGGGCCCGGCTGGAAACCGGGTTGCCACGCCTCACCGCGTGTTGCCCGGGACCCGCGGCCACGGCGGCTTGGGCTGCTTGCTGCGGGCATCCCAGGCCACCGCCCAGCCCTCCGCGAGCAGCCACGACTGCACGGTGCGCCCGTCGGGCAGGAACACCAGCCCGTCGATGCGGCCCCCGAACTTGTCCCAGCCGGTCGAGTCGATGTGCACCATCAGCTGCACCGGCAGCAGCTCCGCCAACGCGTCCCGGGCCTCTTTGCCGCCGGGTTCGGACAGCTCCCGGCAGGCGATCCCGGCCAGCCGCACCAACCGGCCCCGGGTCCAGATGTCCTGCCCGAAATCGATGTCCACTTTGATCGTGTCGCCGTCGTGCACGTCCACGACGAAACACCGCGGATACGACCACACGGTGCCCCGCGTGGGAGCGCGGGCGGGCCGGTCCGGGAGGTGGCGCGGGAGGTGTTCGCGGCCGCCGCCGCCGGACTCGAATCGAGGACTGGTCATCGGCCTACTTCCCGAACCCGGCCCGGCGGGTCAGGGTCAGCACCGCGATCCCCGCCTCCGGCTGATACTCGATCTGCGTGATGCGGTGCCACTGGGCAAACACCCCGATGTAGGGCAGCCGCACCCGCGGCAGGATCTCGTCGCCCACCCGGAACGTGCCCCACGGGCTGTTCGGGTGCCGCACGTTCACCGCGATCTGCTCCAGTTCCTCGATCGCGGCCAGCCGCGCGGCGACCTCCGTGGCGGCCCGGCTGACGGCGGCCTTCGCGGTCATCAACGTCTTGTCGGTGACCACCGTCGGCATCCGCAGCCGGTCGGCCACGGTGGTCCCGGAGTAGCCGATGATCGAGTCGGGGCCTTCCCCGGCGCCCTTGACGTAGGCGCTGTCGCAGTAGGCGTCGTCGGGTTCCTCGAACGCGCCGACCTCGGTGATGTTCTCGCCCATGGTCAGGTTCAGGCTCAGCCGGTCCCCGATCTGCGGGGACTGGCAGCGGATCCGGTGCCACACGATGTTCTTGACCGTGGGGTCGCTGTAGCCGCACTCCTCGACGTAGTCGAACGGGCAGTCGTTGCCCAGCTGGTCGATGATCCGCCCGATCGCGGGCAGCTCGTCGGCCTTGATGAAGAACGGGCCTTCGGCGTTGAAGATGTCGGTCATGGCGACGTCCTGCGCCGCCTTCACGATCTTGTCCAGGAACGCCTCTTGCAGGGCGCGGCCCTGACCGAGCCCGCCTTGGGCGAGGAACGCGTCCATCAGCTCTTGGTGGTACTGGTCGACCTCCGGCGGGTCGGCGGTCCACGACCAGTCCCCGTTGATCGGGTCGGTGCCCTTCAACCGTGCGGAGATGAGCTGCGCCGCCTTGGGTTTGCCGGTCAGCTGCGGGGCGGTGGTCGGGAACGTGGGCGGCAGCCCGATCAGCACCCCGGACGCCCCGGCCACGGTCACCCCGAGGTCTCCGCGCGGGAATCCCTGGATGTGCTCCCACAGCTTGCGCACCACATCGATCGGGTCGACGTTGACCCCGGCGTAGGACGGCCCCACGAACGGGATCCGGCCCGCGTACGAGCTCACCCCGGCCGCGGTGACCGTCATCGACCCGTCGGCTTCGGTCTGACCGGGCAGCAGGATCCCGGAGGCGCACACGTCGCCGCCTTCCTCGACGTGAATCCACGTCCCCCACGGCGGCAGCGCCACCAGCAGCTCCGACAGCTCCCGGTTCTCCGGATCGATCGTCCCGGTGATCATGTTGGGGCCCGAAAGCCGGTAGCTGATTTTCAGGTCGGCGACCGGCAGCTCCCGGTGCACCCACGTCTTGGAGATGATCGTCTGCGCCATGACGCGCACCCCGGCCGACACGATGATCGGCGGCACGCCGCGCAGCGACGGCCCGGAGTGGGTGCCCGCGAACCCGACGGTCAGCCCGGGGAAGGTGACCGCCACCCCGAACGGGGTGGTCGCCATCGAGTAGGCCGACGTCTTGCCGACCGCGACACCGAACGTGACCGGGGATAACGGGATCACATGGGCCGGGGTGGTGCCCGGCCCGGTCCCGGTCTGCACCCCGACCGCGAGCGGGGTGCCGAGAGTGATCCGCCGGGCGAAGTCCGGCGCGAGCTGCGCCACCCCGACGTACACCGTGTCCAGGCCGACGATGATGTTGTGCTGGACGGTCTTCGCGCCGCCCGGTGCGCCCCGGACCGCCCCGGCGCCGGTCTTGAGCTTCGCCGCCGACGTGACCTGTTTGGGGCCGCCCGGTGCGCCGCTCCCCGCCGACCCACCCGACTTGCTGGTGATCACCGCAGCGGGCGCCGGGTTGATCATCAGGGAGATCGTGTTGTACGGGCGCGACGTCGAGAGCGTGGCGGTGCGGGTGCCGGTGGCCCCGGATGCGCTCAACGTCTGGTAGCACAGCAGCGCACACACCCAGTCGTAGGCGTCCTGCCCGGCTTCGGTCATCGCCGACGGCTTGGTGTAGCTGCGTTGGGTGCCGTTGGTGTCGGCGGTGAATGCGCACACCAGCATCGCGGTGGCCACCCCGGCGGCGATCGACGGCGCGGGATGCGAGGACGTCGAGCTGCCGGTGGCGGTGGTGATCGCGGCGAACGTGATCGGGTTGACCGGGTCGTACGTGCCGACCTTGATCGCCATCAGCACGACGACGTGATCGGAGTTGGCGGTGTCCTGGAACGTGAACGTGGACGCGGCGGCATCCGCCGCGGAAGCGATCTTCGACCAGAGCTTGACCCAGGTCTTCCGCGGGGAGACGTTCGACCCGTTCATCGAGGTGAGCTGCGCGAACCCGGACGGCGCGTTCATCCCGACCAAGGTCTGCGCATCCCCGTCGCAGGCTTGCAGCGCGAACAGGTAGTCGCCCGCGACCAGCCCGACCGGCTTGGCGATCGTCAGCGCGGTCTGCGCGTAGCCGACGGCCCCGATCGAGCTGGAGCGGAACACCGGCGTCGACGCGGCCTGCGATGTGACGGTCGACTTCGCGCCGCCGCACGCGCCCCGGCCCGCGCTGCCGCCGGTCTTGGACACGCCCGGCGCCATGTCCTGCAACAGCTCCAGGACCGTGACCGTGGCGATGGCGTCGCCGGTGCCGCCGTCGGGGACCTCCGACTTGTTGTAGCAGGGGGCCTTGAGGTAGCAGGCGGTGCCGTCGGAGTAGGTGGCGGCGGGCTTGTCGTACTGCGGGACGCCGGGCAGGTTCGCCACGGTGCCGACCGCCGCCCAGATCTTGCACCGGCCGCCGCCGACATAGATCCGATAGGTGATCTGCGTGGTGGCCGTCAGGTTGGTCAGCAGGTCCATCAGACCCGGACCGTTCTCGAACAGCCGCAGCCGCGGGGACGGGTTGTCGAAGTCCACCGTCAGGTAGATGGGCGGGGTGCCGCTGGCCCCGTGGATCTGCCCGACGATCATCACCTTGGAGTCGGTGATCGACGTCGGGTCGAACACGCCGGTGACGGTGAGCTGCCGCGGCGTGGAGGTGGCGAACGACCAGGCGGCCCGCGCCCCCTGGTACCACTCGCGCAGCTCGGAGCGGGTGGCGAGCGACCCGGAGGTGTGGGAGCCCTGCACCGGGGCGGTGGCCACGAGCCGGTTGGACGTGTCCAGGTACCAGTAGCGGCTTGCGTAGGTGGGCAGCTGGGCGGGCAGGATCTCGTCGGCGTCGGCGAGCGGGCCGGTGGGCACCGTGAGCGACCAGACGTTGGCCAGGTTGAACACGGTGCCGGGCGCGGTATAGCCGACCGATGCCTTGGCGCCGCCGCAGGCGCCGCGGGGTGCTCCGGCGCCGGTCTTGGTGTACGTGGTGGCGCCGCCGCCGCCGAACGGCACCGCGACGGTGATGCTCACCCACTGCTCGGCGGTGCTCAGGCTGACCCCGCCCGGCGTCCAACCCGCGCTCGCGAGGTAGGTGCGCTCCTGGCTGTTGGTCGCCGCGGACGTCGTGGTCGTCGGGTTCTGCGTGATCGAGTTGGAGTAGCCGGAGGAGACCCCGAACGTCTGCGTCGCCGCGGTCGAGCTGTCCGTCATCGTGAACAGCACGCCGAGGTAGTCCGCGGTGCCGCCGGACGGGGTGATCGCCGCCGGGGCGGTCGTCGACGCCGAGCCGCCGTTCGCGTCGGCCTCGTTCGGCGCGGCCCCGTTGGTGATCGCCAGGGAGATGTGCGTGGACTGCTCGGCGGTGCTGGTGTTGATGGTCAGCGCATCCGAACCGGTGGCGATCTTGTAGAGCACCACGGCGGTGTGGTTGGTCGAGGTGCCCTGCGGGACGTTGGCCAGGATCGTCCAGCCGGTCGAGCTGGTGGAGACCGTCGTGGTGGCGGTGTCACAGGCGAACCCGACCAGCAGCAGCTCACCGACGACGATGCTGGCGGGCAGGGTGATCGCGTGCGTCGTCGCGTCGGTGGACTGGAGACCCTGGGCGCGCGCCCGTGTCGTCGCCGCAGCCACCCCAGCCCCCGACTTAGACGGTGTTCTTCACCACGAACAGCCCGCCCGGGTTGATCGTGAGCTGGAGTGTGGTGCCGTCCGTGGTGGCGGAAATGTCGTTGTAGAACAAGGGCAGCCGGGTGGTGTCGGTGCTGGATCCGGGGGCCGGGTCGAAGAAGAACACCGCCCGCGCGAGGGTGTTGTTGGTCGCGCCGCCCGCGTTGGTCCACGCGATCGGCGAGTCCGCGGAGAACACGATCTGATCAAGCGTGTTGTCGATGCTCACCGTCGGGTTGGTGACGGTCTTGCGGGCGTAGTTGGTGAACGTGGCCTCATCGGCGGTGGCCGCCCACAGCGCGGTCAGCGTGGTGAAGTCCTGCACCGCCCCGTCGCTGGGGTTCCCGGCGGCCAGCATGAGCGCGCACTGGATGTCGGCGGCGGTGTCGCGGGCCTGCTCCCAGTAGTACTGGAGCTTGCCCTTGTAGGCGTTGGCGGGCACGTTGCCCATCGGGCTACCTCACTCCGGTGCGCGCTTGAAGTTGAGCCACAGCGACACGTAGACGCCGCGTCGCGTGGAGAGCTGGCCGGTGTGGTTGGGCGGGTCGAGGTGCCGGATCTGGAGCTTCACCGGGACGACCGTGCCGCGCTGGTTGGTCGGGATCGCGTAGCTGCCCAGCAGCGGCCACGCCAACCGCTGCCACGGCGAACCGGGCGGGTTCTCGTCGGCGAACGTCGACGGGCCCGCGGTCGAGCCGAACATCAGCCGGGCTTCGGCCCAGATGGAGCCGTCGAACTGCGGGGTGAACAAGCCCTGGATGTCGGCGGAGGTCGCCCACGACGGGAACGGCACGTTGAACGTGGCCCCGGCCGGGTAGTCGGTGAAGGTCGTGACCGTCTTGGCCAGCGTGGTGACGGTGCCGAACTCCGTAGCGGCGCTGAAAAGCGGCTGCGCCATCGGCGGCGGGGACGGGTCCGGGTTGGACGGGATGACGATGCGGGGGGCCGCGAGCAGTGAGCGCAGGTCGGTGATGTCGGCGGCCTGCACGATCGAGCTGTTGGTGCGCCGAATCCGGGCCAGCGCGATCGCCGACCACGTGTTGTTCCATTCGCCGACGTCGGTGATGTAGGTCGGGGTCACGCCCTCGATCACCCGGGCCTGCCAGTACGGCCCGTTGACCGGGTCGGCGGGGATGGGCCAGGTGCCGGTGCCGACCCCGCCCGCGTACGGGTTCTCCACCCGCAGGATGACCAGGTCGGTGCGGGTCGCCGCCGGGGTCGGCGTGATCGGCACCGTGAGCTGCGAACTGATCTTGTCGAAGTAGGCTTCGTAGGCGCCGCCGGTGGCCTTGTTCAGGATGGCGAACATGCCCGGGTCGATGGTCACCGAGGCGCCCGGGGTGCCCAGCGCGGACACCTTGCAGTGCGCCGAGTCCAGCACCCCCTGCCGCCCGCCCGTGCCCATGTAGCCGAGCACCCGGGCCAGCCGCGGGCTGTGCATCGCACTCTGGTCGATGTACCAGGGCGTTCCGCCGGTCGTCATAGCACTCCTGCACCACCCGTCACATGCGTCACAGGCACGATCCCATCTGGACGGGGGCGGAGATCACAGCGAGGACCGCGTGTCGCGCCAGTAGCACTCCGCGCGGGCGGTGCCGGTGGGGTCGGAGCCGCGCAGGATCACCTCGTGCCCGCCCGGCGGCACCCGCATGTCGGCCAGCCACGCCGACATGCCGGTGAGGAACCCGGCGCAGTTCGCCCCGTCGGAGCTGCGCCGCACCTGCCGCTGCCACGGCTGCGGGTCCACGATGATCGCGTCCCCGGCGGCGATGGTCAGCCCGAGCTGGTACCAGAAGCAGTCCACGACCTCGACGATCGGGTTCACGATGGGCCCGTAGACGCGCGTGGCCAGCCAGGCCGGGCGGTAGCCGCCGACGACGAACCCGCGCGACCCGGCGCCGGTGCCCGACGCGTAGATCGGTCCGATCAGCGGCCCGGTCAGGCCGCCGGTGTTGTCCGGGATCAGCCCGGTGGAGTCGGCGAACTCGGCGTCGCTGTAGAAGTACGGCGTGATGCTCTGGAACTGCGCCGACACCGGGATGAACCCGACGTGCGCGTTGGCCAGGGTCGCCGCCGCGCACGCCCGCCCGCGCCCGAACACGCGGCGCTGCTCGTTGGTGCCGTGCAGCCGGTAGGACAACACCTGGTAGGACTGCGGGACGCCGCGATAGTTGTCGCCCATGAACGCGCCGGTCAGCTGCTCCAGCAGGTTGAGTGCGTCGCCCTCATCTCGGCCCACGATGTCCATGTCGACCGTGACCATGCGCCCGCCGAACCGGTCGATGCCCATCACCGTGCCGTCCTCGCGGGGGGCGGGCCTGTCCTGATCAACCACCGTCGGATAGGCGGCCTCGAACGCGGTCACGTCGATGGCCGTGCCGTAGCCGATCACGTAGTCGTCGATCGCGAGCTGGTCATCTCCGAGCGCCGCCATGGGTTCACCTCCGTGCGCTCACGTAGCGGCCCGCCAGGCGGCGCAGCCGGGCTTGGTGCAGGGCGGTCGCGACCAACCGCTCCGCGGACGCGGACTCGGACGCCGACACGACCACCGTGAGCGCGTCCCCGCCGTACCCGGCCGCCGACGCCAGCTGCGCGGCCCGGCCGGGCCGGTTGAGCGGCAGCACGACCTCCGGCCCGGACTCCCCGATCAGCCCGAACGTGGGCCGGGTGACGAGACCGCCGTTGGCGTACCAGTGGTGCGCGTTCCAGAACGCCTGCGCGTTGATCGGGGTGCCGTAGCGGGACTGGATGTACTTCATGCCCAACGCGGCCTGCACGCCCGGGTCGGACGTCTTGGACCCGCCGACGCTCGCCCAGGTCGAGTCGAGGAACTGGAACATGCCGTAGGCCGTCGACGTCGGGTTCTGCGCGGTCGGGTTGAACCCGGACTCGTGGGACACGATGTACTGGAGCGCCGCCCACTGCGGGCCGGTGCCCCACCCGTACGCCGACGCGGCGGCCTGCACCGCGGCTTGCCCGGAGCCGCCGCCGAATACCCCGGCGATCGCGCCGCCGATCGACGACACGATGGAGCCGATGAACTCCTTCGCCTTGCCCAGCAGGAAGTCCCACGTATCTTTGGCGATCTTCCCGCCGAACGCCTTCAAGGCGTCCAGGTACGGGGAGCCGCCGGGTAGTTTGTCGGCCAGCCCGAGCATGTCGCCGATCTGATCTTTCAGCCAGGTCAGCGGGTCGATGGTGAACCCGCCGCCGCCGCCGGGGATGAAGTTGCCGCCGACCTGCGGCAGGAAGAACTGCGCCGGGAAGCTGTCCACCGACGTGCCCGAGCCGGCGGTGACCCCGCGCCCGTTGGACTCGACCGGCATCCCGGCCAGGTTCCCGGCCATGTGCCCCGGGTTGCCCTGCCGCACCCCGATGGTGAACGCGCCGTGCCCGGGGACCAGCCCGGCCGCGCCGCGCCCGCCCGCGAAGCTGGCCGTCGAGTACAGCCGGTGCACCGGCATCCCCTGGAGCACGCATTGGATCGCGGACATGAACCCGCTGCAATCGAACGACGGGTTACCCACCCCGGCCCACTGGTACGGCTTCCCGGCCTGGCTGCGGGCGTATGCCTGCGCGGCCGCGATCGCGCCTCCGGCCTGCATGCCGACCGCCAGCGGCCGGTACGCCCGGCCGGGGGAGCCCGGGTCGCCGCCGTACATGGTGAACGCGGCGCCGCGGGCGGTCGTGGTGCCGGAGTTGGCGAGCACCCGGTGGAACTGGTCGACCTGGTTGACCCCGCCCATGGCGTTGACCGCCGCCTTGGACAGCATGTACTCACCGGGCATGCCGAGCAGCGGCACGCTGTCCTTGCCGGGTCGCCCGCCGCGGATCGGGCCACCGCTCGCGAAGCCCGGCACCGTGTAGGGCTGCAATCCGGGCAGGTGCAGGAAGTCGGCGACCTTCTGCCACATCGCCACGATGCCCTTGTTGTAGACGACGTCCACGACGGCCACGACCGGGTCGCGCAGCGCCGCCTTGATCCCGTTCCAGACGTTCTTGACCATGTCGACGCCGCGGGTGAACGCGTCCGGGATGGTGACCCGGATGAAGTTAACCAGCGCATTCCAGACCGGCAGGATGCCGTTGTTCCAGATGTTCGACAGGTAGTCCGACATGCCCTGCCAGCCGCGCGCCCAGAAGTCCTCGAACTGCTGCACGGTCGGCATCAACGTGCCGGTGATCATCCCGGCGAGGAACTCGAACACCGGTTTGATCACGACGTTCCACGCGGTGCTGATCATGATCCCGGCGTTTTCGAAGACCCGCTGGATGACCTTCTCCAGGAAGCCGAGCACCGGCACGAGCACGCCTTGGATCAGGGTGATCAACTGGGTCAAGATCGGCACAACGAGGTCGCGGATGACCGTGGTCAGGATGTCGCCGAAGACCTGCGCCAGGGTGGTGATCACCGGCGCCAGCCCGACGACCAGCGCCATCAGCGGGGGCAGCAGCGACGTGATCAACTGCACCAGGACCGGCAGCAGCGGCATGAGCGCCTGGATGACGCTGAGCGTTGCCTGCGCCAGCACCGGCAGGATCGGCGCCAGCTGGGTGATCAGCTGCCCGGCGAATTGGGCGATCGCGGGGACCAGCGGCAGCACCGCCGCGAGGATCTGCACCAGCGCGGCGATCAACGGCGGCCACATCGGGGCGCAGGCTTGCAGCACGGCCAGCAGGCCCTTGCCGAAGGCATCGACGACGGCGCCGATGGCGGCGACCAGCGGTGGGAACAGCGGGGCGAGCGCGTTCACTACGCCGATCAAGGTGGTGCCGATGATCTGGACCACTTGCATGATCACCGGGATGAGGGACCGGAGGATCGGGGTCAGCCCGTTCGCCAGGGTGCCGATCACCGGTGTCAGGGCCTGCACCAGGCCGAGCACCGCTTCCGCGATCACGACGAAGACCGGCGTGAGCTGGCCGAGGATGCCGATCAGCGGGGCGCAGGCGTTGACCACCGAGATCAACGCGTCGGTCAGTGGCGGCAGGATCGGGACCAGGGCCGCCGACAAGGCGTTGACCAGGCCGAGGATCACCGGCATCAACGCGGAGATGATCGGCGCGAGCAGCTGCGCGATGCACTGCACCAACACCATCACCAGCGGGGCGAGGGCATTGAGGATCGGCGCGAGGCCGGTGGCCAGCTGCGCGATCAGCGGGGCGAGCGCGGCGATGAGCTGTCCCAGCACGGGCAGCACGGCGTTGCGCAGCACGTCCCCGAGCTGGGCGGACACCACGGAGCAGGCGGTGAAGAACGCGCTGAGCTGTTCCTGCCCCTGCACCGAGTTGATCATGTCGTTGACGGCGCCGGTGATCGTCACCAGGTTTTGCAGGAACACCGCACCTTCGGCGCCGGACGCCTTGAAGATCCCGCCGAGGGCGCCGCCGATGTTCTTCAGCGCTTCCCAGAGCTGGCCCGCGGCGTCTTTGGCGCGCTGCATCCACTCCGCGAGCTGCCCGGTCTCCTTCGCCTTGGCGATGAAGTCCGCGGCCCGGTCCGCAGCCTGCGCGAAGCTGGTCGCGAGCCCCGGCAGGAAGCTCGACCCGACGGCAGCGATGTTCCCGAAGATCGACACGATGGAGGCGCCCACCGAGTGCAGCGCGTCCATGCTCTTCGCGGTGTTGTCGAAGATCGTTCGGACGTTGCCGGTGGCCTCCGCGCCCTTGAGATAATCCGCCGTGCTCTTGATCAGCCGGTTGGTGGCGTCGGCGACCGAATCCATGCCGGTGCGCAGGATCGGCAGGTAGGTCTTGCCGAGCGCTTCGACTTCCTTGTTCAGCCCGGCGAACAGGCGTTGCTGCACGTCCAGTTGCAGCTTTTCCCACTCCGGTTTCAGGTGCGCGAACTCCAACACCACGGCGCGGGCGCTGGGCGCCAGCTTCTTGAGCGCCTCGTCGAGCTTCTTCGCGTCCCCCTCACCGACGGCCTTCATGGCGTCGCCGAGGCCCTGCGTACCGACCTTCAAGGTGGCGAAGACCGCCCCCCCGGCCGCGGCAGCACCCGCCGCGATACCGATCAGCCCGGACAGATCCACCACGGCGGCGGCCAGCCCCATCACGGTGTGGGTGGTCGCCATCAGCCCGGCGCCCGCCGCGCCGACCTTGGTGAACATCCCGGTGATCGAGCCGAGCTTGGTCATCATCGCGCCGAACGACTTATCGACGTCGATCTTGGCGGTGACCTTGCGGCCGTCGATGCGGTTCAGGCCCCGCTCGACTTCGGCGATCCCGGCCTCGGCGTCCGCGGAGTCGACGTCGACGTCGGCTTCGGCGCGGCGGCCGTCGATCTCATCCAGCCGGTCGGACAGCCGCTCCAGCTGCCGGGACAGCGACTCCAGGGCGCGGGCGGCCTGGGCGGTGGTGGCGACGATGTCGTACGACAGGTCGGTCACCGCTCACCCCCTCGTGCTCACCGGTGGGGGCGGCGGCGCATTGCCTTGGTCTCGCGTTCTTGCTTGCGTTCCTGCTCGTCGAACTGATCACACTGGCGGGCGAAGCCGTCGAACTCGGTCAGCGTCCATTCGTCGATGACGCGCGGGTCGAAGTGGAACCGGTAGGCGATCGTGATGGAGTACCGGGCGATGCGCTGCGCCGGGCGCGCCCACGGCGCGAACGCCCGCCGGACCTCCCGGTCTAGCCAGTCGCCTTGCCCCCCTTCTTCCGGGGCCGGGCGGCGCGGGTGATCGGCGTAGGCGGTGGCGGCTCGGCCGGGGGGCGGCCGTCCCGGGCCGCGGCCAGCGGCGACACGTCCGGCTCCGGGCCGGGCTCGGCGGGCGCGGCGGTGTCTTCGTCGTCTTCGATCTGGAGATCGGCGATGTTCGTCTCGTCGAAGTCGCGGAACCGGCACGCGACCCCGGCCCGGCGCTGCGCGAGGTACAGCATGAACACGAGGGCGTCGATCTTGCCGCGGCGGATGCCGTCGGAGAAGTCCTGCAACCCCATGCCGGTCGCCTGCTCCAGCTCGCGGGCCTCCTTGACCAGCAGTCGATCGCCTTGGAAGTCGTACCATTCGCCTTCGCCGAGGCGGACTTTCATCGTGGGGCTCCTTAGCTGAGCTGGAAGCGGATCTGGTCCATGGCGCGCAGACAGGCGGCGCGGAAGTCCGGTCCGTGCCGGGCGCAGGTGCGGCGGAACACCCGTCGCGGGGTGGACCGCTGCTCGACCCACTTCCACTCCGAGCGCGGCTGATCACCGCGGGCGTACACCGGGTGCCGCCAGTGCCCGGCCTCCCACACCTTCGGCAGCGACCGCATGTCGGGCGGCAGCCGCTTGGAGTCGACGATCACCGTGACCCCGGCCCGGGTCGCCGCTGCGCTGATCTTCAACCGGACCGCCTTGGCGACGCTGGCGCGGGCCTGCTCCCCGGTGCGGTGCGCCGGGGAGATGTCCGGCAGCGTCCGGTAGGCGGCCTGCACGTCGGCGACCATCGGCCGGGACGCCGCCCGGAACTCCTTGCGCAGCTCCGCGAGCAGGTCCCGACGCCCGGCCTGCTTCATGCGGATGGCCAGGCGGCGGAACTGGTCGCCCCCCACGACCTGCATGTCGAACAGCGGTACCGGTGGCACGGCCGGGTCACAGGGCTGTGTCGGACGAGATGACCCGGACCTGGATCGGCGGGTTGACCTCGTCGTAGTACGCCTCAAACTCGGTGGTCATACTCACGATGTCCGGGCCGCCGACCTGCGGGCTCGCCGACTTCATCTTGCACGCGGGCAGCGTGATCTCCAGGGTGTCCACCGACCCGGACGCGCCGATCGTGGCGCCGGTCAGCAACATCTGCACGCACTGCGTCACGTTCCCGGCGAACGCGTCGTAGAGCTCGGCCTTGTTGAACTCGGCGTCAAAGCTGCCGGTGATCGTCGGAATGTCGTTCTCGATCTGCTGCGCCTTCAGCCCCGCGTTGCCCAGCCCGTACCGTTCGGTGGCCATCGGGGTGGTGCCGTGCACCGTCATCGCGGTCACGATCGTCGAGGCCGCCACCCCGCCGGTGACGGTGGTCTTCCCGGTGGCGGTGGCCGCGGTGCCGCCCAACTTGAGCTGCGCATTGGCGAAGCTGAAGATCCCGACCCCGGCCGGGTAGGACGCCGCGGTCAGCGCGGTCGCGGTGCTCTCGTCGCGGCCGTCCAACGTCAGCTGCAACGTCGGGATGGACCCGTCCTCGACGTGGAACTCCCACTCGCTGCACTTGCACCCGGAGTAGGTGAACGGCTTCACCAGCGCCGTCTGCGGCTCCGGGCGGCCGATCTGCACGGTCAGGCCGAGTCCGCGGAAGTCCCCCGGGGTGTGGATCTGCTCGTAGGCGGGCGTCACGAGGATGGTCGGCGTCGTGAACGCGGAGCCGAGCGCGTGCTTCCACAACAGGCCCATTTTCTTGGTGCCGTATTCGATCTGGAAGTCACCGGACACCGCCTTGCGGGACTGGATCACCCGGGAGACCCGCTTGTACCGCTGCCCGGCCCGGATGCCCGCGCTGTCGAGGAACGTCGGGTCCATCGACATCGACTCGGACAGGAACTCGAGAAACAACGTCGGCGTGACCGACGTGCCCCACGTGGATTCGGCTCCGACGCCTAGCTGTGCGTCGAGCCCTGCGCCGCTAGGCATCGTCCTCGCCACCCTTCTGCGGCGTGCCGCCGCTCTCGACCGCCCACAGCGTCGTGGGCCATGCCCGCACCTCGCCGGGCACGTCTTCGTCTTCGTCCCAGGTGGTGCCCTCCGGGCCGATGAGGACGTAGTCGTCGCCCTCGCCCAGCACCTCCCCGGGCACCTCCACCGTGTCGTCCCCGGCGACGGCGAACGCGCCCGGCGCTCCCCCCGGAGCCCACAGCGTCACGTCGTCCGCGCTGAGGTTCCGCAGCGTGACCGTCATCGCTTCCTCTCCCTCACACCCTGGTTTCCACGTGCACGTCGAACGAGATCCGCGGCATCACGCCGCGGTCCGGGTCGATGGGCACATAGCTGGTGAAACTGCGCACGTCGGTAACCCAGACCGGCGCGTTCTCCGCCGTCCCCGGACCCATGCCCATCGACGGGTCCGCCTTGAGCGCCACGGTCAACGTGCGCCAGATCCCGTACAGCCGGGCCATGGCGTCGCTCATCGCCTTGCCGTCGCTGACCCCGGCCATCGCGAGGATGCAGCAGTGCACATCGAAGTGATCATGTTGGGCGCGTTGGCCGAGCGCCGCCCAGTTCTGGACGTGGGTGACCATCTCGAACTCGCCGCCGGGGTCGCCGTCGTAGCCGACGAACACCGCGTCGTCCGGGTCGCCGGAGTACAGCGGTCCCAAGTAGACGTCCAGGTTGTCGGCGTACACCGAGTCGGCGATGGCCGTCTCCCAGATCTCGATCAGGCGCAGCATGGCCGGGTAGGCGCGGGACATCCGCTCACCCGACCAACGGCCCGCGCGGGCCCAGCTGCTCGATGACCCGCAGCGGCAGCGCGACACGGGAGGTGGGGTCGTCCGACGCGCTCAGGTCGCCGCCGCCGACTCGGGGCCGGATGGCGGCGCCGCGGTTGGTCCACAGGTGTTGCACCAAGTACTCCACGGCGCCGCGTTTGCCCTCGCTCACCACGGCGGGCCCGGCCACGTACGAGACCCGGACCAGTCCGGTGAACATCGCCGGGCGGGCGCAGCGCAGGATGCCGAACTCGTCGGCCCACACCGTGGGCGGGGCGACCGCCTCGATCACGGAGGCGTCGCCGTTCAGCCGCTCGACCAACGTCACCTTGGTCACCGGCCGGTAGGTCAGCGGCAGGCCGCTGCGCCACGTGTAGCCCAGGTCCCGGGTCTCGGACACCGGGCGGCGCACCAGCAGCTCCCGGATCTGGGTTTCGGCCAGCTCCGTCGCCCGCACCACCGTGGCGGAGATCGCGTCGTCGTTGCGGGTGTCGGTGATGTTGAGGATCTTCTTGGCCTCGGCCAGCGACAGCAGCCCGACCACGCCCGGCGTCGAGACGTAGAAGCTGCCCTCCAACACCACGGCGGGCTGATCGAACGTCCACAGCCACACGTGCCCGCCGGGCAGGGTCGGCACGTAATCGACCGTGTAGTAGCCGGTGCGCGCGGGCGGGTTGAGCACGTCCACGGTGACCGTGGTGTCGTCCGGGCGGGTCACGGTCAGCGTCGTGGCGACCGCGTTCAGGTCGTTGCCGGTCTCGTCGGTGACGTGCGCGCCCAGCCGCACCACCTCACCGACGCTGCTCACCCGTCACTCCCATCCCAGAAGACAACATCCGCAACAGCGCCAGTGTGGTCGACGACGGCGCTCGAACCCGGCGGCGACGCGCCGCCGACCACCGCCGGAACCCGGATCGGGGCCTCGACCACCCCCGGCAGGCCGATCAGCACCCCGACCGCGGTAGGCCCGGTCGGGTCCCAGCCCGACACCCGGCCGAACTGGACGAACTCGTGCAGCGTCAGCTGCCCGCCCGGGGCGCCCCGCGCTGCCGCAGCGCCGGTCTTGCGGCGCGGGTTGACGTACGCCCACCCGGACACCACCGGGCGCCCGGCCGCGGTGCCGGTGCGCAGCAGCCACCGGATCCGCGTCCCGGACCCGACCACGCTGCACACCCCGGCCCCGGTCTTGGTGTGCACGGTGTGCGGGGCGAATATTTTGAGCCCGGATCCCACACCCGCCGCGACGGCGGACCCGGCCTTGTTCAGCACCCCGGCGCGGGCGCCCCGCGCCACCACCACCACGGCCGCGGTCCCGGCCTTGACGAGCACCGCGGAGCGGGCCCCACCCGGTGCGCCGGCCGCGACACCGCTGCCGGTCTTGACGATCGCCCCGGCCCCGGAGAGGGTCTTGGCGCCGCCCGGCGCCCCGACCGCAACCGCGGCGCCGGTGCGGCCCAACACCCGAACCCGGCCGCCGCCCGCGACGACTGCGGTAACACCGGCGCCCGACTTGACGACGAGCCCAGGGGAGGTAAGCGAGCGGGCCCCGCCCGGGGCTCCGGCCGCTGCCGCCGCACCCGACTTGACCGTCTGCTGGGGGGTTTGAACGGTCTTGGCGCCACCGGGTGCGGCGGCCCCGGCAGCCGTGCCCGCCTTGACCACGACCGCCGCGTGCGCGACCGTTTCCGTCCCGGCACCCACCGCGACAGCTGCCGCCGTCCCCGCCTTGACGATCGTCCCCGGCCCCGCGACCGTCCGGGCGCCACCCGGGGCGGCGACGGCTGCTGCGGTACCGGTCTTCTGCGCCGTCCGGGTGCGGACCCCGCCGGGCGCACCCACCGCCGCGGCGGTGCCCGCCTTGACGACCTGCCCGGCCCCGGCGATCGACTTCCCACCCGAGGGCGCCCCGGCCGCCGCGCCGGTGCCCGCTTTGACCACCGTCGCCGGGTGCGTGACCGTCTGCGCGCCGCCGGGTGCGGCCACGGCCGCCGCGGTGCCCGCCTTGGTGACGGTGGCGCCGCCGCCGACCTGTTTGGTGCCGCCCGGCGCAGCCACGGCCACAGCGGTTCCGGTGCGGGCCCGGTCGACGCTACGGTTCCCGCCGGGCACCCCGACCGCCGCCGCCGTACCTGCCTTGGCCTGGGTTGCCGGGTGCGTGACCGTCTTGGCGCCGCCCGGTGCGCCCGGTGCGGCGGCGGCACCTGCCTTGACGACTTGGCCCGGCGCGGCGAGGGACTTGACCCCGCCCGGCGCCCCGACCGCGACCGCCGTCCCGGTCTTGACGATGAACAGCGAGACGACCAGCTTCGCCCCGCCCGGTGCGCCCGCCGCAACCCCCGCACCCGTCTTGACGATCACCCCGGCCGGGACGAACGTCTTCACGCCGCCAGGGGCGCCCGCCGTCGCGGACGTGCCCGCCTTGGTGTAGGTGGTCGCAGTGATGCGCACCTTGGCGCCGCCGGGCGCCCCGACCGCTGCACCCGTCCCGGCCTTGCTGGTGGTGATCGGGTTCTGGACGGCCTTGGCGCCGCCCGCAGCGGCCACCGCGGCGGCGGTACCGGTCTTGACGATGGCCGCGCCAGAGACGACGCTCTTCGCCCCGCCGGGCGCGCCGACCGCAGCACCCGCACCGGTCTTCGCCGTCGTCGTGGCTGTCAACAGCGCCTTGACACCGCCCGGCGCCCCGGCAGCTGCCGCGGTACCGGCCTTGGCTGTCGTGACCGGGTTCTGTACGGCCTTGCCACCGCCCGGCGCGCCGACACCCGCCGCGGTCCCCGTCTTCGCGGTGGTAGTGGCCGTGATGCGGACCTTCGCCCCGCCGGGAGCACCCACCCCGGCCGCGGTGCCCGCCTTCGCGGTGGTGACCGCACCCTGAACGGTCTTCGCCCCGCCGGGTGCCCCGACGCCCGCCGCGGTGCCCGTCTTGCTGGTGGTGGTGGCGGTAGTGCGAACCTTCGCGCCGCCCGGTGCTCCGACACCCGCCCCGGCGCCCGCCTTGCTGGTGGTGACGGCCTTCGCGCCGCCGGGGGCGCCCACCCCGGCGCCCGCCCCGGCCTTGGCGAAGATCGTGACGACCTGCACGGCGATGTCGTCGAAGCCGGAGCCGCCGGAGTTGGCGACCTCGTACCGCAGCACGTAGCTACCGGCGACCGTCGGCGTCCAACTCAGTCCCGCGACCCGGGCCAGCGTGGTCCCGGCCCCGACCGGGCCGGACACGATCGACCAGCGGCGGGTGTCGATGTCCGGGTCGGTGTCGGTGCCGGTGAGCGCGAGCGCGGTGTTCACCGCCCAGCCGGTGACGTCCGCGGGCGCGGTCGCGGTCGGGGTCGCGGACACCTTGGTCAGCAGCTCGACGCCGACCATCGACCAGGTCTGCCCGCCGGGTGCGGTCAGCCCGATGGACTGTGCGCCGTTCACCGAGGCCCGCTGCCACGCGTAGTACACGGCGATGATCCCCGCCGTGTACTGGAGTCCGTCTTCGGTCGCGCCGGACCGGTAGGCGCGGGAGCTCGGGTTGGCCGGTACCCAGTCCGCGTTGACCCATGTGATCGCCGATTCGGTGCCGACGGTGGTGACGGTCGCGGACGGGGCGCCGGTGCCGGTGGTCGGCACGGCCACGGAGGGGGTGGTCGGGTGCAGCCCGCCCCACGCCCACCGCTCGACGATCATCGAGTGGTAGTAAGGGCTGCCGGACATGGCCAGCGACACCGTCATCGCCGTCGCCGTCCGCACCCGGGCGGTGTTGACCTGCGCCGCGGACTGGTTGGTGCCGGAGAAGAACGACTGCTGCCGGGTCCACTCCAGGTCTTGGGTGTCGGTGGGGTTGACCGCGAAGGTGCCGCGGACGTCGCCGTTACCGGCCTTGACCACCAGCAGCTCCCCCGCGGCCGGGGTGAACGAGGGCGTGGTCAGGGTGGTGTTGTCGGCGGCGTTGGCCTCCACCTTGTAGGAGGCGACCAGCGTGGCGACCCGCACGACGGTCTTCGCCCCACCCGGCGCCCCGACCGCGACCCCGGCCCCGGCCTTGGTCGAGGTGACCGGGTTCTGCACCGTCTCGACGCCGCCCGGGGCGCCCGCCCCACCCGACCCGCCGGTCTTGGTGTAGATGACCGCGAGCGGCTGCCCGAGCGGCCGGATCCGCACAAACAGGGTGCCGCCGGTGCGGTTCGTCATCGCCGCGTTCAGGGTTTGCGCGTGCGTCTGCGCCCCGGTGGACTGGCCGGTGATCGACCAGAACAGGTTGGCCACCATCTGGCCGCGGTTGCCCACGTTCAGCTGGGTATCGGTCAGCTCTGAGGAGCTGCCGACGGTCAGCCCGGGACCGGACAGCGACCCGAGGGAGGCGGCCGAGGCGATGTTGTTGGACCAGCCGTCGACGGTCAGCACCAAATCCTTGTCGATCACCCCGAGGTCGGCGCCACCGGTCAACGACCAGGTGGCGTCGTCGACGAGATCCTGCGCCGAGGTGGTGGTGTGGCCGACGCCGGTGGTTCCGGCGAGCGCGGCGTTCGGCCGGATGTAGGCGATCCCGGCGGCGATCACCGAGCCTGCCGGGTTGGTCACGGTCGGGGACGTGAAGGTCCCGGCCACGACCTGATGCCAGACGGTGATCCGGACCGGGCCGGTGCCGACCCCGTCCGTGCCGGTGCCGACGACGACCGAGGAAATCTGGGTCCATCCGGCCGGGGCGGGCGGGGTGACCGTGGACGGCTTGTTCACCGCGTAGCAGTAGGCAAGATCGCCGTCGGTGGGGGCGGCGACGAAGGTTCCGGTCGTGGTCGTGGTGGTGCCGACGACCGCGTTGACGTCCTCGATGAACGTGCCGCCGATCGGGGAGACGACCGTCTTGGCGCCGCCCGGACCGGAGCTGCCGCCGCAGCCGCCGGTCTTGTCGTAGACGGTGAAATCGGGGGCGGTGTCCCGGAACAGGACGGCGATCGACCCGGAGTTGCTGGAGGTTTGCGTGACCGTCGGCGATTGCGGCGCGAGAACGCCGCCGTTGTAGATGATCGGGTTCGAGTTGGGGTCGGTCTGGTAGGTGTACCCGGCGGTGGCGCCGCTCGTGCTCGTGCCGGTGACGCCGTACCCGAAGTAAAGATCATTCGTGGACGGGGTCAGCGTCGGGAACGCGATGCTCGTCGACGATCCCGTGTTGTTCTGGCCCCCGCCCTGCCCGGCGTCCACCGCCCACACCGCCGACACACCCGACGGTGAATGGAACTGCTGCGCGATCAGGTCGGAGCGGATACCGGAGATCGACGCCGACGGGGTGATCGTGACCGTGGCCGCTCCGGCGGTGGTGATCCGCCCAAACCAGATCTCCAGGTTGCGCGTCGCGGCGGTGGTCATCTGAAACGGACCGGCGGCCCGCGCCCACGAGCTGACCCCGCCGCCGGACACCGACGAGACGGTGATCCCCGACGTGTTGATGCCGGACACCAAGACCAGCAGGTCGCCAACCGCGGTCGGCGACACCGATAGCTGGGTGGTGCCGTTAGTGCCGGTGTTGGCGAACCGGGAACCGACGCCGGTAATCGGCTGGTAGGGCCAGACCGTCGACTCGGTGAGGCGACGGTTCTGCGGTCTGGCCCTCCCGAGCAGCGCCACGGCAGGTCCCCGTCACTCGTCCCAGAGGAACCAGCAGCTCATGGTGGGCGCGGTGGTGGTGGTGGTGAGCCGGAGCCGCAGGAACCGGGACGGCCCGATCCAGAACTCGCGGCCCTGGCTCCACTCCCACTCGTAGTTCGATGCGCCCGCGGGCAGGATCTTCAGCTTGCCGGTGCGGGTGGCGACGATCGTGCCCTCGGTGCCGGTGCCCGGGGCGTAGCCGGTGTTGCCGGTGCCCAGCGTCATCGCCGATACCGGGGCGGTGGCGCCGATCGCGTGCATCCCGTAGGGCTGCACCCCGGCGGCGACGTGCGCGGTCAGCGCGGTGGCGCCGATCGCGGCGGTGTCCACCGCCTCCACTGTGGTCGCCACGGTGAGCAGCCCGGCGAACTCCACCCCGAACGCGACCAGCGCGATGCCGCGGGTGGCCGGGGTCGAGATCTGGAGGTAGGTCTTGCAGCCGGACACGGTCGCGGCGGGCGCGTTGGCCGCGGTGGTCGGCATCGCCGCGTTCGCGGCCCAGAACAGAGTCACCGGAACTTCCCCCTCACCAGAGCGACGCCCGACGGCGCGCGGTGTACGGCTGCGGCTGTTGCGGCTCGTACACCAGCGCCGCGGATTTCATCGTCACCGACAGCGCATGCCCGGTCCGCGCCACGCTGCACGTATTCGTTCGAGTACCCGTCGCCCCACTCGCCGACAACTGCTGATAGCCACTTCGAAGAGTGCTGAACGTTCCGACATCGCGCTCGGTGAGAATCGTCAACGCTGCATCCATGGTGAAGTTGCTCACCCCGGCGGCCCCATTGGTACCGACATTCACCACGAGTACATCGTCGATACCGGCTGCATTGACGGTCGGACTGGTAAATGCCGTCGACGCGGATATCGTGCTGGATACGGCGGCGTCAAATGCCACATTAGCATCAAACACGATGATTTGGATATAGCGTTCCTCGCTACCGTCGCCCGGCGTGCCGTAGGCGTAGTTCACCGTCTGTGCACCGGCGGCGATGGCCGGAGCGGTCCACACCTTGACGTGATTAGCGTTGGAACCACCATCGTAGGTATGTTGCAGCGTCCACGATGAGGCCGCGGTACCCGTGGGGGTCAGCAATGTCGCCGCGGTAAACCAATCGTTAGCGCAAATACACAGGATAATGTCGCCGACCTGCGTACCCGCCGGGGTCGATACCGATGGGGTATTCGCGCCCGCCGTATTGACTGCGTTACTGGCCTCGCCACGGATCGTGAGCCCCGTACCGCTAACCGTGAATGATGGCGTAGCCGTATACGTGCCAAGCGCGGTGAAGTTGCCTTGCTGAATTCGAATCCCGACAGTGTCACCGGCGATCAAGTCGGCCGACCGAAGGACGTAGACCCCCTCTAGCTCGGTCGACGAGGTAGCCGTCAGCGACGTGGAGGCGTAGAACCCATCGGTCTCGTCAACCGTTCCCGCGACGAATGTCCCCGCACTGAGTTGTTGGGTTGTCGCCTCACCCTCCGCCACCTGGGAAGACAACGCGGTGCGGACCACCAACGATGATCCCGTGATCGCGGTCCAGGCCCCACCGTTTTTACTGTAAAACGCTTGCCAATCTGTTGCCTGAATAGCTGTAGATGCAATGGTGAACCGCAGTCGGAAGTTTACATCCAGCGGCTGTGACCAGTTCGTATTTACGGCGGCCTTCCACGTCGCGGCCGTTTGTGATCCGTCGTCGTTGCGCCCACGAAACTGTGACTGAGTTAATGCCATGAATCACGCGCCACAGCTAGCCACCGGCCTAGCGCACGAACAGGGCGATGACCTCGGTCGCGACCCAGCAGGCCAGGCCGAGCGCCACAAAGTTGGTGCGATGCCATCCGGCCGGGCGCCCGTCCGGTGCCACCCCGTACCCGATCACAGCGGCCACCAGGAAGAACACCAACGCCAAGATGAGCAGCACCGCGGACAGAGCGATCATGTCGTCACCCCCGGGACGATCAGACAGCCGTTGTGGGTGGGGATGACGTCCCGCACGATGTCCGGGTCAGCACCCGGCCAGGCGTCCTCGGGGGTGTCCCACTCCGGCAGGTTCGCGGAGCGCCGGGTCAGGTTGACCCGCCGCCAACAGTTGCGGCAGCACGGGCTGCCCTGCCACACCGGCACGGTGTGCGCGTTGCCGGTGAACGCGTGCCGGCAGCCGCCGCAGCGCAGCCGGGTCCACTGCGGACGCCGACGCCCGGGGAGGATGCCCGCCCCGCGCAGCGTGATCCCGCCGACCTGGGCTCGGCTCACGGCAGCAGCCCGTACGTCGGGGTGACCTTGATGATGTCGCCGAGCGCCATCGAAGAGATCGCGGTCGTGTCGTCGAAGTTCGCGTAGAACAGCGCCTTCTCCGAGCCATGCCCGGACGCGTCCGCCAACCCGAAGAACGTGATCGCGGTGCCGTAGGAGGCGCCCGCCGCCGGGAAACTCACCTGCGCCGCCGACGACTGCCTGCCGCCGGACGCGTTGCCGGAGCCTGCCGCCGGGGCCCCCCACGACGCCGACGCGATCGACTGCCGGGCGTAGGAGGTGAACGCGGCCTCGCCGAACGCCGCCGCCCCGTACGTGGCCAGCACCGCGGTCTGCCCCGGCACGGTGCTCGCGGTCAGCCCGGTCGCCAGGAACAGGTACGTGGTGGCGATGTTCGCGCCGTTCCGCGGGACGATGTTGAGGACGATGTCCAGGCCCTCGTTCGGGATGACCTCAGCCACGACGCCCACCCCCGCGCTGCCCGCCGACCGGTGCCCAGTCCCGGGCTAGTTCGTCCTCGGTGATCCCGATCGCCGCCCGGTGCTCGGTGGCGTTGTCCCCGTCCGGGTCCGGGTCGAACTCGAGAACGAGCGTCCCGGCGTGCGCGGTGTCGGCGTCGTCCGGGTCCACCTGCCGCACCTCGGCCTCGCAGTCTGCGGGCATGAGCTCGTACAGCAGCGTCCCGCTGGTGTTGCGGTAGCGATCCCCGACTTGGGCTGCCATCACTTCCTCCAGGTGACAATCTCGCCAGGAAAGATCAGATTCGGGTTGCCGGAGCGGAACCCGTGCAGGGCGCGCTGCGGCACCCGGTTGCGGGCCGCGATCTCCGACAGGGTGTCGCCGCGGATCACCCGGTGGCTGTGCAGCTTCGGCGGCGGGGCCGGGGTGAGCCTGCGTGACGTCACCCGCGGCGCCGGGTGCGGCTTGGGGGTGAGCTTCGGCGCGACGTGCACCTTCGGCTTCGGCTTGACCACCACCCGCGGCTTGGGCACCGCGCGTGGCTTGGTGGCGCCCGCGACCACCCGGGCCGGGCCGGAGCGGATGGTCAGCGCCCGCGTCACCCCGGACCAACACGACTGCGACGCCGCCCACGGCTGCGTGCCCCGCCGCGCGAACAGCCGCTCCGCCGCCGCGATCTGCTGTGCGGGGCTGGCGTTCAGCGGATGCCCCGGCCCGTTCACCGACCGCCACGTGGGCAGGTCGAACTGGAACAGCCCGAAGTGCGTCCCGTTGGACGCGCGGGGGTTGCCGCCGGACTCGCAGTGCACGATCGCGCCCCACCCGCTCGCAGGCCGCACCGCGGCAGCCTCCGCGACCGGTGCGCCCAACAGCTGCACCCCGAACGGGGCCACCAGCGCCGTCCCGGCCAGCGCGGTACGCGCTACGGTCGCGCCCGCCGTCCGGGGCGGCACCGGCTTGCGGTGCCGCCCGTGCACAACCCGGTGCCGCCCGGCCATCTAGGTCACCTGCATGTCCCCGAGCGGGCGGTGCAGCAGGATCGTCGCCCCGACCGCACCACCGGTGGTGGCGCCCGCCACGGTGATGTTGACCCGCAGGTAGCGCCGCGGGATGGTGTCGAGCGCCAGCCGGTAGACCGCGTTCTGCTGCGCGGTCGCCAACGTCGGCACCGACCCCTGGGTCTGCCCGGCGTACGGCTGCCAGTTGGTGGAGCCGTCGTCGGAGTCCTGCACCGCGATGGTCTGCGTTCCGTCGGTGATCGCGCCCGCGCTGACTATCACCATCGCCACCTGATAGCCGCGGGCGTCGATCGCGTTGCCGGTCACGGTGCCGTTGGTGCGCACCGCCGGAGCCAACGTCTGCCGCGCGGCGGTGTCGTCGTACATGGAGTCCCGCACGGTTACACCTCGCTCGGAGCAGTCGACGCGGCCGGGGCGGGCGCCGGGTCCGGCTTCGCCTTCTCCGCTCGACGCGGCGGCCGAGACAGCGACCGCCGCTCCCCCGGCCCGGCGGTCGCGGTCTCGTCCCCGGCGCCGGGATGCGCCGCCAACGGGCGGCGCACCTCGGCGGAGTCCCGGTACCGCACCGGCCGGAAGTTGTTCGGGTACCGGCGCACGACCTCGTCATCGGCGGCGAACAGGTCCCCGGCCCCCACCGAGAACGGCACCCGCCCGTTCTTGTCCAAGGAACACGAGAACGCGTCCTTGGCCTGCATGAGGTCAGCCATTCGACGTCCGTATCACTCGTCGGGGTCGCCGCGGCCGAGTCGGCCGGGGGAACGCATGCCGCGCACCTCACCGCCGGACCCGGTGACCTCCGCGAACTCGCCGCCGACCTGCTCGGCGTGCTCGGCGAAGTGCCCCACCTCGGGCCCGTCGAACTGCTGCGGCTTGAGCAGGCCGGGGGCGGGTGGCCGCTGATCCCCGGTCCGGTTGTCCAGCCGCGGGTCGACTTCGAGCGCTTCCAGCTCGTCGGCGGCGGCCTCGGTGACCCCGGCGAAGCGGCGCTTCTTGTCGAGCTCCGCGCCCGACAGCCCGCTCCCGCTCCCGCTGTCCCGGGTCGCCACCTGGCCGGTGCTCGCGCCCTGCTGGCTTTCCGCCGTGCTGCGTTCGGCGCGGCGGCTCGCCGCGGTGCCGCCGGTGCTCTGCGGTCCCTGCTGGCTCTGGTCCTTGTCGTCTGCCATGACTCTGCTATCCCTTCGGTCCCGTGGTCCGGTGGTCCGGCGCTTACGCCTTGAGCATCCGGAATGCGGCGTCGTTGACCGAGTCGGCGCCGTGGCGGACGTAGGCCAGCCAGCCGCGCTGCCCGGTCGGACGACCGAATCCGGTACCGGCGGTGGTCTGCTGGAACAAATGCGGCACAAATTCCATCGTCATGCCGATGCGATCGGCAATCACATAATTGTTGAAATCACCGAAAACCATGACGTAGTCGGTGCCCGCGGCGATGGTGCCGTCCATGTCCTCGGACTCGTAGGCGGGCCGGTTGAGCAGCGTCGTCGGGCGGTCCCCGGCCAGCGCACCCCACAGCTCGTACGTCGTCCCGAACGCGCGGATCATGTTGTAGATCAGGTTGTTGGCCAGCCAGGACGCGTTGCGCCGGTACCGGGCGGGCAGGCTGCCGTGCAGCTTGTAGATGTCGCCGATGGCCAGGGCGGTGTCGGAGGCCGTGGTGACCTCGGAGGCGCCGCCGGTCAGCGAGGGCACGATCCCGGTCGGCATGGCCACACCGGAGCCGACCGCGAACGCCTGCGCCTCCAGGATGTCCTTACCGGCGGCCATCAGCATCGCCACCTCGGCGGTCACGTTGGCCGCGTCCTGGATGGCCTCGATGGAGATCGGGACGAACCCCTGCGCCTTGTAGATGGGGATCGTGGGCTGCGCGAACGTCGTGGAGTCGTCGGAGACCTGCGCGGCTTCCGCGTCGTAGGACCACGCCACCGCGCCGGACGAAATACCATTCCAAGTATCGCCGATAGCGACCACTGTGCGGGCCGCCTGACGAATTTCGTTCACCGATCCATTCGCGGTCAATACAATTGTTGGATCGAGCTGGAAAGGCACTAAATAGCCGCCTGCGCTATCTGTCAATGACATTGCGCGGGTTTGCCGGGAAATGTGCTGAACGGTGGCGACGGCCTGCCGTTCCTCCACGGACAGGTTCGCGACCCGGTCACCGGCCTTGAAAATCTTGCACCAGGCGCGGAGGTAGGCGGGCTGGCTCCCGGCCAGCATGAACCGGGCCAGGTTGCCGTCTTCGTCGTCCCAGCGCTCGATGATGTCCGTGGATGCCTTGCGGATGGCGTCGGTGGCCGCGGGCATCCGCTCGCACGCGCTCAGCGCGCGGGAGTGCCACTCGCGGGCGACCGCATCCGGGTCCCGACCGAACGTGCGCACCTCGTCGAACGCCCACGGGTTGCGGAACCGGGCGTCGGTGATGGAGTCGGGCTCCATGATGGCGTCCCGGTCGTAGCCGTGGGAGCCGTCGTGTCCGCGGCCGTTGCGCTGGTTGTCGAACGCACCCCGCTCGGAGCGCAGATACCCGACGGCGGACAGCCCGTCGGTGGTCTGCCGCACCGCAGCGAGCGCCGCGTCCCGCTCCAGCCGCCGCCGGTGCGCGTCGACGTCCTGGAACTCGATCTCCAGCTCGGAGAAGTACTTGTCGTCCTCTGCGGACGGGTTGTCCAGCTCTGCGATCGCGCCCATCTGGGTGCGCAGATCATGCAGCCGGTTGATCGCCTGGCTATGGGTGAGAGTCGGCCCGCGTCGCTGGCCTGCTGCGTCACGCTCGTCCGGCTGATCGAGGGTGCCGGTGCCCTGGTCCTCGCCGCTCATCGGCGTTCTCCCTGGATGCCTCATCGATTGGGGGCAGGGCCAGGGCAGCGCTGAGCACGTCGCGGTAACGGCTACGCAGATCGATCTTGCGCGCGGTGGGGTTCAGCGGTCGCTGACCGCTGCGAGTCGGTTCCGGCGTGCTCGTCCCTGGCCGCGAGTGCTCCCCGGCCGGGGGCTGCGCGGTGCTCTCCGGCGCGGCGTCACGTTCGTGGGGGGCGGACGGCGCGTGGTCGGCGGCCGGTTCTCCGGTGGTTTGCGGCTCGTGCGTGTGGACCGCAGTGGCGGCCACGTCGGCATTGTGCACCAGCCGGGCCGCGTTTTCGGCCATGCGGGCCAGCTCGGCGCGTCCCAACGGCTGCCACCGGCTGCGCGGGTCCTCCGCGGGCGGGGTCGGGCCGCAGCTGGCGGCGCGCGCCATCTCCGCGTCCAGCAGCGCCACCACCCGCCCGGCCGCGGCCCGCTTGTCCAGCGCGGCCAGGTCGATCACGATGCGGGAGCCGTCGGAGCTGCGGGCGGACACGTCGGTGTCGGTGTAGGCGGGCCACACCACCGGCCCGGCCTCCGACACGGACACCTCGATCAGGTCGCGGCGCAGCGGGTACTCGTCTTCGTCGCCCTCACCCCAGAACAGCTTGTCGAACAGCTCCCGGTCGTCTTTGATCAGGTCGCCGCGGGCGGTGTACCACTTCTCCTTGAGCACCTTGAATCTGAAGCTCATGCCCCTGACCGTCTGAGCGCGGATCGCGTCCGCGAACGGCGCCGTCAACCAGTTGTCGATCATCCGCCCGGCCGACCACGAGCCGCGCTCGGTTTCCTTGGCCTCGTCCCAGCGGCCCAGCGGCAGGCTGCCCAACAGCGGGTGGTGGCCGTGGTCGAACTGCATCTTGGGCATGGCGTCGCGCAGCGTCTTCTTCGTCGCCCCCGGCAACACCTGCTCCAGGTAGGTCCCCTCCCAGCTGTTGATTTCGGTGAGGGAGTTGAAGACGGTCCAGTGCCCGTCGATGCTCAGACCGTCCGCGGTGTCTTCGTGCCGCAGCTCCTCGTCGACGGTGCGCGACAGGTTGTCGCGGACCGGTTGGCCCCGCAGAAGGGCGCGCAGCGCGAAGTCCGGGCAGTCGTTCATGAGCCGCTCCGGGTCGCGCCCGGTCTTCCGGAGGCGGTCCACGAAATCGGACAGGGTCAGCCGGTCATCGGCGGTGGGCGTGCGCATGGTCAACCTTTCCCGTTGGTGTGCGCCAGCCGCGGATGCGGGTGCGCCCCGGACAGATGCAGCTCTCGATCCACCGCATCCAGCTCCCCCGTCTCCGGGAGCTCGTCATCGGCGTCACGGGCGGACTTGGTGCCCGCCGCCGCCGGGGCGGGCGTGGTGGCGGGCGTGGCGGCGGTGGGCGGGGCGCCGCCGGGGGGTTGCAGCTGCACACTCACCAGGCCGGTCGGGACCAGCCGGGACACGTCTTCGGCGTCGACGGCCTCCACCGCGCTCTCCGGGGTGAACCCGGCCGTGATGTAGGTGTTGATCGTGGAGGCTTTGATCTGGTGTACCTCGGCGCGGCTGCGGGCGTCCTCTTTGAGGAACGCCACATCCCGCGTGTCGAACCACAACCGGGCATCGCCGCCGGGCGGCGGGACCAGCGTCTCCAGCGACCCGGCCGCGTTACCCCACAGCGCCTCCAGGGTCAGCTGCCCGAACCGGCGCATGGCCTGGCTGTAGTTGGAGTACGTGGCTTGAGATATGCCCTCCGACAGCCCGACGATGACCGGGGGCACCCCGGCGCGGGCGGCCAGCCGGGTCTCCCCGCGGCCTTGCAGATGCTCGAACCCGATCTGCTCCAGCTGCGCGCCGATCACCTTCACGTCGGCGCCGCCGCCCAGGAACAGGGTCTTGCCCGCGTTTTCCGGGCCGCGGTGCTCGATGTTCATCTTCTCTTTGAACTCGGCGAACTGCGTCGGGGTGACCGACTCCGCCAAGCTCACCGACAGCGCCGGGGTGGCCGCGTTCTCGAAGTACCGGGTCTTGTGCCGCTCCATCGCCTTGTCGTTGACGACCTCCCGGATGACCGACGTCAGCCACGACTGCCCGCGGTAGCGCCCGGACGGGTCCGGGTCCGGGGCGAAATGCGCCACCTCTTTGACGTCGAACAGGGCGACCTCTTCGGGGCGGCACTGCTCGATGCCGCCCTCGTGGTAGGTGTAGCCCACCCGCCGATACCCGAGGAACTCCCCGGACGGTTTGATGATCGGCATGAGGATGATCTGCACCCAGTCCGGGCGCAGCCGCACCGACTCCGGCCCGCCGATGCCGGTGGTCGTGGTGACGTAGGCGTTCCCGGCCAGGTCGACATCCTGGAGCATCCGGGCGAGCAGGTCTTGGGTGGTGCCGCCCGGGTACGGCCGCTCCAGCAGCGCCAGCCCCGGCAGGCTGAACAGCCCCGACGGGCGCCCGCCGCGCATGCGTTGGAACGCGAACCGGATCAGGCTGAACGCCAGCACCCGGACCCCGATGATGGCGGCGACGGCGCCGTTTTCCTCCATGAGCTGGCTGGCGTAGCCCTCGAAGCTGGACGCCACCCGCTCCACCGGCTCGTACCGCCAGTCCTGGTTGCCCGGCCCGAACCCCCACGTCACAGCGGTGTCGGCGTACAGCCCGGACAGTGCGTAGGCGTAGTCGTCGATGGTGGTGATGGAGCGGTCAGTGGTCGCCACGGCGGCGCGGGTGTCGCGCCATTGCTCGATCACGCCCGGCACCGCTTACCCCGCTTGCTGCTGGGTGGGCCGCACCTGGGACACCGCGTGCGGGGGGCGGCGCGGCCGGACCTCTCGGGGTGCCCGCAGCAGATCGCGCACGATCACCACACCCCCCACGGTCAAGGCCACTCCGGACAGCATGAGGCCCCACGGCGCTCCAAACTGGAAGCCCACGCCGACGCTGGTCAAAGCAACCCCGATCAACAGCAACGCGATCGCGTAGCTCGACAGGCTCGGACGTTTCACACCCACTCCCCCCACGGGGTCGCTCCCTCTTCCGCGCCGTGCACCCGAAACCCGTGCAACGCGCAGGTCACCGAAACCAGTGGGGTGATGTCGGCGGTGGACTTGCGCTGGTCCCAAGCCCACGCGTCCGCCAGAGGTCGGGTACCGGCCTCCTTGACCGCATCATCTAGCGGTTGCTGCCCACAGTGGCGGAGGCGGTCGGATTCGGCGGTCGTGTCGCCGACCAGCTCCCCGCACGCCATGGCCAGCTCACGCCCGGACAGCCCCCGCATGCCGCCCTTGCCGGGGTGGTGCGGATGCCACCGGTGCAGCCCGGCATTCTCGAGGTCCACCGCCAGCGCCCCGCCCTGACCGGCCGGGTTGTAGATCACGCAGCAGACGTTGTATCGGGCGACCAAATCCATGATCCGCGGCACCACCCACGCCGTGCCGCCGCCGGGGCGGTGGTCGGTGACCTTGATATGGAACCGGTCGTCATCCTCACGCCGCCCCGCGGACGCGACCGCCGCCGTGCGCCCGTCCAGGCTCACCTCGAACGCCAACGCGATCGGGGAGCCGGGCCGGGATCCCGGGTCGGCGATCAGCGCCCACCGGTCGGTCTCGATGCGGCGGGCGTCTTCGTCCAGCTCCGGCCAGTCCCCGATGTTCAGCCGCTCCACGATGAACGTCTTGAGGCCCATGGCGCGGACCTCGCGGGCGATGCGCCGCTCCCGCAGCCGGAACCCGAGCCCCGGGTTCGACGCCGCCCACTCGCTGCGGGTGCGGGCCATGTTGCGGGTCGCGGCCACACCGGTGTCCATCGCGGCCCGGAAGGCGTCTTCGTCGGCCTGCCACTCCAGCCACACCAGCCCGGCCATGTCGTCGTCGGCTTCCGCGCCGGGCGGCGGCGGCTCCCCGGCGATCGCGGCCAGCGCGCGGGCCCGCACCCGCGCCAACGTCACCCCCCACTGGTGGACGTCCTTGTCCACGGCCGAGCTCGTGTACCACAGCTGCGGGTTCGGGACCGCGGACAGCGTCGGCAGCTGCGCCCCGACGACGGTCTCCGGCAGGTTGAACGCCTCATCCCAGATCACCAAATCCGCCGTAAAACCACGCCCGGAGCCAGTGGTGCGCGCGACGAACCGCAGCCGGCACACCCGGCCGCCGGAGATGTGCCGCCCCGACGACCCCGAGATGATGACCTTCGTGGGTTTCAGCTCGATGCCCTCGTTGCCGTGCGCGGACTGGAACCCGTTCGCGGCGACCCGGCGCAGCATCCACGGCGTGTTCTCGATCCGGCCCTTGATCCGCCGGTACGCCTCCGTCGAGGTTTTGAACTCGTGCGCGGAGTGCAGGATCAGGTCCTCTTCGAACAGGAACAGCCCGGCCAGCTCCCGCGCCTCCAAGATGGAGCCCTTGCCGTTCTGCCGCGGCACCAAGATCACGACCTCGAACGCCGACCACTCCCAGGCGTCTTCGGACGGGTCCTCCGGGGACGGCTGCTCCCACAGCGCGCAGTCCAGGCAATACTCCTGCCACGGATCCAGGTACAGCCCGGTGGTGGCGGCCAGCTCGACCACCTCCGGGCCCGCCGTGACCAGCCGGTCAGTCTCCGGGGGGAGCAGTAGGCGGGCGGGCTCTTGTCTGCCGTAGAGCGTCGGCGCGGGCCTTGGAGCGTTTGGTGGCGCGGCGGTCTGCGAGGTCATCGGCGACGTCCTCGGTGGACTCCTCGATGTCGGGTGAGGACGGTCGGATCCGCAGCCCCCACAGTTCTTGCTGGTCGTGCAGGGCGCGCAGGCACAGCATGGTCGCGGTTTCGGACCCGCCGAGCGCCTTCACCATCCACGCTTGCAGTATCCGTTCATAGCGATCATCGGTGAGGGCGCGACGCTCCCGCACGGTCAGGGCAGGCTCTTCTTTGGTGCCGCGGACCCGGGTCGCGTGCGCCAGGTACGCCTGCCGGGCCGCGGCGGCGTTGCTGTACAGCGACGGCCCGGTACCGGTCGGGTCCGGGGACTCGGCGATCCGGTCGAAGTCCAGCGCCCCCACCGTCCGCAGGAAATGCGCCCGCTCCTGGCACTGCTCGGTTTCGGCTTTGGTGCGCCGCAGCCGCGGGCTTTTACGGCCCAGCCCTTCGGTGCTGCGGCTCACCGCGGCGCTCCCGGTCCGCGGGCGGCGGCAGCCGCGGCCCCGATCGCGGCCCGCACAAAGCAGTCCTTGGCCTCCAGCAGCTTCCGCAGGCCCTCGGACAGCTCCGGCCCATCCGGCAGCCGGGCGATCATGTCCCCGCCGATGTCCCAACACAGCGTGGACACCGCCAACGCCTCCGGCGGCAGCTGCATGTTCGGCGTGAGCCACCGCGCGAGGTGCTGCGTGGCCGGGTGCCGATCCTCAACAGAGATCATCGCTCAGACCCGGATCCCGGCCAGCGCCAACCCGGACAGCGCCCCGTCCACGGCCAGCCCCGGCCAGCGCCGCACCCCGATCTGCCGGGCCGCGGCCCACCCGCTGCCCCACCCGGCCTCTTCGGGCAGCAGCGGCGGGTTCGCCCGCAGTCCGCAGTGGAACTCGGCCACGGCCCGCCGGAAACAGCCCGGACACGCCCCGCAGGGCTGCCCCACCGGCAGGTAGCACGACCGCGTCAACGGCAGCAGCTCCGCCACCTGCGGATAGTCGCGCAGCGTGCGGCGCAGCAGCCCGGTCTTGGTCATGCGGGCGGCCGGGGCGACCACCCGGATCGTCGGGCCGTCACCGGCCAACGCGCGGGAGGTGGCCCGGTGCCATGCCCGCGACCGGTCCGCCTCGACTTCCCCCAGCACCGTCGACGTGTAGATCACCGAGGGGCGCATCCACGCCGCCGCCGCCACCAGCAGCGCCAGGTGCCGATGCGGGATGTAGCCGGCGGTGACGTCGGCGTTCTCCCCGATCGGCGGCCCGGTCAGCGTCACCGGCTCGAACCCGGCGATGCGCTGCGCCAACCCGTCCAGCACCTCCGCCATGGCCAGCTCGTACGGGGCGCCGATCTGCACAAACACCGGCAGCGGCGCCCCCGTCAGGTACCACACGCACAGCGACGCCACCCCGCCGGTGAACAGCAGCACCCGCGGCGCCGGACCAGGCAATCCCCCCGCCACCAGCTCCCCCCACCCCGGCCGTGCCACCAGTCGCAACGCGGTGCTCACGGCATTCGCCCGGCGATGTCTTGGAGCAGCTGGAGGATCTTCTCGTCGCGTTCGTTGGCGCGCCGCAGGTAGTCGACGAGGGTCAGCACCTCACCCGAGCCGCCGTTCCACGTGGGCCACCCCCACGGCGCCGGGCCGTCCTTCTCGCCCCACACCACCTGCGAGCACAGCAGCCGCAGCTGCTGGGCCTGTTCGGGTGTCAACTCGTCATCCCCCTCGGTCGGCGCGGCGCCGCCGCGGAGCCGGGCGGCCACCGCCGCCACCGCCCCCGCCGGTTTGTTGATCTCGATGTGCATGTCGTCGGGGCGCCCGGTGTAGTCCCCGCCCCACCGCAGGCAGCCGTCGTACAGCCGCAGCCGGGCCCGGATCTTCGCCACCTGGTCGGGGCGGAACGTGCCGCGTTTCCCCAGGGGATGCCGGGTCGCGTTCAGATCGATCGCCGTCCCGGACGCATGGTTGCTCAATGCCACCCCGGCCCGGATGACCCGGAACGCGTAACCCCAGTCGTCCAGCTGACCCTCGTCGATCGGCTCGATCTCGCGGTGAAACCACGCCGCGAAGTCGACCAGCAGCCACCCGGCGTCCCCGTCGGCCAGCCGGATCCGCCGCGCGGTGCCCGGGATGTCCCAGATGCGCAGCCGGACCGCGTCCCCCGCGGGCCAGCCGTTCTGCGAGGTCGCCACTACGCCCGCCGCCCGGGGGTGCCGTCTTCCTTGCTGGTCACCACCAGCCCGCTCACGCCGCACAGCAGCGTGAACTCCACCCCCGGGAACCGCTGCTGCAACATCTCCACGATCTCCGCCCGGTCCTGCGCCATCTCCGGCGCATCCGTGGTGGTGATCAGCACCCGCTGCCCGCGCCGCACCTGCGCGGCGTGGAAGACCCGGTCCGTCATTCCGGCTTCCAATCCAGCGGCGGGAACGCCATCCCACCCGGGCCGCCGTTCAGGGCCTTGAGCTGTTCGGTGCGGCCTTGCAGGGCATGCCCGACCGCGGTGCGGGTGGCGTCCTTGACCGTCTCTTCGGTGACCGCCTCGATCGGCACCATGTGCGCCCCGGCGACGTAGCTGCCCAGCCGGGCCAGCGACGGCACCAACACCCACACCAACACCACCACCCCGGGCGGCGGCGCGGCCGGGTGCATGGTCACGGTCGCGGAGTACCGGCAGGCTTCCCCGGGAATGGCCTGCTCCAGGGCCTCGCCCGTCCAGCGGGTGTACTCCCAGGTGAGCTCGACGTGCCGGGCGTTCACGCCGACCTCCGCTGTCCCGGCGGCCCGACCGTGGCCGGGTGCCCGCCATGGCGGGGCTTGGCCGCGAGCGTGATCTCCGTGTAGCCGGTGTCCCGTTTGCGGGTGTTGAGCCGGATCAGCCCCGGCCACTGCTGCCGCAGGCTCGCCACCGACTCCGCCACCGCGGCCGGGGTGCGTTGGCCTTGGCAGCCGCCGGGCAGCGTGTAGAAGTTCGCGCGGGCGGCCATCCCGTCATGCCGCAGCACCGCACCGTCCCACCACCACGCCCGCAGGCTCAGCTCGTGCTCGTCTTTGTAAGGCACGGTGAACCGGTGTACCGGATGCCCCGGTCGGGTGAAACATCCGAACACCGTGAAGATCAGGAACTTGAGTCCTTCGGACAGCCGGCCCGGGGTCAGGTAGAACGCGTTCACCACCGGCGCCAGCCCCCACACCCACAGGTCCCGGGCGAAGCACTCCGTGAACATCGTGGTGAACAGGGCGTCGACGTCGGCGACGGGCCGCAGCCGTTTCTTGTCCAGGGCCTCCTCGATGCCGGTCACGTCGTCGTCGACGCACACCAGCGGTGTCCCCGGCGGGTAGGCGCCGATGATGGCCTCCCGCTGAGCGGTAATGCCGCGCCGGTCCGTGGTCACCAACTCCACCCCGGCCGACGTGGTCAGCGCGCGGTAGGCGTCCAGCTGCTCGTCATGGTCATGGGTGAACACGGTGATGCGGCTCGGCCGCACCCCCGACCCCAGCAGCCACGGCAGCGCCCGCGCGCTGAGGCTGTCCGCCCGCCGGAACGACGGCACCGCCACTTGGTATTCGCGGGGACGTCCACGCGGCATCACCGATCACCCACCCGCGGCGGGTCCGGGCGCATGCTGCGGGTGTCCCGGCCGCCGATCAGCCGCCCGGATGCCTTCTTCGCGACGCGCGGATCGCGGCCGTGGGCGGCAGAGACGGCCCCGGCGGTGCGGTAATCCCGGATGTCGGCGGGCTCCCCGGTGACCAGCCGGGCCGCGATGCTGCGCTCCCGCTGGGTGCGCATCTCCCGGGCGCGTGCGGTCTCCAGCGCCACGGTGGCGCAGTCCCGCATGCCGCGCAGCGCATAGAACACCACGCTGAACCGGTAGCCGTCGCGCTGCCGCAGCCGCATCGGGGTGACCCCGTGCACCAGCTCATACCCGGGGAACAGCACACACCACCCGTCCCGGCACGGCACGGTCAGGTCGTACTCCGGCAGGTGCAGCGCCCCGCCCGCCATCTGCCTGCGGATGACGGGCATCGCCGACCAGGCCCGGAAGTTCCCGGCGTCGCGGTGGTACGGCAGCACCGTCGAATTGTTGATCACGCCGGAGGTCCAGGTGGTTTCGCCCAGCCGCCACTCCGCCTTGACCGGGGTGACCTCCGCGATGCCCTGTGCGAACACTGACGGCACCCACTCCGCCAGCGACGCGCTCAGATCGTTGGCATAGCGCAGCAGCACCCCGTGCAGCTGCGGGTTCTCTGTGGACAGCTGCGTCGGGGTGCAGCCCTCCCGGCCGTAGATCGGCCGCCGCGGATAGGACCCGAACGTGCGGGAGTCCCCGTACATGCCGCTGGCCCGCTGCACCGGGTTCCACTTGTCGATGCCCAACACCGCCCGCCGCAGGTCCCCGACCCCACCCTCGATCGGGGTGTAGATCAGCTGCGGGGCGCCGGAGCCTGCGTCCCGCACCAGCACCGCATCGGTGAACGTCGGGTCGTACGCCGGGGCCGTCAGCCCCACCAACTCCGACGCCTGCTTGGGGGTCAGCCGCCGCCGCGCCCGGATCTCACGCAGCCGAACCGGCATCCGCGTCACCTCCCCCGTCGAGCGCGCTGCCCGGCGGCGGCGACTCCCCGACCGCCTCGCTCAGCAGCGCCAACACCACCTCGGCGTTGGAGTCGAAACCGCGCTGCTCGGCGACCAGACCCAGCTTGTCGATCGCCCAGCCGAAGACCGTGTTCGAGTACACCAAGATGATCGTGTGGGTGCCTGCGTGCTCGTACGCGTCCAGCCGCTCCGGGATCCCGTCCCGCGTCCGGGCCTGCGGATCCGCCACCCCGCCCGTCTCCTCCAACGTGGCGTGCAGATCATCCAGCTCGTCGCTGGAGTAGCCGATCACGTCCAGCAGCGCCGGGTCGAGGTCGTTGGCGGCGTCCAAGATCCCCGTCAGGCCCTCCAGATCCGCCCAGCCGCCGACTTCGGTCAGCCGGTTGAGCGCCACCCCGACCTGCAACGCCTCCTCGTCACTGCGCGACGACCAGCCCCGCGTCACCGGCCACAACCAGTGCCCCTGCTTGTCGGTGGTGATCCCGTCCGGCGGGTCCTGCCCCTCGCCGAGCATGGAGACCAGCTGGTGCAGACGACCATGCCCGTGCACGAGCTTGCCGGTGCGCTCATCCAGCACCGGCTGCTCCAGGAACCCCCACCGCTCGATGGACAGCTTGATGCGGCGCTCGTCGTGGCCCTTCGGGTTGATGTCCGCCTCGTGCATCTCATCGACGCGCATGTACTCGGTACGCCGCGGAAGCGTCTGTGTCACCGGCACACCGTGACACCGGCATCGCGCAGACCAGCGCCGACACGCCGCACCAGCCACCAGCCGAAGATCACGACTGTGGGGCATCGCGGGGGGAGACAAACGGGCACGGAGCGGGTCACCGGGTCTGCCATGATCTAACTGGCCGGGTACCCCCCCTATGCCCGCTTGACCTGCACAAACGTGGTCGCGATGATCCTTGTGTGATCCTTTGAAGATCCTTCACCGATGATGTTCGGTGATCCTCTGTGGTCAGGGGTCTTCGTCGGCGATCCATGCGCTGGCGTCGATCGCAGACCAGTGTGATCGTGTGGACTTCTGGATGTTGTGAATCAGATGAGCTGGTTCGAGGTTCTTCGGCTCGTACGGGTCTCCACCTTCGGCTATCGCTACCGTGTGATCCACGCTGAAGGACCAAGGGTCAGGGTAGGCAAGCGACAGATCGATGGGCTGTGCGCACAGCGTGCAGATCATTGGCCTGCGTTTGCGCACAGCCGCAACAGCTTTGCGCCAGCGATGGCCAGTGGGTCGCACGAACTGCTCAGTCGACGACGACAACATGGTCAGCGACAACAGTGACAACACCATGGCTTGCTACTGATCATGGTGCTGAGGATAGGTGTATCTCTGCTGACCTTGCTCTCGATACACGTGTGACGCACACGGGTGTGCGCACGTGGGGGTGTGGTCTCGGGTGGGGATCATGGGGGGCGGGGGCATGGCCCGGTGGGGGGCAGTCCTGGTAAGAGGCCCTTGAGATACACGCCAGGGCGGAGATACACGCCCTGTGGTGCGAGCCCCCGCTAAAACGGGTGCGGCCGGGGTGTGCACCCGCGGAGTCTGGAGATACACGCCTGGCTGTCAAGACGGTGTTGACACTGCGATCGGGCCTGGCAGGGTGCCGGGGTGTCGCCGAGCCCCCGTGAAAACGGCACGCCTGGCGCGCATACGATGCCCGGAGATACACGCGCGCCGGGAGGAGATACACGCCGTGGCAGGAGGCGATGAAGCGGTCGACCGGGCCGCTCGGATCGACGAGCTGACCAAGCAGGCCGACTGGATGGAGGCCCGAGTGCGGGCGCTGCCCGTCGGTGACCCGTTCAGCCCCGGCATCATGGCGGCGGTCAACGCGCTGCGGGACTCGATCGCGCACTACGAGGCGGGCGGGCCCGTGGACGTCGAGCGGGTCACGTCATGACAGCCCCCGAACAGGGCAGCCCCAACTACATCGACGTCGCCGATCTGATCGTCACCTTCCGCACGCTGCGCGCGCTCGCCGACGATTTCGGGTGGGGCACCGGCGCGAACGCGTCGGTGGTCGAGGCGATGCGGCTGGTGTCCGGCTACTGCTACCGGGTACTCGACGCCGACATCGAAGCCCTCGCCGCAGACAACGACCTGCCCGCCTTGGAGCGGCGGGTGGAGGCGGTGCGGGAGGCGTGGGCCCGCGCATCGGAGGCGACCGACCTGCCGCAGGGCTTCGGCTGGCCCGGCGATCTGTACGACGCGTTGGAGGCGCTGTGACCGATCCGCTGCACCCGCAGGTCAGCGTGACCGGGCCGGGTGGGACGTTCATCCCGCTGCGCGCCGAGACCGACGAGGACGGCCAAACGCGGTACGTGTCCGACCCCATGATCGTCACCCCAGAGATCACGAGGATGTTCATGACCGGCACCTTCCCCGACGACATCGAGACCGGGCTGGATCAGCGCGGCGGCCGGCGCACCGACGACGGTAAGCAGGTGCCGGTGTGGGTATCCCTGACCGTGCTCGGCGATCCGTATCTGGCCCTCACCCCGAACGAGGCGCGGTCGCTGGCGGCGCGGCTGCTGCGGCTCGCGATGGACGCCGACCAGATCACCTCGTCCGCACCGCCGGAGGGATCGTGACCGACCTCGACGACAAGCCGCCGCTGGCGGAACTGGTCGCGTGCTGGCGGTGCCTGGACCGGATGGCGGCCGCGATGCAGCCCGGCGCACCCGGCCGCCAGGCCATGATCGACGCCCAGCAGTGGATCACCTGCGTGATGGCCGAGCACTACGGCACCCGGTCCTGGGCACACCTGGTCCCCGACTCGGAGCGCTATTACACGAGCGTCCCCGACGAGCCGATGCCCGTCGGGGACGCATTCCTGAACCGCTATTACACGCCGCGGCTGGTGTCACGCGGGGACTAGGACGGGCCATGGCGCGCTCAGCGCGGCCGGTGTTCCGGCTCACGGTCCGCCCCACGCTGGGGTGGGAGGACTTCCCCAAGCGATCCCCGTGTTGCGGTGACGCCATCTACCCGCGGCCCGGGCAACGGCTCGGGATGTGCGGCTACTGCGGCGGGCCCGTGCAACCGCGGCGGGACTAGCCGAGCGAGCCCGGCGGGCGCTCATCCCCCTGATAAATTGGGCATCGCCTCCAGATCAGGGGCAACCTTGGGAATCCACCGGCCGCGCGCTTCCGTCAATGATGAGCGGGCCGGTGGACCGGGAAGACGCCGCGGCCCCGACCCCCGCGGAAGGGGCCGGGGCCGTAGCTCCGATCAGGACAGTTCGCGATGCGCCTGCGCCTGCTCCCAGGTCATGTAGCGCACGTTGTGCGAGTACACCCCGGCCTCAACACCCTGGCTGTTGTCCGGGCCGCACACGTGGTCGCCCATGGTGCGGCAATCCCAGGCCGGGTCATCCTCGGCGGTGCGCAGGTCGTCGATGTTGGCGCCGTCCAGCTTGGCGCAGTCGTCGAAGTGCATGCCCGCCTCAGCGGTGGGCGCCGAGCAGGCCGGGGCGGCGGCAACCGGGGCAGCCGGGGCGGCGGCGGCGGTGGCCGGGTGGATGATGTTGAGGGCGCCGAGGATGAAGATCCCGGCGGTGAACGTGGCGGTGGCGACGACAACGGTGAGGACGATCTGGACGAGGGCCCGAACGACGAACATGACTCAAGTATGCGCGCCGGGCGCGCATACGGCATCGTGATGGACGCAACTGAGCGCGCGGAGCGGAGGCTGACGCGGTGACCGACACGGCCTACTGGTGGGAGCGGCGCCGCGACGGCGAACGCACCAGCGTGTATCTGGCCCGGGTGCTCGGCGAGCTCGGCCCGGCGTTCGGGCAGGTCGCCAACTACGCGGAGGCGTGTCACTACGACGACTTTCGCTGCCCGCCCGACGTCGACGACGGCATGAACATCAGCAGGTTGCTCGCCGACATCCTGCGCGTGGTGCAGGTGCAGGACCATGCCGCGCTGAAACAGCGCGGCATGGCGGTGGCGCAGGCGGCCAAGGACGGCGAGTTCGACGCCACCAAGGCGGAAGCGGACGAGTGGGCGCAGTCGGAGGACGGACAGGCCGCGTACAGGTTGCTGCTCGGCGGGCAGCGCCCGCACAACGGCCCACGAGGCTGAAAACGACACCGCCGGGCCGCCCCGAGGGAGGGACGGCCCGGCGTCTACTCGGCCGGGTGGGCTACTTCTCGGCCGGGTGCTCAGCTCGGCCGAGGGGGGTGTCAGCGTTCGCGGACCAGTCGCTGAGCTTCCTCGACCACCGAGTACATCGGCGCGAACACGTCGAGCATCGACTTGGCGATCTGCCGCTGGGTGTCGAGCGCCCGCGCGTACAGGTCGAACACGTTGTCGATGATCTCGTCGAGTGCGGCGAGGCGTCCGTTGCCTTCACGGCGGGACGCGGGACGGGTGGTCTGCGACGGGGTCTGGGTCACGAGCGCCCACCGTACGAGTGAGCGCCGGGCGTTGGCACGGTGCAATCGGTAGGCGGTCAGCCCGTGTCACCATGACGCCATGCCCGGCACGAAGTGGAAACGATCACTGAAGCGGCCCCGCATGTACGAGGCTCTTCGCCGCAAGGGCCACTCCAAGAGCAGCGCGGCGCGGATCTCGAACGCGGCAGCCAAGAAGACCCGCCGCCGTCGGAGGAAGTAGCGATCATGGTCTCCAGCCGAGGCGGCAAGTACGGGTTCGTTTACGCGTCCAGGCAGAAGGTGTATCGAGCGCTGCGCCGTCACGGCATGACCAAGCAGCAGGCGGCGCGGATCGCCAACGGGGGCCGCACCCACGGGCAGCGGTCGGCGATGTCCCGCAAGGCGGCCCGCACCCGGAAGGCGCGCGGGCGTCGCCGGTGACGCCGATCATCGGCGGGTCGGCGGGTGACGTCGTCATGTGGTGTGTGCTGGTCGGCGGGGCGTGGTTCGGGGTGTCGCTGCTGCTGGCGGTGCGCCGGTGACTGACGTCCCCCGTGATGTCCCGCGTGACGTCACGCGTGACGCGCAGCGGTGCCCGGCGTGCGGGCAGCTGCGCGCCGCGGAGGCGCTGGCGGAAACGTTCGAGCTGGGCATGCTGGCCGGGCTGCTCGCGCTCGGGTTGGACCGCCCGACCGCCGACCGGGTCGGGGACCGGATGCGGGCACTGGTCGCGTCCCCAGCTGTGGGCAGCTCTGTGGACGCGGACGGTTCGTTATAGCTATCGGAGCTATAGGTGCGCCGGATGCGACTACCCCCCGTTTTTTCCGGATGTCGCCGCGGATTTCACCCGTTCGGATGCCAGGATGATCCCCCGTGACCCCGGGGCAGTGGCTCGATGATCTGCTGGCCATGCCCGGCCGGATACGGAGGATCTTGATGGTTGGTGAGCAGACCCAGGCGCAGCTCACGGCGCTGACGGCGGCGATCGATGAGGTGGCAGGCGAGCTGGACGCCCTGGACGCGAAGCTGCAAGAGGGGTCGACGGTGGACGCGGACACCGCGCGAGCGCTTAGCCCGCTGGTGGCGCGGCTGCGCGGGCTACGCCCGGATGAGCCGACGGGCTAGGCGTCAGCGCGTGAGCGAGGACGCCGCGAACGTCGAGATCGCCGACGACGCCGAGCCCGCCGCCCGGCAGTGGTGGGGTGAGGATCGGGCGCTGGAGCGACGGGCCGCCGCCATGCGTCACGCCGGTGAGCTGGCGGAGCAGATCGCGCTGATCAGCACGGTGGACGATCTGGTGGCGGTGGCCCGGTTCTTGCTGGACGGCTAGTGACCGGGCCGGTGGAGATCGTCGGCCCGGACAACTGCCCCTGGCACTACCGCGATCCGGGCGAGCGCATCGACGTGTACGTGGGGGACTGCTACCAGGGCCCGGCCTCCGCGGAGGCGCTCTGCGATAGCTGGCATCTGAACGCCTTCTACCGGGCGGAGCTCGTGCGGGGCGCCCAAAACGAGCGGGGCGCCGCGTTCTGGCGGGCGCAGGCGGCGGTCGCGGCCCCGGGCCCGTCCGGCGACGGACTCGAACCGTCCACCGGTGGTGCCTCCGGGGCCGGGGCGGCGAAGGCCGATCGTAGCCGGGGGGGTCGCCGCCCCCGGGACTCGAACCCGGTCTACGGCACGGTGGCGGGCACGCGGGCGCAGTCCTCAGCGCCGAAGCGGCGACCCGGCCCGGCACGCTAGCCGAGCCCCCCGACAAGATCCGTGATCTACGCGGATCTCGCCGCGGGGTGATCGCCGGGAGCCCACCCGGAACAGCTGTCTGGAGCCAGTACGCCCGACGGGGCTAACACGGTCTGACGGGGGCATCCTACCGAGCCCCCCGACAAGATCCGCCCCTCTAATGATGTTGCACAGCGTCAACCACGGCGAGGTGTGGCCGCGGCCGGGGGGTCGGCGGCCACTGCCAGTGGATCGTGGCGACCCGGCCCAGCAGCTCCCGCACCGCGTCCTTGTCGCACGAACACACGTCGACGGAGGCGCGGTCGAGCACGATCAGCCGCGCCAGCGCGGTCGGGTCACCGATGCGCACCCGCTGCCCGGAGATGAGCTGGCTCAGCATGGCCGGGGAGATGTCGAGGGTGCGGGCCAGCTGGACCTGTGTGATGCCGAGCCGCTCGGTGATCCGGAATACGACGTCGGCGAGCGGCAGCCCGTAGATGCGGCGTTGTTCTTCGAGGTTCACGGTGGTCACGTCCGGCACACGTACCGCGGCGGGGTCGTGTTCGATGCGCGCCCACCGTTTCACGTGAAACGGTGAACCGGGCGGGCCCGGGATCCGTCCGTCCGGGTATGCGCCTACTTGTGGGCGGCGTGTTCGCCGCATCCGCGATCGCCCTACTGGCCGTCTCGACGCTGACCCAGCCGGCGCCGCCGCGACGGGTGGTCGACACGATCACCACCGGGATGGTGGTGGATGCCGGGGCCCCGCTGTACGCGGCGGACCCGAATGGGGTCGGCTGCGCGTTCGGCTGCGGGAAGGTCGGGGTGACCCCGGCGGCGGGGTCGCAGGTGCGCATCGTGTGCCGCACCGAGCAGGGCTACCTCAAGCTGGACGGGCAGCCCGCGCGGTGGGTGTTCGCCGCGGACGTGTTCGCGGTGACCAGGCCCCCGGACTGCGGCCCGTTCGACTAGTTCAGGCCGCGGGCCACTGCCCGCCGAGCGGGTCATCGGGGTCGATGCGGAAGTCATCATCCGGGCCGCCGCCCAGGTCGTCATCCGGGGGGCCGTCGGCGGGCAGCACCATGCGCCCGCCGCCGTTGCGGATCTCGTCCAGCGCGTCGACGAGGATGCCCTTCGCCTGCCACACCGGCATGCTGACCTCGGCGGGCATCACGATGACGCCGCCGTCCCCGTTGAAGTTGCGGGTTCCGCACAGCACCACCCAGGTGATGATCTGCTCCCCGCTCTGCACGAGCGTGCCCGCGGCGGCCCGTACCGCCTCGTCGAGCGGATCCGTGGTGGACATGGCGCACAGTGTGACATAGCTTCGATCACCGGCGCGCCGGGCGCGCGCATTTGACGGTCCTGGCCCGGTCCGGAAGGGTGGCGGGCTTGGCCCCACCACTCCCCCAGCGTCGGAAGGACCACCCGTCTCATGCCCCCCGCAACCATCACGGACAAGACCCCGACCTGGCTGACCGCGACCATGGTGGAGTACCTGCGCCGCATCCGGGACGCCTACACGTTCGCCTCGGTGAACGTCAGCCAGGCCGCCAACATGCACGCGGACCTGACCCGCACCTACCAGGCGGCCCGCGCCACCACGGGGCTCTCCGACGCCCAGCTCGTGCAGGCCGGGTTCCCCGCCCCGGCTGATTTCGTGTGGCGGCCGGAGCGGCGGCGATCGTGACCGCCCCCATCTACGCCACGCTCGGCGGCGAATCCGGCATCGCGGAGATCACCGGGGAGCTGTACAAGCGGCTGCTCGACGACGAGGAAACCCGCGGCTACTTCGACGACGTCGACATGGACCGGCTCGAACATCATCAGCGGGCGTTCCTCACTGCTGCGTTCGGCGGCCCGGACGGCTACTCGGGGCGGGCGCTGCGGCCCGCGCATGCCGGGCTCGGCATCACCGACGTCGCGTTCAATACGGTGGCCACCCACCTGATCTCGATCCTGCACGAGCGGCAGGTGCCCGCGGACGTGGTGACCAACATCGGCCAGTCGCTGTCCACGCTGCGGCCCGATGTGGTGGAAGTCGAGCCGTAGGGCAGGCTCACCGCGTGCTCGCGCCGCTCTGGGGTGTCCCGCCGCGGCCGATAACGCCGCGCCCGCCGATGACGCCGCCTATCGAGCCGATGACGCTCACCGACTGGGTGATGCTCATCGTGGTGTTCCTGATCGTCGCGGCGGTGCTGTCGGAACTCGCCGACCGGCACCGCCGCCGGTAGGGCAGGCTCGCAGCGACCCCCCCAACGAGACCACGAAAGGATCAGCAGGTTGTCCGCCGCGAAGCCGCGTAAGCCCAACCGCCGCCCCGACATCATCATCGACGAGCGCCCCGCCGCCGTGAAGGCCCGACGCGCCCCGAAGATCACTACGAAGCCGAACGTAAAGCGTCGTAAAAACGCGCCGGTCACGGCCCCGGAGCCGACGGCCGCGGCGGTGCCCGCGCCGCAGCCGGTCACCGTCGACGACACCCGCCCGACCCGCGACCCCGCCCTGGTCAACATGACCAACGAGCAGGTGTTCTGTCGGGCGTTCATGCACGCGTGGTTCCTCATGCGCAGCGAAGAGGCCCCGTTCGTGATCGGCGGGGCCAAGCAGGTCCGGCTGTTCTTCGTGTGCGCGCACGGCTGCGGCGGGCTCAAACGCGCCACCCACGACGAACGCACCGGCAAGCGGTGGGCGGTGTCCCGGTCGATGCCGGAGAGCAACAAGGTCGGGCGGCTCAAGCAAGACGTGTTCGAGCAGGAATGTTGGGCCCGGGGGCTGATCGAGGCGTTCGCCGAGCACGGCCGCGCGGTCGCCACCGGGAAGGTCGCGGCGCTGCCCGCCACCGCGGCGGCAGCGCCGGGAGCGCCGACGTTCTCCGGGTGATGCGCTCGTTGCCGCATGTCGACGTGCCGCACGTCATCGCGGACCCGCCCCTCTACATCGGCGACCCCCCGCAGCGGATACGGGCCCGGTTCTGCCCGGACTGCGTAGCAGGCCAGTACGCCGTGCGCGGGCGCATCCTCGACACGATGAGCCATTACTGCCCCGACGACGGAACCCCCGTGCTGGTGCACTGGTTTCCGCGCTAGCTGCGTCGGCGGGTTACCGTCGGCGGGCTGCGGGGGCCGGGCATGCCGAAAACGGTCGGTAGGTACGCGCATCCGACAGATCCGCCTTGGGCGCCCGGGTGGATCTCCTGGCCCCCCGCAGCACCCGGCGCGCCGGAGATGTATCTGCGAGGTACTTGCTTTGTACTTAGTAGGGGCCGGGGCCCGCCCGCCCGGGTGTGCTGGGGGGACAACGGACGGGCCCCGCGAGGCTCGTCCGCCCGGGTGGGGGGTATGACGGGCGGGCCCCGTACCCCGACACACGGCCGATGCCCGGTTCGGGTTCGGTCGGTTCTCGAGGTTTTGGGGCCGCGATGACGAAGATGGCCATGACCGGGGATTTGGTCGTGCTGCTGTGCGGGATGCGCCCGCCGGGAGCGGGGTGGACGCGCTCCGGGGAGGCGTGGTGGCGGATCCAGCCGGAGCCGCAGATGGTCGACGACGAAACGATCGTGCTGCGCGACCAGGCCGAGCCGGCGGTGCACCGCGCCGCCCGGGAGTGATGGGCATGGAAGCCGGGCAGGCCGCCTACGAGGGATACCGGGTGTACTCGGATGGCCGGTCGCTGGTCAGCGGTGAGCCGCTGCCCGACTGGCACCAGCAGGACCCGGAGATCCGGGCGGCGTGGCGGGCCGCCGCGGATGCGGTGGTGATGTGGTTGCAGCTCGGCGGGGCCGACTAGTCCCCCGGTCGCTTCCCGCAGTGCGGGCACGGGGTCTGGCCCTGGGTCAGCGACGTGTTCATGAGCTGGCTCATGAGGTGCAGCGCTTGCTTCTCGGAGAACCCTGCCTTGCGCCACGTCACGAACAGCTCGTGCATTTGCACGGCGGCCTCTTGCACAGCGGTGAACCCGAACCCCGGGTCCGGCTGCTGGCCGCTCACCGCGGCTTCGGGCCGGGCTTCTTCCCCCGCCCCTTCTTGCGCTTGTCCTTCGGCGTGCCCGGCTTCGGCTTACCGCCCATCGGTCACTTGCCCTTCGCGAACGGGTTGCCCTTCTTCTTGCCCTTCTTGGCCTTGCCCTTCTTGCCTTTCAGGGCGAACGGGTTGGTCGGCTTCTTGCCGCCGGTCTTGACGACGCCCGGCTTCTTAGCTGCCATGTTCGGGTTCCTTCCACTCCGGCAGCTTGACCAGCAGTAGCTCGGCCAGCTGCGTCATCGTTGCGTGATCGCCGAAGCGGTAGCCGACGTCGATCCAGTCGCCACACTCCCGCGCAATGATCGCCGCTATCGGCTGCGGTAGCACGCGCGGCGCCCGGAACATCGCCAGCCGCAGCCGCTTCCGCAGCTGGTCCTCCTCGGTGGTCAGGGCGGCCCCGGGGGCGCGGGTGAACGGCATCACGTCGTGTTGAGGAACGTGGTCGCGGCGTCCGCGGCGACGCTCAGCAGCGGCCCGTCGACGTCCGGGTGCGCGAGGTGCCGCGGCGCGTCGTCGGTCCAGAACCGGCCGTACGGATCGCCTTGGTGCAGGCACCCGGCGATGCTCACCCCCCGCAGTTGCCTCGGGTCCGGGCGCCAGCCGCGCCGCATCGCCGAGTCGATCACCGAGACCTGGTCCAGCTCGACCCCCATGAACAGTCAGCGTGGCACCGACAGGCGGCGGGCCCGGCGAGGCTCGCCGGGCCCGCATGCGAGGGGTGTGCGGTCAGATCACCCGCAGCCCGGTGAACGCGAACGCGGCGATGGCCGACACCCACGCGATCCGGAACCACCACACCCGGATCCGGCCCTCGTCCTTGTCGCCGGTGCGCACGGTGGTGCCATACGTCCAGTGCTTGTTGTCGCCGACCGGGATCCCGGAGTGGGTGCGGGCATCGAACGCGAGGTGCGTGGCCCAGCCGACGCCGACCGCGAGACCCCACGCCCACCACCCGGCCCACAGCCCGTCCGGGTGGGTCAGCGCGAGCACCCCGCAGCCGATGCCGATGAGCACGCAGCCGACCCCGCCCGCCCACACCACCGAGCGCGGGGTGTGCAGCTGCCCGCGGTGCCGCACCCCGGGCCACAGCCGGAACCGGCGGCCGGGTAGCCGGATGGGGGCGCCGCGCACCGCCCAGGACAGGGCGGTCGTAAACGGGGGCAGGTAGGTCGACACCGCCCCCTTGAAATGGTCGATGTCGGGGAAGGTGGCGGCGACGGTCACGATCCCCCAGCTGATCACCCGGATGAGGTCGGCGGTCGGGGTGTGCCCGACCGGGATCAGCGCCGCATACCAGGCGCCGACCGCAGCCCCGGTGATGACGTGCGTGCGGCCCATCATGGCTCGGCCCAGCCGTGATGGGTCATCCCGTCGTCGTCCACCGGGGGCCGTAGCAGGGGCGTGTCGGGGCGGTGCGCGCGCGGGTCGCTGCCGCAGTCGCACCCGGCATTGAACGGGCAGAACCCGGGCCGGTGCCGGCGCACGTACTGGTCGAACCGGCACCCGCACGGCAGCCAGCCCTGCGGCCGGGGCGGGACGGGCGGGCGGCCGAGACCGGGCTCGCCGATGACCACGATCTCCCGTGGCTGCGCCCACAGCGCGGCGTTGTCGGCGAGCAGCTGCCGGTTCTCCTCCTCCAGGCGACGCACCGCGCGGTGCTCGATCCACCACCACGCCGCCAGGATGAGGAAGGCGGCGGCGAACAACACGATCGCCCCGCCCGACAGGTCCGGGATCACGATGGTCATGGCCACTCACCGAACCGGACCCCGGTGAACTCGCCGTCCCGGAAGGATGCCTGCGCGCACGAGCGGGCGAGCGTCAGCGAGTCGATCCACCGGCCCACGCTGGTGATCGTCACCCGACGCTCGGGGGTGACCAGCACGACGTTGCCGGACTCCTCCACTTCCAGCGCTACGTCCGGGGTCAGGTACTCGCGCCAGACGGGGCCGGTCACGACGGCACCCGGTCCGCGGAGATGGTGAACCCGGTCAGCGGCCGGTTCGGTTTCCCGTCCGGGCGGGTCGGGAGCACCGTCGACGGCTGCCGCCAGCACTCCAACGCCGCCGCCGCAGACGGGAACCGGCGCGCCTCGGCCCGGTTCGTGGTGAACGTCCAGTCCCCGGTCCCGCCGTTGCCGTCGGGGTCGTAGTCGACGAGCCAGGCCCCGTCGTCGAGATTGTTCGGGTCCGCCACCAGCTGGGCGGCGGTCCCGACGAAACGGATCACCCACTGCTCGGTACCCCCCGGGTTGTGGGTGGGGCAGTCCGGGCAGTTGGGGCAGCACGGGCCGCAGTCGTCGGGGTCGCAGCAGTAGGCGATCATCCGGCCCTCGCCGAGCCACGGCGCGGGGATCAGCGGGCGCCCGTCCTGCGGACGGTGGGAGCGGCAGCAGCGGGTCATGCCGGGTCCGCCTCTCCGAGCAGCGGCGCCCACTGGTTGAGCATCGTCCGCGCCCGCCTGCGGCTGAGGATCACCGACTCTCGGCGTTCGCCGCCACGGTTGCCGCGGCACAGGATGGTGACCCGGAACGTGCCGTCCGGGCGCTGCTCCACGACCAGTGAGGCGTCCAGGTCCGACAGCCGCCCGCCGGGGTTGGCGGGGGTCCCGAACGACACCTTGCGGTGGTCGGTGTCGGTCATGACGCGCCCCCCGGGTTGTCGAGAACCCGGCGCACGGCGAGCGAGCGTTGCAGAGCGCCGAGCAGGTCCTCCCGGTTTTCGGGCAGGTCCTCGGCGGCGGCGAGCCCGGCGGCGGTGTCCGCCCACGGGTCGCGCTGCGCCGGATAGGCCCGCCCGCACTGCCCGCAGGTGCGCTCCCACTCCTCGACGAACCGGCCGCAGTCGCACTGCACCGGGCCGCCTTCGGGCTGGTCGCGGCCGTGGTCGCGGGCGTGCTCGTACAGCTGTGTGTACGTCCAGGCATCCGACCCCTCCGGCCGGGCCAGGGTGTAGCGGTGCGCGTCCAGCAGCCCTTCGGTCAGCTCCCGCATGCTTTCGGCGGCGTCGGCGACGAAGCCTTGGTCGGCCTGCCAGAACGCGGCGAGCAGCGCGGGCAGCGCGTACGGCGACGGCTCGCGCTCGTCCCACAGGTTTTGCACGGTGGCCGCCGACACCGCCGCGGGCGACGCGGTGTGCGCGCGCTCGGCGAGCCGGGTCGCCGCCCAGCGGGCCTGCTCCGGGTCGCCGTCTATGCCGAGTAGCCAACGCAGCAGCGTGTTGACGTACGCGGCCTCTCCCTTGTTCATCGTGATCCTTTCGTGGTGGGTACCCCCCGGCAACTGGTGAGCCGGGCTCGGCGGACGTGGTCGGGTCGGGCGAGCTCGACGTAGGCGGCGCGCACCCCGGCCCGGCCGGTCGTCTCGACGATGCCGAACCGCCACACCCGGCCTGCCCGCCACGCCACCGCTGTGCCCAGGGCGGGGTCGGTGAGGGTGGGGGTGCCCAGGTCCGCCCCCCGGAGAGCCGCGGCGCGGCGGGCGAGCGGGAGCAGCGCGGCCCGGTCGACGAGGCGGGTGTGCACGGCGCCGTCGTAGCCGGGCCGGTGCGACGCGGGCAGCACGTGCGGCACGTGCGAAACGTGTGGGACGTGTGGGACGTGTGGGACTACGAGGGCGGCGGGGATCGCCCGGCCGGCGCTGGCGGGGGTGGCGGTCATGGTGTTGGCTCCGGATTCTGAGGTTGCAACCTGCACACCCTCAGTATGCGCTCCGGGCGCGCATGTAGCAATGTAGGTGCGTCCCCGGTCCCCGTGAAGGGGTGCCTCACGACCAGTGCCCGGCCGTGAAGCTACGCGGGGTCGAGGACGCACGCCCGGCGGTAATGGGAGCACCGGGCCCGGACCAGCCGCGGATGCGGGGGCACCCACCGAAGTGGCTGGTCCGGCGTTCGGGCCCCGGACGCGGTCACGCGGCCCGCGTCCGGGTATTGCGGCGCTTGAGGGCACGGCGCTCGTCCTCGCTCATGCCCCCCCATACCCCGGCATCCTGCCCCGTCTCCAGCGCCCACGTAAGGCACTCGGACACAACGGGGCAACGACGACAAACCGTCTTCGCCTCGGCGATCTGAAGCAGCGCGGGGCCGGAGGTCCCCACCGGGAAGAACAGCTCCGGGTCCTCGTCGCGGCAGAGCGCGCGGTGACGCCAGTCCATGGCAGAACTCCTTGTCGGGTCGGTCCGTTTCGTGGTGGACAACCCGACACGATACGCGCCCGGCGCGCATATGCCTAGGGTGTTTCCGCAGGCCAGCCCCGTACTTCATCGAAGATCGCATAACCGGTGACCTTCGGGCCGCGGACCAGCGGCGCCGCGAGCACGTCGTCCCGCAGCGGCTTGCCGGTCTTGGCCCGTGCCGCGGCCGTCGATCCGCGCTGACCGTTCGCCCGCCGCCGGGCCCGCGCCGACACGTCACGGGGTGGGGGTTGGCCGTGCGCGTTGCTCGGTGTCGCGCTGGTCAGCTTGCCCAGCATCGCCGCCCGGGTCCGCTGCGTGACCTCGTCCATGCCGCCCCCCCGCTGTGGTGGCTGTCGGTTCCGGCGTGGGGTCCGCCGTGGTGCTGTCGGTGTCGTCCGGTGAGGCGTCGGCCGCGGGGGTCGGTGCTGCGGTCGCGGTCGGCGCGCCGGGCGTGACGGTAACTCTGCTGGGCTGTTCGGCCGAAGGCGGCGCGCCGTTATCCGACGGTTCCGCCTCGGAAGGTTCCGCCGCGACCAGCTGCGGCACCGGACCCGACGCCGGCTCCGGCGACACCGACGCCTCAGTGGGCGCCGCCGAGTCAGCGACCCCGGCCCGACTCGGCGGCGCGTGACGACCGTGCGCACGCGCACCCCCCGACTCGCTCCCCAGCGACGGGGACCGGGGCTGCTCCGGTGCCACCACCGCCGGGGTTCCCGGCGGTGCCGCGATCACCGTAACGGGCGGTGTGGGGATCACCTGCACCACTGGACCGTGCAGCAGCACGTGCATCGCCGCCCGCGACCAGTCGAACGCGGGCAGCGGCCCGACCAGCGCGGACACCCCCAACCCGGTGATCAGGGCCAGGACCGCCAAGATCCCGTAGGAGATCAGCGCCGCCGATCGGGGGGAAGCGCGCCCGCGACGCATCCGGTGACGGCCCGAGTCGGTACAGTAACCCGACTCGTCGTTGCGAAACGCGACGCGGGCCCACCACGAAGCAGGAGGCACATCCATGTGTGGACGGACCATCCCTTGGACCCGAACACCGCTACCGACGACGAGCTCGTCGCCTGGCTGCGACGCGTCGGCGCTGAACGTCTCCAAGTGGAGGCCGTGATGGCCGAGCTGGTGCATCATCGTGGCCTCTCCCCCGCGGCGGTAGCCGCCGCCTATGGGGTCCATCGCGCCACGGTGTGGCGTCGTATCAACGCGACACGCCCGGGGGGCTGATCCCCCCCATGTCCACCTCGACGATCACCATCAGCCTCGGCGTGTACGCGTCGCTGGTCGTGCTCTGGTACGTGCTCAAGGGCGACATCGACGCCCGCTGGAAGGTCATTCTCTTCGGGCTGGCGGCGGCGTCGCTGTCGTTCATGACCTCCGCCGCGGCGCGGGTGTGGCAGGTGGCGGACACCGCCATCACCAGCTTGATGCACGTGCAGTCCAACGCTGCGGGGGTGACCTTGCCGTGGCTGTGAACACCACCATGCGGCCCGTCACCCCCTCCCGGGCGGGCAGCCGTCAGCGGTTGGCCGGGAACCCGGAGGCCGCGCAACGCGCCGAGGTCGCCAAGCGGCAGCGTGCCGCCACCACCTCCCGGCTCATGCTCGCCACGCCGGTCGTTGCCGCGATTGAGATCGTCGCCGCCGCTACCCTCGGCTGGGTCGGGGCGTTGATCGTCGGGATCCTGCTGCTGATCGCCTGGCTGCTCTACCTGGTGCACCGGGCCCGTGTCCGAGCCGACGCCAAGCGGCCCGCGCGAGCTCGGAGGCGCACGTGGACGATCAAGTGGCCGCAGCGCCGCACCGTCACCCGTACGGCCTGGACCATGCCCGGCCGTGGTGGTGGCGGCGCTGGACGGTCCCGTCCCGGGACACGGTCCGGGACGTCGCCCAGCTCGGGGCCGAGACGACTCGGCTCGCGGCTCACCTCTGGCTCCCGCCGTGGCGGTGGGAGTGGTGGTGGTACCCGCCGTTCCACGAGTGGCGGACGCAGGTCGGGGCTCGGGTCACGGCTGGGATCCGGACGCAGCGGACGCGGTTCGTCTGGTGGGCGCGGGGCTGGGCTCAGCTCCCGGCCTGGCTCGCGGCGGGGTGGGCTCGGCGGGTCACGCGGTGGCAGCCTCGGCGGTGGCCGCAGCGGGCGCAGTGGACGCGGCAGCGGTGGCAAGGGGCTGCTCGGCGGCGGCGGGCGCAGTGGACGCGGCAGCGGTGGCAGCAGCGGTGGCAAGGGGCTGCTCGGCGGGCTGCTCGGCGGCAGTGGCCGGGGTGGCTCGCGCGGCGGTGGCCGCGGGCGCAGTGGGCTGGGCGGATCGAGCAGTGGGCGTGGCGGGAGCCGCGGCCGGCTCGGTGGCCTGTTCGGCGGCGGCGGCCGGAGTGGACGTGGCACGGCTGCCGGACGCGCGGGCGGGCGGAGTGGACGTGGCTCCGGCGCCGGTGGGCGCAGCGGACGCGGCGGGCTGTTCGGTGGCCTGACGGGACGCGGTTCGACCCGGGGCACGACGACGTCGGGCCGTCGGGGCTCGGGCTCCGGTGCCCGCGGTGCGGGCGGTCGGGGGCGCGGATCGTCCGGCAGGTCGGGACGGTTCGGCAAGCTGTTCGGCGGGACCGGCCCGGGATGGGCGAGCGGCCGGGGTTCCCGCCGGGTCGGTGGGCCGGGCACCCGCACCCGCAGCACCCCACGCACGAGCGGTGGATCCCGGGGCACGAGCGGCCGGGGACGGGGCACGAGCGGTCCGGGACGGACATCGCGGGGACGCGGTGGGAGCGGTGGCGGCCGGACCCGGGGTACTGGGACGAGTGGGCGGAGCACCCGGTGGGGACTCCGGCCCCCTGGCAGCGGGCGGCGCAGCTCGGGTGGACGGAGCGGGACGAGGAACGGCGGGAGTCCCTGGTCGCGGCTGTGGGGCCGTGCCGGAGGTGCACGCGGGCGGGGCAGTTCGACATCGCCCGGATCGCGTGGCGGACGCGGCGGCGGCGGGACGCGCTCGGGTACACGGTCGGCGCGTGGGCGTGGACAGTTCGGGAGGCGGCTCGCCGGGATCGGCGGCGGGCCCGGCTGGGCGTCGAACCGGGGCAGCCGCCGGGTCGGCGGGCTGGGCAGCCGGACCCGGGCGATGCCGCGCGGCACCAGTACCGGGACGGGACGCACCGGAACGGGGACGGGTAGATGGCGGACCAGCACCGGCACGGGGCGGCGTACCGGGACGGGGACCCGAACCCGCCCCCGGACGTTCGCGGGACCCCGCACCGGTCACGGCCGCGGCCGGTGGGCCGGGACGCAGACCGGCCGATTCGGCCGCTGGGCCCGGGGCGGGACGACGGCAGCTGGCCGATCCCGCGGCGGGACCCGTCGGGGCGGTGGCGGTGGCCGCAGTGGTGGACCGGGTAGGACCGGTTGGCGCACGCTCGCCGGGACCCGCGCCGCCGCCCGGCGGGGCGCGTTCGGTCGGTGGTTGCACGCCGCCCCGGCCCGCCGCAGCAGGCCCGTCACCGCCCGCCCCCCCGCACATGCGACCGGCAGGCACCGCGCCGCCCGGCAGCCGGGGCGGGTGCGGACGTTATGGGGCCGCGCCGTCGCCGCGGGGTCTAGGCGGCCGACGCGGCCAAGCGCCGGTACCAGTACGGCGCTGCGGCGACACCGTACCCAATCGGGGCGGCTGGTAACCGGTCGCAGCCCGTTGGCCCGGCTGACCCGGGGCCGCATCGGCGGGCAGCTGCGCAGCACCGTCCGCGGGCGGCCGGTCCGCGGACCGGCGCTGGTCCCCACCCGGCATGCCCGGCTCCGCGCGCACACCCTGCGGACCCGGCGGGCGATGGTCCGCCCGCTGCGGCGGGCCGGGCGGTGGGGGCTGCGCTGGGCGCGGCGGCACACCCGGCGCATGTTGGGCATGCGGTTCGCGCGGCTGCTGTCGTGGTGGCCGATCCGCCGGCTGCCGCTGCGGAACCTGCCCGCCCCGCTGCCCCACCACATCCCGCCGCACGCACCGGCGGGTGGACGGCGGTCCCGGCCCGCGCGGCTGGCCGCCGGACGCACCCCCGCGGCCCGGGTCGGTCCCGGCCGCACCAGTACCCGCAAGACCCCCACCACGCAAGGAGGAACCGCCATGCCAGTCGGCACCGCGAACGGCACCCGGAAGCACACCAAGCCCCCGGGTTGGTACACGCAGATCAGCGACGCGCTCAAGAACGCCGAGCGGCAGTACAACCCCGAGTTGGCCATGCAGTGTGTGGCCGTCATGGACTGGCTGCCGGATCTCCAGTTGCAGGTCGCGCAGTTCTACAAGCACCTCGGCGCCAAGAGCGTGCAGATGGTGGACCTGCCCCCGTCGACAGCGCAGTTCTTCGGGGAGCTGGGCAACCAGCAGCAGCGGCAGGCCAGTGCGCTGCGCACCGCGATGCAGGCCGCCAAGCAGGCCGTGATGGATCGCATCGAGCGGATCGTGCGGGCCCGGCAGCAGGACATCGCCTGGGACGTCAAGATCCACCAAGGCGCCGACTGGTAAAGCGAGCACGGATCACATGCCCGACACCACCGCGAAGAAGCCCGAACCCGAGCCGGAGCCGCCCTGGGCTCCGTCTCGGGTGTGGGCGGTACCGACCATCCTCGGCATCTGGATTTGGTGCATGGGATGGCTGCCGCAGTGGGCCGCGCACGAAGGCGCCGGTTTCCCCCCGATCCTGGTCGCGCTGGCCGGGTGCGTGCTGGGCTTGGTGCTCATGCTGCGCGCCGGGCAGATCTGGGGTTACGGCGAACACGTGGAGTGGGTGCCGCTGGCCGGGCGCATCCTCGGCCTGCTCATCGGCGTCGCGACCGCAGCCTGGTTGTGGCTGGCCGCGTCGACGTCGGTGTGGGCGCAGACCCCGCTGCTGCTGTTGGGCGGCGGGCTGCTCGCGGTGCTGTGGTGGACGCTGGACAACGTGATCGCCCCCCGCGGTCAGATCAAGACCGTCGCGCAGATACCGCTGCCCGCCGATGAGATCGAGATGATGCGGCGCATGCTCGACAAGTCCGGGATGGGCGCCGTCGACGTGTTGGAGATGAAGAAGACCCGGGCCGGGCAGACCTGGACGTTCGGGCCGAAGCTGCTCGACGCCGAAGGGCAGCCGCTCGAAGCGCTCACCGACTTCCTCGACTTCACCCAGTTCTTGCCGCGGTTGACCCAGCAGCTCGCGGTGCACTGGCGCAAGCGCGGCATCCAGTTCGAAGACAACGACATCCGCCCCGAGCCGCTCAAGGTGGACCGGTGGTACCTGCACGTCAACACCACGCACGTCGAGCGCCAGGATGTGCCGCTGACCGATGCGCCCGCCCCCCGGCCATGGCGGATGCCCGCCTGGCTGGGCCTGTTCCTCGACGGCGACCCGATCGAGATCAGCCTGGCCGCCCGACACGGGAAGTGCGTCGGCGCGAGCGGCGCCGGGAAGGGCGTGGTCGCCAACAACATCATCCGGGCGGCGGCGTCGGCGGCGTCCTCAGGCCGCCGCGAAAGCCACGTATGGATCATGTCGACGAACAAGCTCAACCCGCTGGTGTGGCCGTGGCTGACCGGCTACTTCTCCGGCCGCGACGAGTACCCGATCATCGATTGGGTGGCCGGGGAGGATCCCGCCGAGTGCCTGCGCATGCTGCACGCGGCCTACCGGTTGGGCCGCTCCCGCAACGCCGAGCTCGACGACGAGTCCAAGGTGACCATCGGCCCGGAACGGCCCGGTCTGCTGATCCTGTGGGATGAGGGCAACGACGGCGGCAGGCGCCCACAAACGCAGACGATCGAGGGTGTGGACTACACCATCAGCCGCCTGTTCTCGGCGCTGCTGGAAGGTGTGCGGTCCTCCGGGATCTCGTGTTGGGCGTTCACCCAGCAGGGGCTCTATGACGGGCTCGGCCCGTCCGGGGACGAGATGATGCGCAACTTCACCATCCGCATCTGCACCGCCACCGAAACCTACGCGGACGGCACGTTCACCATGCCGAAGCTGGACGGCATGGGCGTCGACTCGACCAAGCTGCGGGATCACACCGTCTACATCCAGCCATCCATGGCCGACGACGCCCGCCCCATGCCGGGCAAGGTGGCGCACCTGGACGGGACGGTGCTGATCGATCAGGTGGTGCGGCAGATCGCGGCGATGCCGCCCGCGCAGTGGTCGGAGTCCGACCTGGAGGCGCTCGGGGCGGACTACGAGCTGCGCTGGCACCCGGAGCGGGTGCCGACCCTGGCGCGGGCCTGCCGCAAGCGCGGCTGGGAGTGGCGACCCGCCCCCCCGGGTGGGCAGCCCCCGCCCGCACAGACGACCGAAGGGATCAACATGAACAAGGCACCGCAGCAGCCGCCGCCGCAGCAGCCGCCACCGACCGGTGGCGGGTGGGAGCCGTCAGAGCCGCCGGAGGGGGCCGGCTCGATCGGCATGCCCACCAACGAGGACCTGACCCGGCTGGAAACCCTCGCGCAGCGCATGCAGACCGAAGCCGACGCGATGCGCACCGCCGACACCCCGGCCGGGGCACCGGTTCTCGAGGAGGCGGCGCCCGCGGTGGCCACGGCGGTCAAGCTGCCGGAGCCGATGCCGTCCGTGGCGCGGGCGGTCGACGCGATCCCCGCGGATGTCGAGTGGGTGGCCACCGCGCTGCTGTGCGAACAGGTGTGGGGGTCGACAGCGCGCAGGCATGTGGAGGCGCTGGGCCGGGCCATCGCCGCGCACTGCGAGGGGTTGCGGGCCACGGATCCGCGCAGCTGGTCCGGTGGGCGGGGCCGCGGCTACCAGGTGGTGGACCTGCGGGCGGCGATGGCGCGCCTCCGCCGAGGCGGATGATCTCGGCTCTACCGTGCCCCATCGGGGGCGGGTCCCGCGCGTGGGGCACGAGGCTCGTCCCCGTGCGCCCCGCCCGGGGCTGTTTTGTGGGCGCTCACACCTCGGGCCCCGGGTGGGGTGTCAACCCCGTCTTGACAGCGGCCGGGCGGTTGCGGGTCAGGGGGCCAGGTCGGCGCGGGCGGTCGCGAGGGCCTCGCTCAGCGACGCTGATTCGGCCCGCAGGATGAGGTGATCCAGGCACACCGTGTCCCCGCCGACGAGGCAGCGGGCCGGGACCGCCCGCCCCCCGACGATCGCCGCGCAGATGCAGCACAGCCATTGCGGCAGCGCCGGGGGCGGTGGGGGTGGCGGGGTCCAGGTCGGCGGCGGCATCGGGCGGGACGGTGGGCTGTGCTGTCCGGGTCTCATCGGCGTAACCATGCCCGCAACTCCAGGTCGCGGCGCGGGGCCGGGTCCGCGACGGGCGGCCCCGCGGGCAGACCGGGCTGGTGCAGCAGCCCGTCCTCGTCTACCCAGGTCGCCCCGGGCGTGTCGTCGGAGACGGTGTGCCCGACGTGCCAGGGCGGCACGTTCCACGGCGACACGTAGCGGGGGCACACCCGGCACCGGTAGATGTTGAACACGTCGCCGGGGAACCGGGACGCCACGTGCGCGGCGTGCCGTCGGGCGTCCTCGGCGTGCAGATAGCGGACCTTGCGGCAGCTGCCCACCTCGACCGGCTCGTACGCCTGTTTGACGTCGGCGCGCAGCCCGCGCAGCGCCGCTTTCAGCCCCCGGATCTCTTGGGCCGCCGCGCGCAGCGCCGGGGCCGGGGCCGACCCGGCCGCCAAGGCGTCCTCGGCGGCCTTGGCGCGGCGCTCCGCCGCCCCGGCGCGGCGCTCCAACTGCGCCCGCCGCTTATCCGCCGCGTCCCGCTCCAGGGACAGGGCGTGGATGCGCGGATCCGGGGCGACCAGGAACCGGGCGATCTCGCGGATGGCGGGGTCGGCCGGTCGCAGCAGCCGCCGCACGCCCGGCGCGGTCCGCCACAGCCATTTCGGGATCACGAAACCTCCTCGTACCAGTCCGGCCCGAACAGCTGCTCCATGATCTGCGCGACCGCGGACTCTTCGGCGTAGGCGTCCCAGTAGCCGCGGCACATCACCGGGCCCTCCGGGCGGGCGCCGTGGGTGGTGTCGTGGCAGATGAGCAGCGAGCCGGTGGCGCGGTTGGTGGCGATCAGGTCGGCGAGCCTGCCGGGGGCCAGCCGCATCCGGTTCCCCGGCCAGAACACGCACGTCGGGCACCGTTCGGTCCACAGCTGCGGGCGCCTACTCACCGGTGTCGCCGATGGTCGATGGCGGCGCCGAGGCTGAGCCCCGACACGGCGCCGAGGGCGATCGCCGCGGTCATCGCCGACGGCGCCGTCCCCCCGATCACGCCGGCCAGCCACAGGGCGAGCATCCCGGCGACGCCGAGGACGACGAGCCGGGTCACCCCGGCGCCCGGGGTGCGGCGCGCAGCTTGTACCAGAGGTTGCTGTGCACGGTGATCTGCCACGTGTTGTCGTCGATCTCGATGAGCCGGGCGAAGTCGAACCGGTCCAGCTCCCCCCACGCCCAGGCCGGGTCGACATCCTGCGGTGTGAAGTTGTTCCGCAGGCTGAACATCTCGCAGGTCGGGTTCCGCTTCATGATCGCGGCGATCTTCCGGGTGGACGAGCGGGCGATGGTCTTCACCCCGTCGCCTCCTCGCCGGGGAGTGCGCGCAGCTGCGCACCCGCGGCCGGGCCGCCGGTGAACTCTGCGCGTAATTGCGCAGCCATGCGCGGGCTCACCAAGTCCAGGGCGGTGATCGGGTTGACCCACACCGCCACGGACGGGGTGTCCCCGGCCGCCCGGAGCAGATCGACCAGCCGCCCCAACATGCGCTCGGCGTGGCCGGGCGCCCAGTTCTGGTTGTCGGGGATCATCTCCCCGCAGCCGAAGTCGGCGAACCGGTCACACGCGCAGGGGCGCCGCTTCCGGGGCCCGGTCATCGGGTCACCGCCGGGCGGCCGGAGGCGGGCAGCCCCCAGCGGGTGCGGGCCCCGGCCGCCTTGTCGAGCCGCCGCAGGGCGTCGCGGAGATGCCCGGTGGTGAGGTGGAGGTCCCGCGCGTCACTGCGGACGTGGTCGGCGCGGGCGCTGTAACCGTGGCCCAGGTCGGCGTCGCACAGCCGCCCGGCGGCCAGGTACTCGATGACCCACAGCTGGTTGTCCAGCGCCATCGCCAGCTGGTAGGCGTACTCCGTGGCGCGGCGCATCGCGGCATCGGTGGGCGCGCCCAGGCTGTCGCTGGGCGGCGGCCCCGGCCGCCGCGTGGGGTCGGGGGGGCGGACCTGCTCCCCCCGGATGGTGATCGACGTCAGCATCAGGGTTCCGTTCTCGTGGTGGGCCCCGGCTCGTGATCGGGTCGGGGGGTCTCGAAGTGTGCGCAGCGGCACGCGCGGCGGCTGATCCGGGGCCGGTACGGCTTGCGCAGCTCGGCGATCATCATCGGCAGCAGCACCCGGAACATCATCACGCAGCACACCGCCCAAGCGGCCAGGAACAGCGCCAGCGGGTAGGCCCACCACGGCACGGTGCCGACGGCGGAGAGCGCGGCGAACGCGCCGGTCAGCCCGGACAGCACGGCCAGCCCCATCGCCCGCCCGACCTGCGCGGCGGCGATCTCATCGGCGCGCGGCGGGGCGGTCATGACGGCTCCGGTCGGCGGGCGGTCGCCACCATCGCGCGGGCAGCCGTGCGGGGTGGCTCCGCGACCAGCGCCATGCAGACGTAGTCGTCGGCCAACCCGAACTGGCCGCCGGGCAGCACGTAGGTCACGCGCCGCTCGCAGGTGCGGCCGGTGTACTCATCCCAGTCGGCCAGGTATTCGCTCAACAGCAGCAGATCGCCGACGCGGTAGTCGCGGTCGTCGCGGCGGATCTCGAACGTCTTACGGCCCTCGTCGACCGCGGCGAAATACGGCGGGCCGACCTTGAGGACGTGCACCCGGGGGCTGCTCATCGCGGCCCCCCGGTGCGTGGGGTGGCGGTGTGCCGGTTGAGCAGGGCGCGCAGCGACTCGTAGGCGATCTGCAACGCCAGCTCGTCGCCCATGGTCATGTACATCGGGTCGAGGTCGGAGACCTGGAGCGCGGCCATCGCCAGCAGCGACGGGGTCACCTTGTTGCCGGGTAGGGAGCTGAACGGGGGCAGCGGGTCGGGGACGGTCACGGCCTCTCCTTCGTCGGCTGCTGCTGCTGTATGCGGGCGAGGCTTTCGGCGTCCGCGACGCGCATCGCCCGGTGCCCGGTGACCTCCGCGTGGGCCAGCGAGCGGTACACGCGGCGGATCGCGGCTTCGGCCTGCGCCTTGGTGCGCCACACGCGGGCGCCGGTGTGCTCGCCGAGCCCCCCGTAGGTGGTGCCCCACCCGTGCGCCGGGCCGAACCACCACGCGGTAGACACCCGCCCGGACGGCATCGTGGCGGTGTGCCCGACCATCCACCCGGTCGCGCCCGGCTCGTACTTGTCCCCGGCGTACAGCCGGTCCCACGGTGACGGCTTGGTGGGCATCACGCCTCCCCGGGCTCGTAGGCGCCGGGCGGCACGGGAATCGGGGCCAGCCCGTTGCGGGTGCGCTGCGGGTTGGCCACTGTGACGCACACCCCGCAGAGCGGCTGCGGGTCCGCGTCCGCGTCGTCGACCCAGTCGCCGCCCCCGTCCGGGTCGTCGGGGTCGGGCACCCAGCGCACCCGCAGCGCGGGCACGAGGTCCGGGTTGAACCCGAAGATCCGCCCGCAGCCGAAGCACTTCCCGTACGCCATCAGGTAGGCCATGTCAGGTCATCTCCTCGGGTAGCAGCTTCTCGACGTGGCCCAGCGCCAGCCGCAGCTCCCGCACCTTGCGGCGGGACAGCTGGAGCGTGACCACCGCCGCGGCGATTCCGCTGGGCTGCTCATCGACGGTGATCTCCAGGTAGCCGTCGCCGGTCTCGGACAAGTCGATGACGCCCACGGAGTAGCGGTCGAAAACGCGCCGGTTGAAGAGGTTGCGGTCGGCCATCAGTGCTACTCCCCCCCGTGGATGGCGTGCAGCAGTTCCCCAGACAGGGCCGGGGCGCACGAGCGGATAAAGGTCTCTTCGTCGCGCCAGTCTTCGTGGTAGGCGAGCGCGTACGTCGCGGCGATGCGGGTGGGGTGCCGCCGGGACCACGCCGCGCCGTTCACGGCCAGGCCCTCCCAGTGGCGCCCCCCGCCGAACACGCGCCCGATCGTCCACGACGTGCGGCCCTGCCGGATCTCCACGGCGTACAACACCGTGCCGACGTCGCGGTACCGGGTGATCTCCCGGAAGTGCACAGTGCGCTTGGCGCGGCGGGGCATCACTTCACCGCCGCGGCGGCGGCGCGCACGACCTGCAAGGGCGCCTGCACGAACACGGCCTGCCACTGCTGATTCCCGGGCCCGCCGCCGGGACGCCGACCGACGCGCGGGGCGAACTCGTACGCCCGGACGTAGACGTGCAGGTCGTCGAACGCGACCACCGCCCAGCCCTGCTCGCCCCGCCGCCACAGCTCCGACTCCGACGGGTGGAAGCCGTCCAGGACCAGGCTGACGACCAGGCGGGCGTGCTCGGGCGCGTACGTGTCGGCGAACAGCCGCGCGGCGCGGATGTCGTCGGTGGTGGCGGTGCTCATGCTCTGGTGCTCCTTCGTGGTGGGGGTGACGGTACCTGCGCGCCCGGCGCGCACGGTCAGCGGGCCCGGCCGAAGCGCTGCTGCGCGCCCTGGCGGGAGGTGTTGAGCAGGGCGCCGATCTCGGCCCAGCTGTAGCCCTGCGCGCGCAGCCGGTCGACGGCATCCCGCAGCGCGGCGTCCAGCGCGGTGGACGCGGTGACGAGCTCGGACAGCACCGCGGCGGCGTCTTCGTGCTCGGCGCGGGCGGACAGGCCGCGGATCGCGCGCCGCACGAAGCCGCCGTACTCCCGGGCCTCGCGGATGCGCACGGGGCGCTTGCGGGCGGGGACGGCGGCGAGAGGGGCGGCGGGCGCGGTGTCGGTCATGTCCCTAGTATGCGCGCCCGGCGCGCATCTAGCTACGGTTGAGGGGGTGGAATGTTGCGCACCCAACACCGGTCACTCCAACCGGGCGTTCAGCCGCGCCGTCTGCACGCACCACGCCCACAGCGCGGGCATGTCCGGCACGTTCGCGCCCATCCGGTCGGAGCCGCGCCGGGCGGCCGGATCCGCGACGTGGAACGTGCCGTCCGCGTAGGCGATGATCACGGCCCGCTCGATCAGCTGCATGGTCGCGCGGCGCACCGGCCGCGGCAGCTCCGCGACCAAGACGGTGACGCTCACGCCTGCCCGCCGTACTGCGCGGCGGACTCCGCGGCGGTCAGCACCGCGTCACACCACCGGCGCAGCAGCACCGCCCCGGTCAGCTCCGCGGCGGCGGCGGCCTCCTTGCGGGTGGCGTACCGGCGGTAGTCCTCCCGGTAGGGCCAGCGCCGGAAGTCGTCCGACATCTTGATCAGCACGGTGTAGACGCGCTCGCCGCGGAGGGTCTCCGCTTTGATCAGCGCGTACTTGGTGGGGGCGGCGGGCGCGTCAGTCATGCCCCCTACGGTGCGCGCCCGGCGCGCATACGGCTACGGAGTGTTGGGCACCCAACACCCACCGTTCACAGGTAGTGCTGCGAACCGCCCGCCCCGTGGTACCTGCCGGTGCGCAGCAACGCGTCCCGAACCCGGGCGGCCGTCGCCCGGTGCGTGGACTGCGCCCAGCGGGCCATCGAGTAGCACCGCGACCACGCCATCGACCGGTCCTTCTTGGGCAGCTTCTCCGCCGCCCACGTCGCCCAGTACTGATCGTGTCCGCAGCCGGACTTGGAGCCGGTCGCGACCTCCCCGGCCACCATGACGCTCATGTAGTTGATGACCCGGTGCCGCAGCGTGCCCATCCGCGGCAGCCGCCCCTTGCACCAGCCGGACCCGTCGGAGAAGGCGGCGGCCCCCACGATCGTCCCCCCGCACGCTTCGATGGCGGCGGCGTGTCCACCCTCATGCACGGCGGTGGACTTCGGGGTGCAGAACTTCTTGGGCTTCGGCTTGGGCTTGGTCTTCACGTAGCGGGCGGTCAGCTCCGTCTTGCCGGTGATGGTGCGGCGCACCGTCATGGAGCCGTGCGGACCGCGGTAGGTGACCGGGGCGAGCCCGGAGCATGTCCACGCGCAGAACAGGGCGAACCCGACCACCACGACCACCGGCGCGAGGAACACGGCCACGAGCGGACGCGGGTCCGCGAGATACCCGGACACCGCGCGCACCGCCATGTAGCCGCACAGCGCGACCGCGCCCAGCGGCGGCAACACCGCCCCCGGGATCCGGCGCGCCTGCCGGTACCCGAACCGCAACGTCAGCCACAGCAGCAGCGCGGCGAACCGCACGATCCACCACAGCTCCTCGGCCAGCGGTAGCAGCGGTGTCAGCGGCAGCGCTCGTCGGGGCGCGGATGTCAAGACGGGATTGACAGACAGGGGGCGATCAATGACAGCCATGGCGGAGGGACCCTTCGTGGTGGGTAGCGCCACGCTACGCGCGCCTGGCGCGCATTGGCGAGAGGGGTGCACGGACCGTGTCAGGAGACCGTGCGGGCAGACCGTGCAACCGTGCAGCTGTGGATCTCCGCGACGGACCGTGCACCCCGGCTGACCTGCCCGGCACGGCCCCGACGGTCACCCGACCGTGCGCACGGTCACCGCATAGGGGGATTTCGCCGGTTCTTGCAGGTAGGCCAGCCGAACGCGGCCACGGCCAGCATGAGCACGGCTAACACGACACAGACCGTGCTCGCGTGGCCCAGCAGCCACGCCCACAGCGGCGGCGCGAAGTGCCAGATGAGCACCACCGCGGGCAGCCAGCCGCCGATGCCGACCGCCACGACGAGCACGGCCGACCACCGGCGACGGGCCATCAGCCCCCGGCGAGGACGTCGTCCGGCGCCTGACTGCCCCGGCGGGCGGCGTCCACGAGCGTGGCGTCGAGCGCGGCGATCGCGCGCTGGACTCGCTTGCGTTCGCGAGCGAGTCGCTTGCGCCGGTCGCTGCGGATTTCGCCGGGCGGGGCGGGCGGCAGCTCGATCCCGGCGGCGGCGGCGTCCGCGCGGACCCGCGCGGTGTAGCCGTCCGCGTCCGTGTCGGCGCCCATGTCCGCGTCCCTCTCGTGCGTGTCCGCGTCCGCGTCCCCGTGGGTGTCGCTGTCCTCTGCTCCCGTGTTCGCACTGTCCTCGTGTCCGCGGTCCGCGACGGGGAGACGCGCCGGGCGCAGCGCGGTCACCGCGAGGTGCACGATCACGAACACGGTCGCGGGCGCGATCGCGGACACCGGGATGATGACCCACAGGGACGCGGACAGATGTTCGACGGCGAGGACGTGGTTGGTGACGTTCGCGGCGATGGACACGACGAGCAGGCTCACCGTGTACCCGGCGGCGAGGCGGCGCGCGTCCTCGTTGGGGAACAGCCGCCGGGACAGCCACACGATGGTGCCCGCGACGACTCCGGCGTCGATGACGATGGGCAGCAGCCAGGCCAGCTCCGGCGGGATGCCGCATTGGATGGCGAGCCCGGCGATGGACGCGAAGGACAGTGCGGCGGCGGCGAGCCCGATGACGATGAGCAGCGCGAGGATGCAGCCGATCGCGACGCCGCGCCGGGTCGGGCGGTGCCGGTCCCACCAGTCCGCGGTGATGTCTCGGCGGGTCGGCGGGGCGTCGAGCTTGGCGGCGCTGGCGCGGATGGCGGTGACGAGCTCGGTGGGCTCGAACCCGGCTTCGAGGGTGTCGTGGCTCATGCTCACCAGTCCCCGAACGTGCAGACGAGGCCGCAGCCGCCGGAGCGGTGCCGGGCGGACGCGTGGTGCGCGGCGATGTCGGCGCATGCCTGGGCGTCGCGCTGGGCGGCGGTGAGCCTGCCGCCGAAGCGGGGACGGGGCGGGGCGCCGTGGCGGCGCTCGTCGCAGCGCGGGCAGGTGCCTTCGGGGGCGAGCTTGCCGAACGGCAGCCCGGCCGGGTTGTCGCCGTTGCAGATGTGCTTGAGGTCTCCGGCGTGGGTGCGGAGCGCGTCCGCGGGCGGCGTCCAGGTGTCCATGACGGTGTCTCCCGGTTTCGTGGTGGGAGCCCGACCGTAGCATGCGCGCCCGGCGCGCGGGGATACGCTTGCGGGGTGGACGAGCGCGAGCGGGAGATCGAAGAGAACGCGGCCCGGATCAAGGACCTGGCCCGGCATTGGGAGATTCCGGAGGGCAGCTCCCCGATGCCGCGGGTGGCGGCGGTGTTGGAGGGGTTGTCGGCGGGGGTGCGGGGCAGCGCGCAGCGGTTCGACCTGGATCCGGTGGCGCTGCGCTGGATGGGGCTCTATCTGGAGTTCTGGGCGGGGCAGATGGAGCGCTGGGCGTGCGCGCAAGAGGTGTCGATCGCCGAGTGGGCGAATGACCTGGACCCGGACGCGGCGTCCACTTCGGACGGTTGACAGACGTCTTCGCAGGCGGCGGCGGAAAATTTCTCAAAGAATCTTGGCGGAACAGGTAGCGGGATGCGCGCCCGGCGCGCATACTGTGGTTGTTCGGTCGGGCGCAGGGCCCGGCCCCCACGGGAGGAACCCCGCAGATGTCAACCCCCACCGCCGCCGCCAGCTCCGACTACGCACGCAACGCCAGCCTCGAAGACCTCGTGACCCTGCTCCGCGAGCAGCGGGCGGCCGTGCATGACTTCGTCGCCCCCGCCCGCCGGATCCACTCGGTGGACGGCGTGCTGCACGTCGACGACGCCGAGCAGGACATGACCGACTCCGGCGTCACCAGCCGCATCGGCCGCTACCGCCCGACGCAGGTCATGGACGACCAGATCGCGGGCCGGCTCGACGTGCCCCGCGCCTACATGCGCCGCCTGCGCGCCCAGCGCATCGACATGTACGACCAGACCGTCAACGGGTGGCTGCACGGCTACGACGGCTTCGGCGACCCCGAGCGCGTCATCCCCGGCGACCCGCGCAAGTTCCTGTTCCGCACCTTCCGCGACGAGGCAGGCGGCGAGGGCATCGGGCGGGCGTTCCTGTCCGACAGCTACAAGGCCATCGACAACTACGACGTGCTCATGCAGGTCCTCAAGGGCATCAACGACTCCGGGATCCAGGCGCGGGTGCGCGCCGCGGACCTGACCGAGGCCCGGATGCACGTGCGGCTGGACTGCCCGGCCATCACCGCCGCCGCGCCGCGGCTGCTCGACGGCTACCGCAACCCGTTCACCAACGCCCGGCTCAACAGCGCCCGCGGCGGCGACCCCAACGACGCCCCCGGCGCCCGCCCGCCGCAGGTCGGGGACATCGTGTCCGCCGGGCTGCGCATCACCAACTCCGAGGTCGGCTGGGGCTCGTTCACCATCTACCCGGAGATCGTGGTGCTCGCCTGCACCAACGGCATGACCCGCGACGAGGGCAAGTTCCGCGCGGTGCACCTGGGCGGCAAGCTCGACGAGGGCCAGATCACCTGGTCCGCCGAAACCCAGCAGAAGGCGCTGGACCTGGTCATGTCCCGGACCAAGGACGCGGTCAAGGCGTTCCTGTCCGAGGACTACCTGACCAAGTCCGTCGCGGACATCGAGGGCAAGGCCACCGCGGAGCTGAACCGGCCCGCGCAGGAGGTCGTGCAGGTCGTCGGCAAGCAGCTGTCCTGGTCCGACCGCGAGCAGGACGGGATCTTGGACATGTTCCTGCGCGGCGGGCAGGCCACCCGCGGCGGCGTGGTCAACGCGGTCACCGCGTTCAGCCAGACCGTCCCGTCGGCTGACCGGGGGTTCGAGCTGGACATGTCCGCGCTGCGAGTGCTGGACGTCGCCAACATCTGACAGACCACCGGGCCGCCCCGCAAGGGGGGTGGGGCGGCCCGGTTCCTATCCTCCCCCGCCTCTCCTCTCCCACCACGAAACCCGAAGGACCATGATCATGACCATCCGCGTTCAGACCGGCTGCCCCGGCTGCAAGCGTTGCACCAACAGCTCCGCCGCCGAGTTCGGCCGCCGCCAGGGCAAGCTCTGGATGAACCTCCTCAGCTTCGGCATCCCGGCGCTGGTGCAGGCGTTCACGCCCACCTGCCGCGGCTGCGGCCACAAGCGCTCGCTGCACGGCTGACCCCACCACTCCCCAGCAGGGGCCCGCCCCGTTTCCCGTGCGGGGCGGGCCCCACAAGCCGCCGGGTCCGTCTCGGACTTCCCCGCGAGACGGGCCCGGTACCACCACCCGCAACAACAAGGAGAGAAGATCATGGAAGGCGAGATCACCACCGAGGCCCACACCGACGGGCGCCGCATCACGCTGGACCCGATCATGCCGCGGTACCCGTTGGGGCTGCCGGTGCGGCGCGTCGAGTCCACACTGCCGTGCGGGTTCCGCGTCGGCTGGCTGGCCGGGGAGAGCACCGACCCGGACAGCGAGTTGGATTCGTTCGACCTGACCTGCGGGGCCGGGGTCGGCAACGGGTGGCTGGCCCTGACGGTGCAGCTCACCGACGGCTCCACCCGGTACGAGGTGGTGGACATGCGTGAGGTCGCGCAGGCGTGGATCGATGCCGTGTTGGCCGCCGGGCCGAGCCCGAAGGTCGGCGAGTCATGAGCGCCGCGACCGCCCGCCGCCCGAAGCGCGGCACCGACACCAGCACCGGTCAGCCCGGGTGGGCGATCCGGTACAAGCACCCCAAGCACCCGTTCCCGGGCTGGGACTGGCACCGCGACGAGCGGGCCGCCCGGCACTTCGCGCGGCTGTTCCGCCGCTACGGCTGCGAGGTGCGCATCGTCGAGCGCAACGCGGGCGGGGACCGGTGGTGGCTGCTGCACCCGGACGGGGAGCAGCTGGTGCCGCTGTCCGGCGACCCGGCCCGGCGCACGGCGTAAGCACCTCTAACCTGGACACACCCCCTCCGAGTGGAGCGACCCCCGCGGTTTCACCGCGGGGGTCGTTTACGCTGCGGGCGCAGACCGGGCCCGCCCCACGCCGCGCCCGCACGCAGCGACTCCGGGGGGCAGGGCGATGACGTTTCCGCGCACACTGGTGGCGATCCTCGCCGCGGTGGTGTTCATCATCTTCGCTACGGCAAACATCGCCCGCGGCGATGGGATGCCCGGCCCGGTCGGCCCGGCCGCGGTGGCGAACTGCCCGCCCGGGTTCACCTCGGCCGCCAAGACGTCCCCGCCCACCGCGGGCGGCGGCATGGCGCTGTCGCAGTCCGTCATCGATCAGATTCGGGTGGGCCGTCACGACCCCTGCTATGACCGGCTGGTGATCGACACGGTGGGGCCGGTGGGCGGCTTCAACGTCCGCTACGTCAACGAGGTCACCAGCGACCCGAAGGGTGACGTGCTCACCGTGCCGGGTCAGGCCCGGCTGCTGGTCGTGGTGGGCAACCCGGCGTCGCACCGGGCCGGGGGCCCGCAGGCCGGGGACCAGCTGATCCCCACGCGGAAGCTGACATCGTGGGTGGAGTTCCGGTCGGTGATCTTTGCGGGCTCGTTCGAGTCGGTGACGTCGATCGGGCTGGGGGTCGCGGAGCCGCGCCCGTTCCGGGTGTTCGTGTTGCCGCCCGGCCCGGGGCATCGGCACATCGGCATGTTGGTGGTCGACGTGGCGCACCGCGGGTGAGGGGGAGCAGGCATGGCGAAGCTGCGCGCAGCCCGGAAGAAGAAGCTGCGGAAGTCCCAGTTCGGGCAGCCGGGCAAACGCAAGTACCCGATGCACGACCGGGCGCACGCGGCGAACGCGAAGGCCCGCGCGACCCAGCAGATGAAACGCGGCAAGATCAGTAAGGCGACGCGGGACCGGATCCACGCCAAGGCCAACCGGGTCCTCAAGCGCAAGAAGAAGTGACCCGGCCGTGCGATGGCTGGGATGGGCCGCCATAGGCGGTGCCGCGGTCTCGGTGGCCGCCGTGGTGGCGTGGTCGGTGTGGTGGCGGCGGGAGGAACGCCGGCACCGGGAGTGGGTGGCCGGGCTGGGCGAGTTGGCGAGCGGCCCGCACCCCTATCCGTGAGGCGGGGACCGCCTCGGCGCCTGCTGTGCTTCGCCGGCATGCAGGCGGGAGGCGGTCCCCTGGGCGGACCCCTCGGCTCTGGATGTGTCCGACGCGACGGAGCACCAGGCGGGAGAAGGTTCCGCCTGCCCACCGTAGCGCAGGCGCGCCGGGCGCGCCGTGGGGCCGGACCCGACCGGGCGGTAACCCCATTCGAGACACGCCTCGGCGACATCGGCTAGCGTGCTCCAGGCGCGCATCAACCCCACCCGAAGCACGACCCCACCACACGGAAGCGATGCCATGCCCCACACCCCGCTCACGGTCCCCGCTGTCCCCGAAACGGTGAGGAGGCGCCGATGAGCGGCGTCTACGACAACCGGCCCGACATCCCGACCGGCGAACGAATCATGAAGGGGCGGCGGGTGCCGGTGTATCCGACCGGGATCGCCGTGCGGATCGACGCCGACCCCGACGACCCGCTGCGGGTCGTGGTGATCGGCCCGAACGGGTCCCGGGCCAACATGACCGCCGTCGCCTGTGTGGCGCTGTACCACCTGGCGCCCGGGGCCGTGGTCACTACCAGCCGGGTCGGTGTCGGGTGACGCCCGCCGATCATCCGCCCCGCCCCGTCTCGGAAAGGACCCCACCACGATGACCACCGCCCTGCTGCCCACGTCCGCGCTCGACGACCCGCACCGGTACGCGCCCGGGGTGCCGCTCGTGGTGCTCCCCGACACCCGGTACCGGGTGCTGCCGTGGCGCCGCCCCGAGGCCGCGGTGAAACCCGCCGCTGCCGCGCTCGCCGCCCTGGATCGGCTCATCGACGCCGCCGGGGAGTCCGACACCCGGGCGCTGCGCTCCCGGCTCCCCGACGGGGTGACCGCGCTCGGCAGGCTCGCCGAAGCCCTCGCCGACGGAGCCCTGCCGACCGACACCATGCCGCCCTCGAAGCTGATCTACAGCTACTTCGGGGTGCGGCACTCGGACACGATGGGGTCGACGTCGATGGCGCTGTACGCGGTGCTCATCGCCCGCTGGTCGCTCGCCGAGCTCGAATACGCCGCCGTCGACGGCAACCAGATCGTGGCCCTGCTCGCCGGGCTGCGCACGATCATCGCCGGACTGGCCGACACCCCGCTGCCGCCGCGCCCGCCCGCCGTCGCACCGGAGCCGGTTGATCCGCAACCGCTGCTCGACTACCTCCCCGACGGCGGCCCGGAGCAGCGCTGGGTGGTCGCCCACCACGCCTACCTGTGCCTCAACATGATGGCCGCCGGGTCGGTCGAGGCCGCCGCGAACTGTCTCCGCGAGGTCGGGTTCGAAGACCGCGCCGCCGCGCACCTGCGCACCGCGGCGCTCCAGGTGCGCGGGTTCACCGCGGCGATGCTGTGGTCGGCGGTGCTCCCCGGTCGGCTGTACCTCGAGGTGGTCCGCCCGACGATGGCGCCCCCGTATCTGCCGAAGGGGCTCACCGGCGGCGCGTTCCTGGAGCACAAGCAGCATCACCAGCGCATCCGGGAACTGTTGGGCCGGTACCTGGGCGGGCTGCCGTACGCCGAGCTGGCGCTGCGGCACCCCGGCCTGGCCGACGCCCGGGATCGGCTGTTCGAGGCCGACCTGGCCGACATCGAGCAGCACACCGTGATGGGCGAACACGCCATCCATGACCTGCGGTCGCTGGTGCAGACCCGGCCGGAGGAGAACGCGGTGGTCTGGCTACGGCGGCGGCGCGCGGCCCGCGTCGAGCTGTACCGGCCGTATACGCAATACGGGGCGGTTCAGGCATGACCGCGCCGACCGCCCCGGCGACGGCCCCGGTCGGCTACCCGTTGGCGAAGGTGCTCGACGCCACCACCGACCCGGTGGTGCGGCGCAGCCGGTTCGGCATGCTCATGCTGCGGCTGTACGCGCAGACGTTCGTGGCGTCGGCGGGCCGCCAGTACGCCCAGCTGTGCGACATGATCGCGTTGGTGGCGTTGTTGCAGGACCGGGCCCGCGCCGGGCGGCTGCGCATCGACTGGGAGCTGGTGCTGTCGCCGCGGATGGTGCACACAGTGGCCGGGTGGCCGCTGCCCGGCGGGCACACCGGCGCCCCCGAGCGCACCCCCGGGCAGGTGGCCGGGGTGTACCGGTTCTGGTGGTTGGCGTTCTGCGACGCCTGGCGGTGGCGCTACCTGCGGTTCCCGCTGCCCGGCGACGCCGTGTTGGACGAGCGGATGGAGGCGTGCGGGGTGCCGATCGGGATGACCAGTTCGTCGACGTGGGAGGAGATGGCCGCGATCCGGGCCGCGTGGGCGGCGTTCCGTACTGCGCCGCAGCTGGTCACTGCCCCGGCGGAGGCGCTGGCGTGGTACAGCCTGCCGGAGGCGTTGGCGGCGGCGCTGCACTGGCAGGTCCACGGCCGCCCGCGCAGCCGGGTCGGCGGGGAGCCACGCCCGGACCGGCACGCGCTGTGGCTGCGGGACGGGATCCTGGCCGCCGCCGCCACCCCGCCCGCCGAGCGGGACCCGTACGACGATCTGCTGCTGCTGCGCGCGGCGGCGATCGAGCGGCTGCTGGACACCCCGGCGGAGAGTCCGCGGCTGCGGATGGCGCACCGGCTGCATCGGCGGCTCATCCACACCCACAACGTCAACCACCCGGACACCCCGATCGCGGCGGTGCACGCCTGATGGGGCCGTGGCTGGAGGCGCTCGGCCTGGGCTGGCTGCTGGTCGGGCTGCCGTGGATCGGGGCGACGGTGATGGCCGTCGGCAACATCGACCCCATCGTGAACACGTGGCGCGGCCGGGAGGGCGCCTCCCCGGTGACGTGGTGCATGTGGACGGTGCTCGGGGTGATCGCGCTGGTGTCGCAGGTGCAGCTGGGCGGGTGGACCGCGGCGGCCATGCTGCTGGTGGTGATCACGGTGGTGGCGGCGGCGTACGCGGGCGGGGCGCTGCTGCGCTACCGAGACGCCGAACCGGGGGTGCCGTGGCAGCGGCGGGTGGACATCGCGTGCGGCATCGGCACGCTGGCGTCGCTGGCGCTGCTGCTGGCCGTGGACGGGAAACCGGCGCTGGTGCTGACCGTGATCACGGACGGGATCGCGGCCATCCCGGCGGTGACGATGGCGCTGTGGCCGTCCCCGCAGCGGCCGATGTCGGTGCGGCCGTTCGTCACGGTGGGCGTGTCGGCGCTGTGCACGATCCTGGCCGCCCCGATGGATGTGTGGCAGATCCTCTATCCGGCGTACCTGCTCGCGCTGGGCGTGGTCATGTCGGTGACGATCTGGGTGCGGCGCCCGCTCGCGGACGTCGCCGCGGTGGTCGACGACGACCCGTTGCGGCTGCGCCCGGATCGGCCGCTGCGCCCGGCCCCGGAGTTGTGGACGGAGTTCACGACCGAACGGCGCAGGCCGCCGTGGTGGCGCAGCCCGCACGCCGCGGAGCTGGCCGAGTTGGTGCCGCCGGACATCGCCGACTGGGACGCGTCCCCGACCCGGCTGGTGCGGCTGATGGAGGAGACCTACGCGGCCGGGCACTGGAAAGGCTGGCTCGACCGCGAGCGGGTCAACCTGATCCCGCCGCCACCGCTGTCCCCGCAGCAGGCGGCAGCCAACGGGGCCCACCCGGCGGTCGCCCCCCGCCGGTGATGTGCGCCCGGCGCGCTACCTGCTACGTTGCTCGGGTCCCGAAGTGCCCCCACCACCAGGGAGTTTCCCGATGCACCTGCACGTCACGGTCCGACCGCACCCCGACGAACCGTTCAGAGTGACCCTTGAGCAGATCGACGCCGCGCAGGCGTGGTTGGAGGAACGGGAACGCACCGGAGTGTTCACGCGGGTGCGCCCGTACGTGCAGACCGGCGGGAACGTGATCGTTCCCATCCCGGACGACATGGGGATCAACGCCGCCCGGGATTGGTTCGAGACGCTGTGGAAGGACTACCCGCTGCGCGACACGATCTCGTGGGAGGTCGACGTCGAATACGACACCCTGCAAGAGGGGTTCGACGTGCTGCGCGGCGCGGTGCTCGCGCGGCGGCCCGTGGTCCGGCCATGAAAACCCTCACGCTGCTCGGCCCGCTGTCTGCCCACACGGTCATCGTCGTGTCCACGGTGACAAGTTGGATCTTCTTGTTGTGCATCATCCCGACCGTGTGGCCGTTACGGCACCGGTTCACCGATCCGCGCCGCACGCACCCGAAACCGGGCATGTGGGGCACGTGGTTCATCGTCGGCTCGATGGCCACCATCGGGCAGGCATTCGGCGGGGCCGCCCCGGAGTCGTGGATCGCCAAGGCCGCCCTGTCCACCGGGCCGCTGATCATCGCCGTGTGGGCGTTGATCCGACACGAACCGCTGATCATCGAGCCGATCGACCGCTGGTCGCTGATTCTGTGCGGCATCGGGATCGTGATCTATGTGCCGCTGTTCTTCGGCTGGATCGGCCCGGCTGAGCCGGAAGCGGCCGGGCTGGTCGTGGTGATCGCCGCCATCCTGGTAGACACCATCGCGTCGGTGCCGTTCATCCTCCAGGCGCTGCGGCGGCACGCCCCGATCGGTGAGGTGGTCACGTTCGCCATCGCGTTCGCCGCGGTGCTCACGGTGCTCGCGATCCTGCCGGTGCCGTGGACGTGGCTGAACAACCTGCTGCTGTGCTTCCTCGCCTGCCAGCAGATCGTCATCATCTGGGCCCTGCTGGCGGGCCGGGCCCGGAACCCTCGCCCCGCCCGCCCCGTCGGCGGGTTGGCGGCGGCCCCACCCGGCTGAGCGCGCCCGTGCAGCAGAACGGCCCCCCGTCGCGGCGGGGGGCCGTTCCGTGTCAAGACCGGGTTGACGGTCCTACTTGCAGGCGGGGAAGTCGACGGTCTGCCCCGGCGGGTGGCACAGCGCGCCCGGGTCGTGTGGACCCTTCTGGCTGTTGCCCGGCCCGAAGTCGGGATCGGCGTTGGCGACCCCGGAGCCGAGGAGGACGAGCAGTGCCGCGGTGATGGCGGCGAGGACGGTCTTCATCAGTTCGTGTTGTCCTTCCAGGTGAACGACGCCACGCCGTCGTGCTTGGCGGTCTGCCCCTTGTTCACCTTGAAGCAGGCCAGGCCGTCCCCGTTCTGGTCGGCAAAGTTGCCGTTGTCCAGCGCGTCGATGACGATCGCGGTGGAGGCCAGCGTCCAGTCACCGCCGGACGGGCAGCCGCCGCCGGTGGCCGCGTTCGCGGTGCCGGCCAGCCCGGCCATCCCGGCGATGAGCAGGCCGCCCATCGCGCCCGCCGCGGCCAGAGTCCGAATCCGCATGATGTTCCCCCTGGGGTGTGTTGGTCCACCCCGGACGGGGCCGACCCTAGCGGCGCGGCGGCGCCGGGTCGGGCATC